CATCTTGTGTTTAAGCTGAACAACAAGCTGGATGTTGAAAAAGAATGGCTACAAGAAAAGCTGTCCAGGTACGGCCCTACTGAGTTAATTAAACCAAACTATTTGGCCCTGCGACGCACAGAAGTGGAGTAAAGTTTGACCTTTCCTCAAAACGTAATGGAAGCATTTGCGTATGATCAGTTCGAGAAATACAAAGTAAAAGAAGGGCCCAGAGGCACGGAAATATGTTTCAATGGGCCGTTTGAGCCAGACACGAGATTTAGAATGTCAATAAATGTGCCAATGAATGTGGTACATGATTTCAACACCGGCTACTCAAATACCTTTTTGGGCTTTGTAAGCGACTTGCTGGACATGTCAACAAAACAAGCCCAAGAATACATAGTTAAAACATACCTTAGTTATCTGTCATTCAAGGATATAATCAAGCCATATAAAACACCAATCAAAGTCATAAAACTGGCAAAGATGAATGAGCCGCCTGGGTTGATGACCATTACGAATAAAACCGAGTTAGGAAAGCTGGCCATAAAATTCTTGTTCAATAAAAACATATCACCACAAACAGTCAAGAGGTTCGGGTTGAAGTACTTTCCTAGTAACTATTACAAGGCCAGGTTATACATTCCATTTTACATGAATCACGAGCTTGTGTTCTTCCAGGCCCGCGACCTGTTGGGTGAAGATTTGTTTTTCAAGGTTCATAAAAGAAAACGCAAATATCGGAAATACTTGAATCCAAAGGGCATACAGAAAAGCCAGATAGTATATAACTACGATAGTATTCTGGAAGGTGGTACGGTGGTGGTAGTCGAAGGGCCATTTGACGCGATGACCGTTAAAAACGGTGTGGCGATATTGGGCAATACCATATCAAAACCTCAGGCAAAGAAAATAGCCGAGAAGAATCCTAAAAAAATAATTTTTGTTCCTGACAATGATGAGGCTGGCCGCAGTACTTTAATCAAAAACATCAAAATAATGAAAGAGATCGCGCCTGAAATAGAAGTCGGTTATTACGAGCTGGACAGCAGATATAAAGACGCCAATGAGGCAGGATTAAAAGAAGTAGAACATCATAAAGTCAAAACAGATCACAAAACAGAAATGCTACGCGGAAGAATACTGGATTCCGCTGAAAAAAAAGGCTTTACAATGAGTAGCGGTCCGAGTTATAATGTATTGAAAGAGAGATTGAAGCATGTATGAACCCGAAAGGTACGATGTTTTTTATTTAAAAGAGCAAAAAGATTACTATGTGGTAACAGGGTTCCGTGAGGGAGATTACCGGTATAACGACGGCGAGTCGATAAAAATAATAGATCTTGTAAAAACTAAGGGCCTTCCTTCTGGTTACACTACCTCTTGTGGGGTCGAGTGGCTCGCCGCGGCGGTTGAGAGGCGCGAAGTTATTATTGTAGAATGCAAAAAAGGAAAAGCAATGGCGGCCAAGATGCTATTGTTAGGGAGGGTATAGTTTTTGTCGAAAAAGAAAAAAAGAAAAGAGAGCCTAGACACTTGGCGACCTTTCGAAGCATATTTTAAAGACAAGGCGGATATAATAGTTGAATCCTTCAAAGGCCCAAAAGGCGGCAAATCGCATAATGAGAAAATTGTCGCCGTACAAAAACATGAAAGAAGGCGACCTGATTCGAACGCACTCAGGTCTGTACAAGGTCTTGGAAAAAGGCAAGGACTCGATGATTCTAGAGGCAACTGATGGCAGTGGCTCTAGAACACGAGCGGTTCCAATACAGCTAAGTTACATGTGCGAGGCGAAATTTTGGGAAGTGGCTACAACTAAGAAAGAAAAAGCTAAGTTTTTATTAAAAGACTAGGAGAAAACATGAACATTGACAAGAAGGAAATGGAAAAGCTTTATAATGACCGAAGGGATCCGGAGAAGATGCAGCAACTGCTCAGCAACTTTTATGAAATGGGCAGCCAGATAACTCACCACTTTGACATCGCCTACTCCAAGCGCGATGACTATATTCAGAGCGCTGTTATACTTTCCTGGAAAAAGCTGGACAAGTATGATCCCACCAAAAACAAGTATGCGTTTTCTTATTTCTATCAAGTCATTCGTCGCGATGTAATGGACAACATGCGCAAGGAAAAGAAGCGCTCCGATATAGCAAAAATGATAAGCTCAGATGACAGCCGTAATGATTGGGTAAAAAACATCAAGTTTTTTGATCATAATTATGAAGTAATTGAACACGAGACCAACAAGGAAATCCAGTTGGGCATGAAGAAGGAGTTAAGAAAAAATTTAAATCATTCTGTCAGGAAAAGTGAAAAGGTCAACAAGTAGATCTTTTTTACCTCGTTTCATCTCAACCTGTTGCGCCCTCGGTGAAAATATATGTGACCACATGTATTGAGCTTCTTTACCCTTTTCTATTAATACGCCAACGTTACTACCGAACCGCATTAGTCTCACAACAGCCCCGACTTTACTTTCTTTCTTGGCTAATCGATCGTAGACCTCTGTTACGTATATGTATTCCCAGCTTTTTGTAGAGCCTTGACCGCTTTTGCTTTTAACAAGAAACGGGACTGCGACATCGCTTATGGTGTCAGCTGATTTCATATTTTATTCCTGTCGCACCTTTTCACCGAAAAGTCGACCTATAACATATTTTTTACCGGGGTTTAACAATATTAAATTCTTTTTTCTTATAGAAAAAGCCGCGGCTTCAAGATCTTTAAGCTCCTTTAATACTTCGTTCTTTAGTGCAATGCTTTTGTTGCCATCCGTGTAGATCCATACTGAGCCTTTCAAGGTGATACTACTTTTGCTTGGTTTATTCCACAAAAAGTACACCACAACGTCTGAATAGCGGTACTCTTCTATAGATGGATGTTCGATGGACAGAAACTCTTCTCTAGTCATAACAAAATTATCTTTATATTGTGTTCTTAATTGGTAAAATTGGATTAGGTATTTCTTTCTCAGGATCTTCCAGGTTGTTTAGATAATCCAAAAGCTGCTCCAATTTTGCCCCATAAAACTCCTTGTCTTCGTCAAACTTAGGGTGGTAACAAATACTAATGCTGCCAGTGTTGCCTCTCATATGAATAAGAATAAGATCGTCATCTTTGTAATCCAGGGCCATTATGATGAGCTTGATGTTCTGCGGCATGTTGTTCCATACGCGATCCTCAAACAATGGATATAATTTAGGAGAATCATGCTTACTATGGTCGTATGGTTGCACGTACCATCTTTCGGGGGCCTGGAAGCTCATGCTTTCTGTCACTTCTGGTATAGGATGGAACACCATGGCTCCAAAACCCATTCTAGATCTTGCGAGTTGAGCTTCTACTTCTAACGTCTTTTCGTTGCCAAAATATAAGAGATATTCTTCACGATATTCCGTCTTTTGCTCGTCATCTTCCCAGAATGTAACTTTAAGCTCAATAGTTCGGACGTACCATCTATAGGCATCTTTCTGAGCGAACAATCCGGAACCGAGACCGAATAAAAACAACAAAGCTAAAAGTGAAAACAGTATTCTTCTCATTAAACTCCTCCTGTTTTGATGTGCGCTTGGGCCATATATAATTATGACCGGGACTGTTAGGTCTGGTATTCTTATCTTAATAAAATCCAGGGGTCAGATAAAGTGACTGACAAATTAGAGAAAAAAATATTCGATCGGTTTCCACATTTTTTCGAACACAAAGAAGATCAATCGGTTAGCCGCATGGGTCACAGAGAGGGTTTTGCTTGCGGCGACGGCTGGTTTGATATTATTTTGGACCTAATTCTTAAAATAGATAGCCTTCGTCCTCCGAAAGATTTTGAGATTGTGCAGGTAAAAGAAAAGTTTGCCGAGCTCAGAGTTTATGTGCATGAGTGCGGTGATGTGTACGTAAAGGTAATCGAGTTGATCAGCGAGGCTCAAAAACAATGCGCAAAAACGTGTGAGATTTGCGGTTCGACTAAAAAAGTAGCAGTACAAAATTATAAGCATAGCTGGTTGCGCAATATGTGCGAAAGATGTCGTGTCAAAAGCTTACTCAAGACATAGATATACTAAATGGATAACTTCGTAAATCTTCACGTACACACCGATTCTAGTGCACTCGATGGGCTAGGGACGAAAAAAGCACGCCTTAAGTATGTAGCAGAAGAACTAAGGCAGCCTGCCTTAGCTATAACCGATCATGGAACAATGTCAGGAGTTTATGAGTTCTGGCACCTTGCCGAGAAATACAAGATCAAACCGTTGATAGGTGTTGAGGCCTATATGGTTGATGATCTGAAAGTCAAACCAAAGGGAGAAAAACGTTTTCATGTTGTACTGTTGGCGAAAAACATCGAAGGTTATCGTAACATAATGCAGATGCAATATATTGGTCATCGTTATGGTTTTTATAAAAGACCGCGTATAGATAGAGAGACCTTGAAGGCGTACAGTAAAAATATAATAGCCACAACCGCCTGTCTTGCCAACGATGTAACAAGCATGTTGATAAACAATGATATAAAAGCGGCCAAGAGGAACCTAGATTGGTATCTTGATGTATTTGGCGATGACTTTTATATAGAGTTTCAACCACATCAGACCGAGAGATTAAAAGCCATAGAAATAAAACTATACAAGTTCTGGAAAATGTTGAAGGTTCCAGCCATTATCACCGCTGATGCCCACTATATAACGGCAGATCAGAAAGACGATCACGCCAAACTGCTGTTGGTCAATACTGGCGGTAAAGTAGGCGACGACAAAGGGCTTCAATTCGACGAAGACAATATATATTTGCACTCAAGAGAAGAAATCATCAGAGAAGGCATAAACACCGGCTACGATAAAAAGGACATTGAGGGGTGGTGTGATACGACCGTAAAGATAGCCGATAAAATAGAGGTGTTTGATATTAAGCAGCATGATTATATCGTGCCTCCTATTCCAGAGTTCGAGGGCGCCGACCTTGATGAGATACTCCGCAAAAAGTGCGTAGAGGGTCTGGATAGGAGATGCTTGCGAAATGACACCTACATGATGAGATTGGCTTATGAACTCAAGATCATCTATAGCGCAGGATTTTCTTCTTATTTCTTAGTAGTGGCAGATATAGTTGGCTGGGCCAAGTCTGAAAATATTTATGTAGGACCTGGCAGGGGAAGCGCAGCAGGATCTCTTATAGCCTATGCCCTGAACATAACAGATGTTGATCCTATTGTACACAAGTTACAGTTTGAGCGCTTCTTAAATCCAGAAAGATTAGGCGGTAAAACAATAAAATTCTTAGGATAAAACACTATGAAAAAGATTATTTTTGTATTGATGATAATGCTGATTGCTTGTCCATTATTTGCAGATTCATTCATGGAGGATGGCACAGATTGGAGACGATGGGATCTCGAAATGAAAACAACGTATCTGGCCGGTTACGCAGCCGGTGCACAAATATCCGTTTTTCTCTTTTTCGGTAATGACTATGTGACCCGAGAAGAAGCCGATGAGATATCTAACATCATCTTTCCCCCGAACACAACTTTTGATTGGCTCATCGATATGGTGGATAAATACTACGAAGCGGATGATCACCTGAATCATCCAGTGGCAAGCGCGCTATATATAATATTTGCAAATTATTCAGAAAAGAACGATCCTTCCGCGGAAGAATTGCACAAAATATAAGATGGAGCAGACCTTGAAAAAAGATAAGGAAATATAAGGTGGGACTGCAAGAAAGTAGGTGCAGAGATACTTGGACATGTTCGGAATGTGGAAAAGTTGTAGAAGGAAGAAGAAACACTATTCACCTAGGTGTTATTTCACATTGGCGTAAACATCGTCGAGACAATGGAGAAGATTCTTCGTGGCGAGGATTTCCCGACCCCGTTATCCAAAGAGCTCTGAAGGTAAAAAAAAGATGAACAAATTGACAATACGAGCGGCATGTAAACAACGGAAACCCTTATCGGGCGTAGATGCACAAGCGCTTGAAGGAGCGTTGCAGCAGGCAGAAGCTTGTATTCAAAAGCTTCAGTTGGAGAACGATGAATTACGGACCGCTGAAGAAGGATTGTGGTTATCAGAGAGAGAAGAACACCACATTTGCATCCAAAGACTCGAAAAAGAAGTTAGCATCTATAAGGATTTATGCACAGCTTACAGGACAGGCAATAATAAATCGGCAGATAGAGCTTTAATAAGGCTCGAAGCATTAAAAGAAAAGCACATTTCTTTTAGTGAACTAAAGGAAAGGTGAGATGGAAAAGATTAATTGGGCAATGATATTTATGCCACTTTGCCTACTGTGTGGCGTGTTTGGCGGGTCTGGATTTATATCATTATGGGTTTTTCTCAAAGATCCAACTCTTATAGAAACGGGCCACTCGATGCTGGCCCTCTGGTTGTCTATAGGTGGATGCTTTTTTGGTGGTGTGTTTATGGCCTTGGGGATTGACATGACAAACAAAAGATGAAATATAAATATATAGCGCGATACAGCGAGCACCAAGGACACACAGTAACCGCGGTTGAATGGGGCAAAGGAAAATGCCTGTTTTATTGCTGCGAATGTAAACTCGAGTTTTATGGGTTGCGCCGTTGTATACGTAAACTAAAGGAGGAAAAATGAGTGCAGATAATTGGACAACATGCCCAAGGTGTCTTAAGATGGCAGAAAGTAAAGCAGAGGATCTTTCAAAAAAAGCAAGAGCTGGCTATGGAAAATTGACACCAGAGGCATATGAAGCCTTGTTGTTGGAATCAAGAGAGCCGATAAAGCTTGATGAATCATTGCGTGAGGATTATGAGTTCTATCTGGCCGATGATGGCTGTTTCACGGCCGGTTACAGGGCAGAATGCGTAACGTGTGGCTTTGCTTTTGAGTTTAAGCACGAGGAACAAGTCGTAATCGAACCTGAATAGAAGGCGGAAAGTAAATGATCAGAATAGAAGAGTGTGCTTATGTAGATTGTGATGGTAAAGATATAGAACAGTCTGAGGAGACAACTTTAGTTGCATATTTTACAGGAGTAGATCAGAATAGACTCACGATTTCTTGTCTCTGTAAGAAATGTAATAGGAGATTCTCTTTCGAAGGTGTTTTTAAAAATGAATTGGATCATTCTTAGTTTAGAGGGCTATAAGGCTATGGTGGAGTTCGATGAATTCGAGCCAATTAAAGTTGCGTCAAGTATTGGCGTACACCAGGTAGGTAACTTTAATAAAGCTCCAGTTTATCTCAGTCCGTATATTAATTCCTGCGCATTTCAAGTCGACGGAGTAATTCAATATCTAATGTAAAGAGTTATAGTGTAGGAAGCAGAAAATGGCGATTTGTAGAGTCATGTTAATGGCTTATAGAGATTACTGTAATGGTGAAAATTGGGGTTTGAAAAAAGACATTCATTATGGTGATTACGATTTAAAATGTGCTATAGATTGGGCTGAGCATTCTGAGGATACGCATTTTCCACACGACCATGATGTTGATTTCGGAGGATTTATCAGATGGGCAAAAAGCGAACTGAAACGCCAAATGAGCTGTTAGCAAAAAAGTGTAGGCAATGCCGGCATAAAAAAGAATGTGGACAACTGTCTGAGTTTACGGTTGTATACTGTCGGAAGTTTAAAGTCGAAATCACCAAAAGCAAAGGAAAATAACATGAGCAGACCGGATTGGAAAAAGGTATTTTCAGAGATTACCGAGATTGTAGCAAGTCGAAGCACATGTGCCCGTATTAAAGTCGGTGGTCTTTTGGTTAGGGATAACCGTATAATATCCATGGGATACAATGGTGTTCCTGAAGGTCAGAAGCATTGCGAAGAACATTTTAAGCTAGTTTACAAATTAAATTATTATGATGAATTCAAATCCTTCGAAGATTATCTAAACTCCGAATTGTTCAGAGAAGAACATAGAATATTTTCCGAACGGAACGAGCTTCATGCCGAAGCAAACGCTCTAATATATGCCGCCAAAAACGGCGTGCGAACTCAAGGTTCTGTTCTGTATATTTCTTATTCCCCATGCATGCCATGCTCAAAACTAATATTACAAGCTGGGGTGAAAGAAGTATATTTCAACAAGCCGTATGACAGAGATATAAGCGGCTCAACATTTCTAATGGAGAATGGTGTGCCGTGTTCTGAAATATCATGAGAAAAAGAAAAAACGACCTGTTACTAAATACTAATAACAAAATCACAAAAGAAGATATAAATAAGTTCTGCGGCAAAATCATACAAAACAGCCCAAACAGTATGTGGTTGTCGGACGAAAAGGGCACAATGATTATGCAGAACCAGGTCAACCGCGATCTGTTTGATATCACGGATGAACAAGTAGTTGGAGTATATAATCTATTCAAGGATGAAGAGTTTCACAAAGAGAATTTGATTCCTCTCATAGATAAGGTTTTCTATGAAAAACAACCTGTGCATTTTATGTTAGATTATACTCCTGCAGAGATAAAACACGCACACCTTACGATGCACAGCGCCCTCGCGTTAGATGTAACTATCACGCCTATTATAATTAAGAACAAAGTTGTCAATGCTATAGTGCAGCATCGCAACATTACCGAAAGGGTAAAGGCGCAGCGAGCCTTGGCCGAAGAAACCGAACGATTAAATATTGCATTGAAGAGCATCAGCGATGGTGTTGTCGCTGTAGGTGCCAAAGGCGAAATAACTATACTAAACCGCATGGCGGAACACATACTTGGTTGGAAACAGAAGGAAGTGATAGGAAAGCCTTTTGATGCCATCATTCATTTGTTTGATGAAAAGACCAACGCAATGGCCCCTAACCCGTTACAAAAGGCTCTAGAGACAGGTAAGATTATTGAACTTAAAAAAGATGTAGTTCTTATATCTAAACGAGGCAAAAGCCGGCTTATCGATAATACAGCAGCGCCAATCAAAAATAAAGAAGGCGATATTGTCGGTGCTGTCGCGGTGTTTAGAGATATTACACTCCAGAGAAAGACCGAGTTGGAGTTATCTAAATCCCAAAAACTGGAAGCAGTTGGCGTAATGGCCGGTGGTATTGCCCATGATTTCAATAACATACTGACGGCTATCAGTGGCAATGTCGAACTGGCTTTGATGCATAGCCGCAGACATGTAAAATCTGACCAGGTTCTCGACGAGCCAGATCTAAAACTGGAAAATGAAGTAATAAACAGACTTGTACAGGCACTAAAGGCCTGCAAGCGCGCTAAAAGTCTGACGCAGCAGTTGTTGACATTCTCCAGTGGAGGTCTGCCAGTTCGTCGAACAGTATCCATAAAGGAAATTATAATGGAGACAACCACTTTTACCACTAGTGGTTGTAACTCTAAAATAGAATACAACATACCAGAAGACATACCTAACGCTCACATTGATCCTGGTCAAATATCTCAGGTTATACAAAACATATTGATAAACGCTATGCAATCCATGCCCACAGGCGGCGTCATAAAATTAGCGGCGAGAGAGGTGAAGGCGCCCATGGGCGTACCTTGCGATGCTCATCTAAAGCCGGGTGCATATTTGGAAGTTACGATTGCTGACAAAGGCATAGGCATACCAAAGGAACACCTCAACAAAATATTTGATCCCTATTTCACAACTAAACACGCAGGAAGCGGGCTTGGATTGGCCACCGCCTATTCTGTTATCAAAAATCACGAAGGCTGCGTGTGGGTTGATTCCGAGTTAGGCAAAGGCTCCACATTCTTTTTGTATTTACCCACGACTTTAGAAGAAATAAAAGAAGAAGATTTGGATGCACACCTAAATGGCCGAGGCAACGTGCTCTTTGTAGATGATCAGGCGCCGGTTAGAGAGATAGCCAAGGATCTAATAGAAGACTTGGGCTACACTGTTACCGTGGTGTCGTGCGGTGAGGCGGCATTAGAGACCTACAAGGGTTCCATGATAGATAAGCACTTTGATGCCGTTGTTATAGATCTTACTATGCCTGGGGGTATGGATGGTATTGAGACCATAAAGAGGCTCCTGGAAATAGACAAGCAGGTCAAGGCTATTGTTTCAAGCGGCTATTCTACATCCAATGCTATGAGCAACTACAAAGATTATGGTTTCAAGGATGTTATACAGAAACCGTTTACGCTCGAGACTCTCGCAAAGGTATTACATGACGTTACTAAATCATAAGACATACATAACAATATGAAAGAAAAACTATACCGCCTGTTGAAAGAAAAAGGCATAAACGACGAGAAGCATCGCCAGCGATTGGATTATGAACTAAAAGAGTTCAAGAAATATGAGATCATAACTCACACCAACCTTTTGAAAGATGTTGATAACGGAACCGACCCGCATCCCAATATCCTGATTTGGTATTTGTTGGGATACATTCATCATGATCCCATAAATGACGAACCTGAAAAATTGACGATATCTGGCAAAGCTCCTGATATAGACATTGATTTTGAAGATGCCCGCAGAGGTGATGTCATTGATTACATCAAGCGAAGATTTGGTCAGACGAACGTCGCTCAGGTGTGTAACGTCATTACTTATTCCATCAAGTCAGCTTTTCAGGATTCCGCGAGAATACATGGTATACCCGCCCAGAAAGCTATTGCTATATCCAAGAACATAGACGAAACTAACTGGAACGAAAGCAGCGCTTATCACCAGTATCCTGAAATCTTCAAGTTTGCTGAGAAACTGTTAGGACAGATGCGTAACTATGGCAAACACGCAGCCGCCATCATCATAGCGGACAAGGCTGTCCAAAAATATATTCCATGTCAGTACAACAGGGATGATGACATGCTTTTGACTGAGTTTGATGGTGAGTCAATAGCAGAAATGAAACTGTTGAAGCTTGACATACTCGGACTGTCTACTCTCAAAATTATTCATGATACGCTGGACTTTATAAAGGAGAGGCATGGAAAAGAAATAGACATACATAATATAAACTTCGAGGTTCCAGATGTTTATAAATTATTTGGCAAAGGCCTGACCACCTCTGTGTTTCAGTTTGAAAGTCCATCGATGAAAGGTTATTTACAAAAGCTGAAACCTAAAATATTTGAGGATATTGTAATCATGAATGCTTTATTCAGGCCAGGTTCTATTCCTATTATAAACAACTACATCAAACGCAGACACGGCGAAGAGGAGATCAAGTATGCGCATCCTGTTCTAGAAGAGGTATTAAAACCTACTTTGGGTCTATTGGTGTTCCAGGAACAAACCATCAACATTGCGCACATGGCATCCGGAATTAGTTTGGGCCGCGCGGACTCACTCAGGCGCTATATGGAAAAATGGCACTCCAAGTTCAAGAATGACACCAAGGGTAAAAAGAAGTGGGAGCAGGAGTTCTTCGAGGGCTGTCAAAAGAAAAACAGAAATCAGAAAGAGACGAGGCTGCTGTGGGAATATCTTATCAAACAGACCGGTTACCAGTTCAACCGCAGCCACTCTTTATCGTATGCGACCATTGCGTATTACACCGCGTGGCTCAAGGTCCATTATCCTGTTGAGTTTATGTGCGCCTCGTTGAACTCTGACAAAACCCCTGTGGATAGGCTGACTGCTGAATGTAAGCAGCTTGGTATAGAAGTATTATATCCGGACGTAAACAAAAGTAAAACGCACTTTAGCATTATAGACGACAAGACCGTCATTTATGGATTGAGCCATGTCAAGAACTGCGGCGTGGTTCCCGCTAAATGGATTTCCGAGCACGCGCCTCATGAGAGTATTACTGACTTTTTCACCAAATTGAAGGAGCACAAAACCGGCACGAAAGTAAACAAGAGGGTTCTTGACAGCTTGATACAAGCGGGCGCTTTTGATAAGCTTTACGGCAATCGCAGGACGCTGTATACTAACTATGATGAGTGGCGCAAGAAGGGCGCAAAAGTTCCATTTGAACAGTTCATCAAGACCAGGGAAGGAACAGATTGGAACAAGCAGGAAAAGCTGGAGTTATTACAGGACTTATTGACATTGGATATATCAATGATACTGTATGAAGAAAAGGCCGATGAGATAGCACAGCTGAAAAGCATGCTTGATAGTAGGGCTTTGATCGGCATTATAACTGATGTAACAAGAAAGCGCGATAGAAACGGCAACATGATGGCTTTTGTATCGATTAGGGATGAGAACGGAGTAAGGCGTTATCCGTTGTTTGCGCATCAATTTAACGAAAGTGCTCGTAACCTGATCAAAAATAAAGTTTTGGTTTTCAAAATGGGCAAGATGCGGGATGGTGATCTCATTATAAACAAAATAATGGTGCCTGAGATATGAAACTGATCGATGGAGACATATTCGTTGACGGAGGGGCGGTCTTGAAAATAGAATCCGACGATTTAGATCTTTGGAATGTATATGTAGCGTGCAGAAATAATCTAACCAACTCAAGGTATCCCTATCGATCTCGCACGATAAACGGTATTTCTCCCTGGAGCATGAAACGGATACTAGTAAAATGTAAAAAACCGGAGAAAAAAGAACTGGCTAAAATCAAGCTGGTGTTGGATTGGTAGCGGCGGTGAATAACATACAACTGGATTCTATTTGGATCCACAAAGACACACTTGTTAACATAACAGATTACTGGGAATGTTCAGATTCGGCCCAGGAAGCCGCATGGTGGTTTGTTCAAGGCGTTGATAAACATAGCACTTTCGCGAGAGATGTGCATGATATATATCTAAAAAAGACGCTCAATGGCCGCGGTTACCGGAAAGTCACTAAAGAGAAGTATAAAAAATATTATGCGAAATTATTGCTGAGGCCCGGGAATGATTAGATACTACTGTGATTTTTGCGGAGACAGATTAAGTCCTGATTATATAGACCAATTGGAAGCCGCCACAGAAAGCTTTTTGGGAAAAAAAGATAAACAAAACTTCGTGGATGACATAATCCAAAGCGTCTTTGAGTCTTTCCAGCAACACCACGAAAATCGCGATTTTTCGTCACAGAGTACCGTGGCCTGTCGTGATTGTCTGGATTTGCTCAGAAACAAAAGACAGGAAATAGTCGACGCGTTGTGTGATGAGTTTATACCGAATTGGCGTGAGAAAATCAAGCGCGAAATAGAGCTACATAGAGCAAAAAGAAAGAAAGACAAAGCTAAAATACTGTTACACGAGTGAAACCATGAGAGTGCTCATATTAGAAGATTCACCTCAGAGACAAGAAGCATTCAAAGAGTATCTACCTGGTCATGAGCTGCACATATACTACAGCGCAAAGAAGGCTATTGCTTCGTTGGATGAGCACGAATACGATATCATTTTTATAGATCACGATTTGGGCACACCAGTAACAGGGTGTGAACTGGCCAAGGTTATAGCGGAGAAAGACATTCACGCTCAAATAGTGGTTCATTCGATAAATCCGGTAGGAGCGAGGGCGATAAAAGACATATTACCCGAGGCAACATGGGCACCATTTCATCAACTGATAAAGGGGTGGAAGAAGCATATATAATAATGACATTCTAGGAGAGAGTGGTGAAGATTGTGGAGAATACAGCTAGACAGATTGAAGTTCCTTTTAGTTGGTTCCATGGACCAGATGGTAAACCGGTATTTATTAGTATGGGCGGCAACCCGCTAACAGAGAGCCAGAAGAAAATGTTATTAGCCAAGGAGATTCTAAGGAATGGCCAAAAGGAAGATCCTAACCAAAGTGGCTAAAACGCTGCTTGAGTATGAAAAAATAACGCTCATTAACAACACCAAAAACACACTTACTCTGCGGTTTAAGGGTAAGAATCACGTAATCAAATCCGGTGAAACAATCGACGTCGATGGGTTTACCCACGAAATGAAGAGATTGATGAGAGACGGAGTACTTGAGGTCCATGAAGACAATAAATAGAATAAAATTAAACGCTATTGAAGCGTTATTCGATGGACTTCCGTTTATTACAGTAAAACGGTTTATTGATAAAAAATCAACAGAATATTCAAGAGAGGAAAAAATGAAACTTCCGTTTTTAAAAAAGAAAACAGAGGAAAGAGCCAAAGCCGAGCCTGTTCTGAAAAAACCTTCAGAGGATAAGAGAATCATGTCGGCAGTGAGCAACTTCCGGAACGCCTATCGTAAAAAGAAACCCGATGAGGCATATATAGAAGAAACCAAGTCCGAGGGAGAATAAAGAAAATGGCAAGACACACAAATCTTGATAAGCTTCGCGAAATGTACGATAAGCACAAGAATCGCGGCTTCTCAAGCTCATTCTGGTATCCCCCAGAGGAAGAAAACATCATTCGTATTTTACCGCCAATGGAAGGGAAAGAGGTATTCTACAAGGAAACAGGAAGTCACAGGTTTGGTGAAGACAACTTTTTCTGGTGTCCTCGTTTGACGGAAGGCAAGAGGTGTCCTATCTGCGAAGAAACCAAAAGGCGTTACGCAGCAGACACCGAGTTGGATACTGAAATAGCCAGAAAGATCAAAGTCAACAAAAAGTATATATATAACATTGTTGATCGCAAAGCAGAAGATCCAACAGAAGTTAAGCAGTATATAACAGGTCCAAAGGTATGGGAAAAAGTTCTTTCTTACTACTTCGATGAAGAATACGGTGCGCTGGATGATGTTGAAAAAGGATATGATTTCAAACTCATAAGAAAGAAACAAGGCGATTATCCTAATTACGATGATTCTCGTCCAATGAAAAACCCATCCGCGCTGTCTGATGATAACGAGGAGATTGCTGAGATCCTTTCTAATGTGAAAGATTTGGATACTCTTGTAAGTTTCAAAGAACCTGATGTTATGAAAGAAGCTCTGGAGCAATTCCTCGAAGAGTATTACGGCGAAGACAATAAAGCAACAGAGGCTGTTTCTGAAAAGAAGCCCGTTGTTAAAGAAAAATCAGACACAAAGAAACCTCAAACAAAACCAAAAAAGAAGAAAGAAGAAGCAGAGCCTACTCCAACAATGGAGACCGAAGACGATTCTGATAACATAGATGAATTTGAAAAAAAACTAATGCTTGAACTCGAAGACGAATAATAAGATTTTCTCTATGGACTAGTGCCCAGGCTTTTGCCTGGGCATTTTTTATACATTATGAACATCGCAAGAACCTCAAAAAAAACAAAAATAGCCAAAAAGCTGCTACAAGAAAAATCATGCCGGAGTTGCTCATTCGTTCTTAACAGAAAGCCATGCATAGACACAAAAAGATGGAAAAAGCCACACAGAGTTACTTGCGCAGCACACAAAGAGAGTCTCGCTCTTGCTGATCCGGTCATGCTGCCATTGCGCAAATTAGAGATATATTACAGAAATATTGAGAAGAAATTAACCAAGATTGCGTTAGTTTCTGTGTGCGCCTATGCCATACCCATGATTGCTTGTTCTATACTTCACATTATAAAAGATTATCCTGCCAATAAATGGTGGTTGCTTATTTTTGCTTATCTGCCCGTGTATGTTATAGCGCTTGTCGCGCGCAATAAAGTATCAAAAAAGGCTGCCGATATGGGTTTACAACAACGAGAAAAGGCGTTATAATTTATTCAGGAGTTTAAAATGCCTCAAGAACATCAAGTAAAAGTTCACAAGTACATATTCCGTTCCAGAATAGGTTCGCACCTCTACGGTCTCAATACTCCTGAATCCGATGAAGACTATCTGGGTGTTTTCATTCCCGATGAGGAGTATATCCTTGGCCTCAAGAACGTCGATGAAATCGACAGATCTACTAAAAAATCCAGTGCTCAACATCGGAACGTCAAGAGCGACGTTGATGACAAAGCTTATAATATCAAAAAGTTTCTCAAGTTGGTGATGCAGAATAACCCCAATATAGTTGAGGTGCTTTTCGCTAAACCCGAGGACATCCTGCTTCTTGAACCTGAGTTCAAGGAAATCATGGACAACTATGATAAGATTATCAGCACCCGTGTGTTCCACACTTTTACTGGGTATGCTTATTCCCAGCGCAAACATCTGGTTGTGAAACGCGAGAGGTTTCGTTCTCTTGGTGTTGGTCTGAAATATCTGAAAGAGATTGTTGAAGATCGTCCGATTACCGAACTCGAAGCCTCAGAACTTAATCATATTCTCAAGTTCTACAAAGGCGAAAAGGGCAATACGGAGCACTTTCACAAGGGCATGCCTCTGGAGCATATATATAACAGGATTAAGAGTGAATATGGGATGTATGGTTGGAGAGTCAAAGAGCTGGGCTTCACCGGTGAAGGTCGCGACAGTTACGATGTTAAGTTTGCTTATCATCTAATTCGCCTGCTCAATGAAGGTCGTCAGCTACTTGAGAAAGGCCGAATTGACTTTCCAATTGTAGGCAAGGCTCGTGAAGACATTATCCGTATCCGCAACAAAGAGGTTTCATTTGACGAACTTATGCGGATGTATGACGAATACAACAAAGAAGTTGAACTGGCTTACGCTCAAACCGAAATCCGAAAAAAGCCTGATTTCAACTGGGCTAATGAGTATCTCATCCGTACTCTCAAAAAGAGCTTGAATGAGAAAGAAGATTAAAAAAGAAGCAGCAAAGACTCTCCTGAAGACGGGCGCCTGGTCTAGGCCGGCGCCTGTCAAAAACATATATCGTACTGTAGCCGATTCTATTAAGAGCAGCGCGGCTTTGGTGACCGTATTTATAATGGTATCGACGTTTATAGTATGTGCGGCTGCGTTTTTCGGGCTTTCGTATCTTTTTCAGAAGGTATTTTAATACGCTATAAAAATCACAAGGGGCCACGAGAAATGACTAAAATATGGGGAACGAGCGACGATTTAATAGAAGTCGATGGAGATGTACGCGGCGAAGTCGATTGCTACGACGATGAAGTGCTGTTAATATGCAGCGATGGAACTTTGCTTGGAATCAAGTACGGCAAGATGGAAATGGCCATTTGGCAGATAAACGTGATCCAAGAAGGTAGTTTTCTAGAAGGCGTTGAGCAATGTACATCAGAAGACGCAGACATATATTCAGATGTTGCTTTGTTCCATGATGGTTTAAAGTGGGTTTATGCGGCCAAAAACTGGGAGAAGGTTAAATAAATGGCCGAAGATGATATGAAAAAAAAAGTGGCCAAGGCTATTCTAAAGGATAAAGTAATATTAACAGGTTACATAACCGCAATGAATGTAACATATGATCCCATATTAATGCCGGTAGGAGGCCCTGGCTGCCCAATTCCCAAGGGGCCTAGAGATGTAAAAATCGACTTGACTATTTCAGCAGAAACTCTTGGAGAGTGCGACGTTTTTCGTTCATCCGCGCTGGGACCCAAAAAAATATTAATAATGGAAATAGAGTGAGTAAGAGCAAAGTCACAATAGAACAAATCAAAACCACATATTGGAGACAAAAGCACGAAATGTGTAAGCGCTGCGTAAACACATGTAAGCAGAGCTCGAAAGTAGAAATAATTCAATGTCCCAATTTTAAATCTAAAAATGGCTCATAATCTAGTTGACTTAAAGTTCAACACAAGAGAATATACTATCTATGACCTGGCGCGCGTATTTTACAACAGGATCTGTAACCACGATTCTACATCCAAACAGCAGTGGTCTCGCTTTTGCAATCGATCAGATCCAAAAAAACATCAACATTGGGAAGCATTCGAAAAACTATATGACATAGTCAAAGACGACAGCCACTTTAATATGCGATGGTATGTTGAATCTCAAATAATTCATCTTGGTAAAAATAAGACAATCTGGCCACATCAGTTACTTACTCAAAAAGCAATGCGCAACTATTTCGAGTATATACAAAACCGCAAGATTGTGGTTGATAGCGATAAGATAAAAGATGTAATGTATGCTTTGGCTCAAGACAAGAAGCTGTTTCAAGAATGGATAGACGATCATCCTGGTCAAAACTACGATGATTTTTTTGGAAATATACCAGATGGTTTGGTCATGTCTGACGGCATTTATTATGCCATTCAGGGAATGCTGTCTCTTTTCTTTTTATCCATATCTAAAACTTTCATGGGAATGTACAAGGACCTAGACATAGATATACAAGAGGAGATCGCAAGCAGAGGAAAATTATTAGTTACTAGAGACAAAATAAGAACAAACGAAAAACTCAAAATCTTCGCGAAAAAAATCTTCGAAGATGAAGCTCTTTTATAATATCGCGGTTGAAGGAGAACAAAATGACAATTGAATTCTTTACATACATGCTTGGCATGGCGTTAATGCTGTACAGAGCTGAAATAATCAACCATGATCAAATGCTCAAACTTATAGAGGTCACCAAGGATAATGCGGAAAAAGGTCTAGAAGACTTCATGGATGAGCTAGAGGATATCAATAAAAAATGACTCTAAGAGAGCGCACTTTTCAGACACATCCGGAAAAGGTTCAGGTGATAGACGAACTATTGTTTTGTCGAGTTATTGAACCTCATTTGCAATATATAAATCCCGAGTTCACGCGCAATGATGCACTGGAGCTTTGCTGGAGCTATATCGAAAAGGGATGGATTGATATAGAAGTCGACTTTGAAAACAAAGTTATAGAAATTGTCATCAAAAAGGATATCACCGAAGGTTTTGACGAGTATAGATACGGGGAGTAAAACATATATAGAGGGGATAAAATGACACTTGAAGACACACCACGTTTGATGGAAGTTGTAGATTATGATGGAGGGGTTTTCTCATTCGACGACGACGCGGCCCCGGCCGTTCCGAAAAACAGCTGGCGGATAGAAATAAAAGATGATGACATCTATTGGGACGGCAAAGTTCTTATTAGTAGACATGCTGATCCAAAAAAGCTTGGCAAGATTATAAAAAGAGCTATTGCCAAGAGAATGTTGGAAATAAAATGAAACTAGATTGTGAAATTGGAGCCAAGCATAGCGATTGTATAGACCCGAGTATAATATCCGATTGGTCAAGCGATTGGTCTAAAGCCAAACAGGATAATAGGAAGTCCATTGGCAGGATGTATATAGATAACAACAATGACATATTCATCGACGGAACAAAGTTGGGAAACCTCAGTGATAGAAAGTCCGTTACTAGAAATCTAACCAGACATATAGTAAAGAAAGTGTTAAAAGAGTGAACCACTCAAACAATGTTATTGAAGAGATTGACAAAGTACTCGCGAAGCACGACTTTAAATTTGACAGAGGCTTCGGTTTTATGATTACAGACAGATCGTCTATTGAATTCAAACGTAAATCCGATCAGCTTCGAAATGATGGCATAATAGTTAAGGAAGGAATTCACTAATAAAGTATATTGGCGCTCAAAGATAATATGGAGATCTTGAGCACAAGAGGACTATATAATGGATTTAAAAAATAAGAAGTTAAACATAATAACAAGCTGCTACACTAACTTAAATTGCCAGTATTGTCACATTGATACGCATTTGCCACAAACCGACGATCTTTTCAACAAAAGGCAAATAGCCACTATATATGAACACTTCAAGAACCGCGGCATTTCGGCCGTTTCCTTTATCGGCGGTGAGCCTTTGATGAATGCTTTTCGTTTATTGGAAATGTTAAAACTTGGCCAGCCTTATTTTCAGCATTTTTCTTTACTCACAAACGGCCTGTTGCTCGAAGAAGCCCTACTCGATCAACTGATTTCCATAGGGCTGACGGAACTGAAAATCAATCTTTTATCGTTCAGACCGGACGAATACAATAGTCTGGCAGGTTTAGTTCGACAGATGGAAATACCTTCGGGTCTTATTCGATATGCAAACTCGAAATTGACAACCATTCTGTATGTTCCTGTTTTCAATTCAAAACTGGGCAATCCGAACGAAAGTGTGTTGGAAGATTTTGACGAATTCATGGACACAACCAACAGTAAAAACATTACTTTCTTGACGACCGAGCAAGATCAGTTTAATAACACAGATTTCTATAAAAACATATCGGCGGCCGGTAAGTTAGTCCGGAAAGAACAACACCTTGAGATATACAACACTGCCAAATATAATATAGGCTTTCTTGATATCATTTCTTATGTAAGCGAAGAGGGAAGATATTATCTTTATCCTGATTTGAAAGTTAGAACAAGTTTGTCCACCCTGGACAGTGTTTATGAAATACCTGCCGGATAAGTAGGAGAGTCTACATGCCACGAATTAAAATGCGCTATGACTATGAAGAATTTATGCGCGAGCTCGATGAAGAAGCACAGGAAGTTATTAACGAGATGGAAGAGAAAACTCGTAAAAGAACCATGAAGAAAAAGAATAAAATCCAGCAAGATCTAACCGATATTGTCAGAAAAGAGAAATTTATCCCTAAAAAGAAATGAAAACGTATGCCAGGCATTATACGCTTAAAACTTTGGTGAAGCAATTCAAATGGCAATGGGCGATGACGTCCGAGATGGCGGATAAAAGTCACGCGTATCAACTAAACCACAACGGCGAAGTCGCAATCAGTACCGCAAGAAAAAAATTGGCGCTTGTTCGTAGCTCAGATAAGCTAGCTTCAGTTTTCGCTGTGACTCCTAAAGGGATAAGTGTATTAACTAATTATATAAGTGATCCAGAAATTGAATCATTTTTTTTAGAATTATTTAATGCTCTTTTTGATCCTGACGCAAGAGGAAACTTTGCCAACAATTTTATAGCCCGTCAAAAGAACTATCGGAACTGTCCATGAAAACATACTCGAACAGAGCAGAGCTTTATAAAGCAAAAACACCAATGTTGGGTAAATATGATGATAAAAATATTACTAATTATCATTACGCTACCAACATGGAGTGGGACGAGCTCCCGGTCCCGATAGGATCAAGTAGATTAAGGCTAATGTCGCCATTTAAGCTTCATTATAGAAAAGATACCCGCGGGCTCTATTTTCCACACGGCCTCGGACAAAAAGCAGATGATATATTCAATGACGAATATGTCGAAGGAATAAGGTTCGCCGAGAATTCGGCGGAGTTTGCTACTTTTAAAGTTGATATTCTAAATCATATCTTTAAAAAAGCTCTCAGGATTTACATAACTTAGGCGTCTAGACGCATATATAATATATAGAACACCTATAAGGAGTAAAAAATGAAGCGCTTATTATTGGGTTGCGGGCAAACCGGCTCGCGACTCGCCGAGCTCTTTAAGAGCAAAGATGATGAAATTATCACATTTAACACCGCACTCGAAGATGAAGTTGGACTAACCAACAACATCGAACTTTCCAGAGACGGATCCGGTCGTAATTATAATCTAGGCCTTAAGATTTGGGGCGAGAACAAAGAAGAAGTAGAAAAAGTACTTGAGCCCTACGTAAGGACAAAGGTTGTTATATTTGCGGCCCTTGGAGGTGGCAGCGGCAGTTCTTCGATTAAGTCGGTTCTAATGCCTCTGTTGCGCCAAAGAAACAAGATCCTTTTTGTCGGCATTCTCCCATTCCTCTCAGAGTCGATTCCAGCCACAGCTAATGCTGTCAGAGCGATGCAGAGGTTCAATGAGTTTCAGGACAAGTGCTCGATTATGCTGTTCTCCAACGAAGATATTGGCAAGTTTGCGGAACGCGATTTCTCCAATATCAATGAACACATCATCGGCAGCGTCAAGTGCGTCGTCAATATGAACGACGAGCTTAATGATCCAAGCTTATATAGCCCGCTGTCAATCGACCATCTTGAAACAACTTCGATTTCTTATGCCGGCGGCTTCGTTAATGTTTCTTTCTCAAATCTGGAAGAAGAAGCTGTCAAGTTTATCAGCTACGGCAGAATCAACGAAGCAAAGAACGTTTTAATCGCCCGTTCAGTCTACAGTAAGATTAAGAACGCAGACGTTGATGCCGAAGCCAACAAACTTGTAGAAGTAACCAAAAAGATCAGTGGCAGAGCGAAGAGTGCGAGGATCCTTTCGGGTATTATTCGAAACAACTATGATACTATTCTCTATATAACTGTTGCGGCAGGTTTGAGTATCGACAAGGTGATCGATAAATACAAGGGTAAAGCCATTGATAGAGTTACCAACTATCGTGAGGAAGAAGAGCACGAAGATTACATCACCCGCGAAGAAGCAAAATTTCTTAATGTGTAAGGAGCTGTAATGTCACTAAGAGGAACAAATTTGTGCATCGAAACCAGATCAGACGGCTCTCGCGAGCTTTATCAGAAGAACAGAAAGATTACCACTCTCTGGGACAAAGTTCGCTTCTGGAAAACTCTAATTCAGTGGCGAAACTATGAATCGATCAGAAAATCAAAAAAGCCTTATTGAGGCTATTTCCCACATAAGCGAGAGGAATTTTAAGATTAGTCCTCTTTACACAAAAAGCCCGGGTTCAAATGATTTTGTCATTCACGTAATGGACTCGGACGATAATAGAGTAGGAGAGGTGGAAATTTCCAGAAGATTGGGGTCTGACACGTGGAACGTTCAGGCGACAACAACGCATTACTTCAACGGCCAGAATAAAACACACTTCAAACAAACAGGCGCGAAGCAGTATAGCGACTTCGATAAAGCTAAAGAAGCGTGGGTGAAGACCATAGCGGAGATTGTCAGTTGATAACGTATGACTATAAGTGTTACGAGTGTGGACTTGAAAAAGAAGTGCGACATTCCATAAAAGAAGATCCAAAGATCGTATGTGAGAGTTGCGGCGCCGAAATGAAGCGCAGGCCATCAACGGGCCATGGTGCATTCGTTAATAAGAATGACTCATACACCCAATATCATGGTGAAGGCAAAGAGCGCAAAAAGGGCCGGAAAGATTGGGTAAAAAAGAACCCCTATTATGGTGCAAAATTGCCCGATCATCTTTAAGTCAAGGCATATATAAACACGTAAGACCCTGGGCGGCTTACGAAGGTCTTTGATAATTATCTACCTTAGGGAGGTAAATGAAAATGACTTCAGAGTTGTTAAATTTAGCAGACAGTTTCTTCAATCTTAAACCCTTTGACGTTTTGTGGAGGGATTTGTTCGATTCTTCCGAGGGTTTCTTTACCCTTGATGAGGCCAAAATCAGCTATCCGGTTGACGTCAAAGAGACTAAAGCTGGTCTCGAGATTGATATCGCGGCAGTTGGCCTTGGGAAAAAAGACATCGCGCTCCGAATCGAGGATGGTGACACTCTCATTGTGGAGTATGACAAAAGTAAAGAGGAAGAATCTCCACAAGACGGGAGATACTACAGAAAGGGTATTGCTCGTCGATCTTTCAGGTTCGCCTGGAAGATTGCCCCGAAGTTCAATTTAGATGAACTTGAGGCAAATATGGACAAGGGACTCCTTCAGCTGAAGGTTCCCATTGCTCCTGAATCAAAACCAAAAAATATAGAGATCAAATAAAAGGACCCGTGGCCGCCCACGGGTTTCTTTTTTAAGTGATAATATGGACAAAGAATTAAAACAAAGAAAAGCCCTCTATGTGTTTCATTTTGTTGTTTTCTCTCTTATAGCTTACTACTCCTTTTTTAATCACACACTATTAGTAGCAGGAATAATCGCCGGGATTTTTAGTTTCTTTTATTTACTTTTGCTCATAGCATATATATTCGGCGATACAAATGATTTAGCGGAGCTAAACATGATGTCATCAATATTAAACAGCATACTGACATTAGCATTTTTCTTCATGGCATTTTTTGCGTCTTATGCTGGTTATCCGAAAGCGTTACTCATTGTGCCTCTTGTTTTAGGCACACTATTCTCGCTTAATTTTATAGGTATTACCAATAAAAGCTACAGGGGAAGATAATGAACAAAAAGCTAACTCTCAATTACGAAAAAGCCTTTGAATTGAAACATGGCGAGAATGAACATCAAGCAGCCGCTCTTTACGTGGAAAACGACACCGACGCTCCACGGCACAGATTCGGCCCTAAGCTGAACTATCATGATATAATTAACATGCACGTGGCCTCCAATATCGTCAGCGAGTTCGGTGAGGAACAGACCTTTGCTGTGGCCGAGTTAGGAAATCCTGTTGCCGCTTTTGTGTGTGTGAAAAGAGACCACGTGGATACTGTACAGGAGCTTCTTGAAACTCAAAATTTGAGCTTGACTGGCAAGTGCCTCGCTACCAACAATGAATTCAGAAATGGATTGATTACTTATTTTATTGAAACCGGAAATGTTCCTGAATCTATTATTGCGCCAACAATAGAAGACTATGCCATGAGGCTTATCACAAAAGACCTCCCCCTGCTGAAAGTATATACCACTAACATTAGGCAGCCTGTTTTTACTGATCTTACAATGACTCGATGGGGTGTTGTTGAACAGACAACCAGCCGTATAAAGGAAGACCTGGAGTTTGACGACAAGCTGGCGTGGGCGGTAGTAAAAAATGCCAACAGTTTTGCGGTTGTAATAGTCAAAGACAGCATGACACTGGCTATCGCTCATTCGTGTCACAATGTCGAAGAGATTTTTGACGGTCGCACGGACACCAGTAAGCTGTATTACTCCATAGTGGCAACGGACTATCCTTTTAAGAATAGTGATGAAGCCATTCTTCTCTCATATAAAATGAAAAAGGTTATTTTTCCTGGCTATATGTTTGAGGAAACAGAAGGAAAAAGAAATAAGGATGAGGGAGAGTTGGTTTTAACGAAGTATAATCATTTCAGGATTTAATCCATCGATTTAATTATTGCTTTCTTGTAATCCAATTCAATATAATCTCTGATTTGAATGAAATTAAATAGATCTATTTTTTTTACATCTACCGTATCAACGTCCGCCTTGAAGAAGTATTCAAACTCAGCAAAGCTGACTTCATCTAAATCGTCTTTGCTAGGATCTATCACGTCTCCAGTTTCAAATTTGTACCCGGTTAATGTGCCGTCCTTTTTGCCATTTTCCGTTGCTACTATTATGCCAGTAAGAACAGGTATTTCTTCATCTTCTTCATAATGATCCAGCTCGAATTCTCCGGCGAAAGCCACTTCGAAGATATAAATCACATCTCCACGTTTGACTTTGTCGAATATAGAATAATTATATATTACCATAGCATTTGTTTTTGTTGGTCCATGTAATAGGGTTGAGAAAACTCAAGTATTATATCCAACTTCTCCTCAGCGGTTTTAGCCTCTCGAAGCGCCCTCAGGACCCCATTATCAAACTCAATCTCCAATGCACATGGTCTGTCGGCCAAAACAACGCCATAGTTCTGATATTCATCTAGATACGAAAGGGCGTTCATGATATACACAGTGCTGTTGGCTACGTCGTTTGCGTTAGGTCCTAGTTTTGCCGCGATGTATATAACATTAAGACCTTCGACAGCAAACCACTCTTGCACCTCTATGCCGAATTCATCCAAATATTCGACAAGATCAACTTCTGCAAACAGCGGCATACATACAAAAATAAACATTAACAACGCGAGAATTAATTTCTTCATTAGTCCATCCCTAAGTAACCTTTTATTTTAGCAACATCAATGCGTATCTTTTGAGCTTCCGAGGCATTGAGCGATGCCGCGGCACCGGTCTTTATCATCTCTGACTCAATAGTCGCCATGTGTTCCTCTATTATAAGTATGCTCTCACGGTTCTTCCGAGATAGATTCATGGAGTTGGCAACAAAAGTAATAGAGCCGCCTATTAGGAGGGATATAATTATAATAACTATTTGCTTACCTATATCATTAAAAAAGCCCTTCTTCTCTGGCATATTGTCGCCTCCAGGCATTATCTTTGCTGTAGAGACATATATACTACAGGAAATGGAACAGTATGTTTGTGTTTGTGGAGCGATTTTCTTAAGTGAAGAAGAGTTAAGCGATCATTATGTGATGTGCGAAACTTTTCGAAAACATGTCATGGAAAATCTACCTCCAAGACGGGGTAAAAAACAAATTCGTATAGGAGGAAAGAATGGCCGGGGCCATCAAAAAGAGTCTGAAAAAAGACAAGTCGACACTTCGCGAGGGCCTGGAACAAGCATTCGCGAGCTGGGAGGAGGAAAAAAAGAAGACGGGCAAAGTGGCAAGAAGAAGAGTTGAACTTATAGCCTGCGACAATCTTACTCAAGCCAAGAAAGAACGCAAATTCCACCGCAGGATCAATAGATATCTGAACAGGTTGGAACAACGAAACCCCGAATCCCTCCAAATAGATCATCCATTTGATTTGTTGGACACAAAAGAAGACGAAGATATCATCTGGGTCGATGTGATGGTAAAACTACCGCGGTTGTTTCGATGGAAGTGGCAATGGCTGTTTACTATGTTGTCAGATGAGGCATATAAAACAGACAGTCGGGAGGCAATCGAATATGGAACGACATATCCGATACAAAATAGCCAAGATAATGCTGACAAGTTCGACAGCATTTACTTTGACCACGCTATCACAAAACAGAATATAGTTGAGTGTTATAAAGAGTGGATAAAGATATTCCTTCCTGATTTTGCGGACAGGTTAAAAGTTGGCGGTTATGGCGATGACCTCAAATAAGGGAAACATCCCTGATTTACTGGGTCCAAGAGAAAGCGAACTCTTTGATTTTACGATCAAAGATATGCTCGAGGTTGTCTCTCTCAACCTGACAACTTACTTTCAGAGAGGCGACAAATCGTATGTGGAAGACGCGCGCGATCTGCTCAACATGATTTTGTTAACATACAAATGCGAGCGCATCGGCAGCGGCCATTATCTGTTTACTGCCGATCACGATATGCTTATCTTAAATAAACCTTTATACGCTGGAGATAATAATGATAAAAGAAAAAGAACAATTAATGAAAAAGGCGGCGAAGCTGACGGAGGAACATAAGTTCGATGAAATTGGGCCTGCTGAAATGTTCGTGAGAAAGAAGATGGCTCAATACTTGATGTGGGAAAGGAAAAATCTAGAGCATCTCATCGCAAACAGTATCGAGGCTCGTGTGAAGATTTGTATCGAGATTGAATTTACCGATAGGAAAGTATAATGAATGATATCACGGTTAAGCTGATCAATCAAGAGATTGTCAAAGTTTCGGCAGTCAAGTCCGTCGATAACAAGGATAATATTGTATCGATAGAAAATCATCTCGGTGAGATCTTTCACTTTTCTCCACACACTTTTCTGTATATAAAGGAGACTCCGTCTGATTCAGGGGATAAATAAAAAATGGAAACCAAGTTAGAAATGATAAACAATGAAGTTGTAATCCGCACCAAAAAGGATGACAAGTGGGTCACGCTTTATAAAAATCCAAAATTCACGCTCACAGGACACATCAAGAAGTTTCACTACGAAAGCGACGAGTTATTGGTAGATGAAATGACCGTGGAGCAGCTGAGCGTCGTGTCGGAAATCTAATGGGATACAGGTATTACTATTACTCAGAAGGCGCCCGGGTTGGTGTGGATTATAAACGTTTCTTTTTAGCCAAGATATCCGACAGAAATCCTGTAGCGCTGACACGTATCATGTACGCCGGCTTCAAGGCCGGTTTTAAATGGGACCCAAACGCGCCAATGTCCGGTTGGGGGAGCAAGCGGAAGACCGCGGGCACAGAAAAGGATATCGAAGAGATTGTTAAGGATAAAGCCCCGAAAGGCTTCCACGATAAATACAAAAGGTTCACGCTCGCGGCAATTTTCGAAGAGGAAAAATGATAAATGGAGCTAAGGCAAAAGCATTTAAACGAAAATCTGAAATTCGAAGATTTTAAAGATAAACACGTAGGAAAAACGGTTTATATCGTCGGTACCGGTGCGTCATTAAGAGATTTTGATTGGAACAAAATTAGAGATCAGTACACCATCTCTTATAATAAATCAGTATTTCATATCCCGTTTTGGACTGACTACTATTGGATCTGGGACAGAAACGGTAACGAAGAAAATATTTACAACTTGATGGACTTTGCGCCGCTACCAAAGTTCAGCAAGTACAAATGGATAAGAGTCAAGAGACTTCCTGTGGGAGATAATAGACTTTTCGGTCCGGAAGGATTGCGCAGGGCCGGGAGTTCTGCCATATATGCTACCGAGTTGGCTCTGTGGATGGGTTTTGAAAAGATTGTTTTATTAGGACAGGATCTATACGTAGACCGATGGTATTCATACTGGCAGAAGGTAGAGACACCGTCTCACTTCAAGGCCAATAAACAAAAGTGGTTCGGTCGGGAATTGATAAATGAATTCAGAAGGTTTGAGGGTTTAAAAAACAGAGTGTTTGTAGGCCATAGTCCAAGGAGTTTATTGGTAAGACAGAATGTATTACCCCATCTGGATATCTAAATGACTATAAAACAAATACAAGATACCCCCGATGGCTCATTTCTCACATTCAATTATAAAGATGAGAATATTGCCATAATGCGCAAAAAGGGGTTCGAATACAAAAAGCAGGCCGAAGGGTATCAGCTAGAATACGTTGGCCTCTGGGTCAGAGTTCCAAGAGCGTCATATGGTCCCGATCCACACTTAATTTTTCCTAAATATTATACTATTGAAGTCAACTTGGGTAGCGCTAAAAACTATTCGGTTGATCCAAATGCGTTTAGCAGGAACAAATCTCAAATTGTAAAAACTCTCTTTTTGACCGGTAAACTATTGTAATGACCGAGATAGAAATAGAAAAGCTCAAAAAGAATGATATGATATTCTATAAATGGCTAGTGCCAGCATTGGGTGTTGACGAATACATAATAAAGCTAGATGAATCTGCTAAATGGAAAGAAATCCCGAAGATGTGGACCCTGCAGGGTCGAGTAATATACAGGTTTAGAACAGAGGAGGGGCGACTCGCGACTGTCGCTTATGGCGACTTTGAAATTATCTCAATCGAAAAAGAATCGGACGATTTAGACCGGCTTCACAAGATATCGGCCGTCGAGGTTTCTTCATTCGAAATGAAAACAATTGTTAAAATTTTCAGAGACAACCCGAAGATCGAAAAATGGTAATGTTAAAATGACCGTAAAAGAAATAGTAGATGCACCCAAGGGAGCGTATTTCGCATTTGACGCAGCCGGTGAAAATTTCGGCATCATGCGCAAAGACCGCGTTAGTCTTTCGTCAAAACGAGGCGAATCATATTTTTTATATTATACCGGCGTCTCTCTGTCCCAAACATATCGTAAGCCGAAACATATTAACCTGAGGTATGACGTAGATCCGAAATTACCTATACCTTTCGATGAGTCCTCGGAAAAATTTTATTCTATTGAGCCAGAAGATTTTCGAAAATCTAAGATCGGCATGTTAACTAGTGTTTTCACCGCCGATGATGTCAATGTAAGTTGGAATTTACCATGAATAGACGAGAGTTGATACAAAAAAGAGCAGAAAAACAACTCAAGAACTACAAAGGCGGACAAATACTTAATCTAGAAAAAAGAGTACGCAAAAAGAAACCGTACAAGAACAGGGAATATCAAGCTGCGTATGAGTATATGCGTATCCATATCGAGGGACCTCCTGTTATAGTAACCGACAAGGTGGCGCCTAAATGACAGCCAAAGAGCTAGACAATCTTAAAAAAGGCGATATCGTCCGCCACGTGTGGCGCTCCGGCGCAGGCGTAGAAAACTTTCTCGTAAAGCTTAGCGAGCCTGCTAAAAAATATATTCTGATGTCAGTTGACTCCTGGCTTTTGAACGGCCAAGTCATATATACATATAGGGCATCTGATCGCACTTTTATGAGATTGGAGTTCGGGCCTGAAAGTGTGTCGGTTAGCGGTACCGAAAAAGGATTGAGTAATACGTATAAGACAATAAAAAGAAATAATTTTAAGCTTAAGACGGGAATTGTTGCTGGAGTGTTTACGGACAATCCGGAAATCAGGATGACCAAATTGTAAGGTGAAATATAAGATTAACAAGGAGATAACAATGGATAAAACACAAAAAAAGGCAGTAAAGAAGTGTTTTAACGCCGTGAGTGCTCTCATTCAAGAGAGAAAAGACATCAATGAGCAGATCACTGAAGAGTTCAAAATCACTTCTGACGAAACAGGTTGGCGCGTAAGCTTACTTAAGTACGGCTATAGCCTGTTTAAAAAGGGCGTCACTCTTGATGACATTCACGAGTTTTATGAAGTATTCGAAGAGATGGACAATAACTTTAACGTAGAGGACGATGAATAATGAGTGATGAACTCAAACAACTTGAGATAGAGGGTCGTATATTAGACAAGGGCTTCGAAAAGCCTGTCATAAAAAACGCCCCCGACTCGGAAGAGCCCCAAACCATAACCAAAGCCGAAGCCATTGAACTCATCAAGGAAGAAGCCGGCAGGCAGATGAAAGAGGTGATGGAAAAACTTGAAGTCTTAAAAGAGGATATGGCGGGCAAAATTGAATATGCACATCCAGTAACCCAGGCGAGTGTATATCCCAACGAAGAAGAGGTAACTGTCACCAGCAAGACCATAAACGACAAAGGCAACTACACAAACATTCACAGGCTCGGCGCTCTTATCGCCAAGACGGCCGATTTGATTGTCGGGGAATATTCGGATCTACAGCCCGTTATAGCTGAAGAAACCAATAAAATATTACAAAAGTGCGTGGCTCATTTGAATGAGTTTGTGGCGAGGTTGTAATGCCAGACAATAATGAACTACTCAAGGGGATACTGCTGGAGCTGAAAAAAGCCAACAAAAATCTGGAACTAATATATCACCTGTTTGCTAAATATGACGGCCAGGCACTTCAACAATTGGAAGATTTGAGGGCCGCGGAAGAGCCACCCAATAAAAAATGATTTCGGCGTCAATAAGTATCAAGCATAAAATAAATAATTCCAACGTAACACAAACCGTCACAATCAATACGCAAAGAAAGGGGCATTTAAAATACTTTTTGAACAACAAGTACGTTGGCGGTCGTAGGCTGGAAGACGAACTGAGAAAGCATTATATTGGTGACGGCACGCGTCTCATATATGAAAAAGAAGACAGGCATAAAAACGTTTTGGTGTTTACATACAAGATAATCAAGACACTCAATCACGATTTTCCTGACAGAGAGTTTACAATATTCACTGAGTTACCGACGGAGAATCTGTGTTGTAGCTGTCGGTATTATCGCAAGACTTATAGCCGATGTTTGTATTCTAAAAAGATGCACATGGGCCCGAAAAAATATTGTGTAAACTACGAGCAAAAACATGACAGATGAAGACTATTTTATGGAAAGATTTCACAACGAGCGTCTCACTAAACGTGAAATCGTTGGCGAAATCAAAGCAATGAAGCTCAAGACCAGCTTTGAAAAATTACTTCAAAACGGTCACATAAGAGCTACTGGACACTCTTACCAAAATGAGGAATTTTACGCTCCCAATGTGCCTTCATGGATGAAGATCGGTTACCCGATATCTCGCCTTGAAGTTGCCAGGTACGGCGCTAATTATAAAATGCCTCTTAGGATAGAAAAATGGCTTGTTGACTATCTGAAAAATCAACTGTTATGGAGCCACAATGATGTTTTGTTGTGGTGGAACTCATCTAGTGCCAGACATTTTACGGACGGTTTTGAGCACACATGGCACAAGTTCAAAAATAAAGCATCTTTTTGGAGCTATCTGAATAAAAAGGATAAACATGGGTCGCAGTCTGACGAGCTCACGAAAATGATAAAATCACTCAGACAAGAAGACTCTGGTTACAATAAACAAACTGCAGAAGATTATTATAAAAGCTCGGGCACTATGAAAATATTTAGTGAGATAGGCAGCATTGTCCGCAGAGATATGATAATCAAAGATCCCGCCACATTATCCTTTTACGCGAAGCATAAGAAAGACTTCCTCATGGCCATCCTGGAAAAAGAAGAAACTTGGTATCTTACATAACACATACATATATGAGTAATGCGGTCAAATAGAAAAATACCTAAGACTCTCAAGGAGAAAAAAATGAGCGAGCATAGGCCCGTTATAAAAGGTCTGACGGCTGATGCGCAACTTTTGCTTAAACACAACAAAGACCTATACGAAAAAAGCCTCAAGGAACATCGCAGACATTCCTTTCTTGTTATTGCTGTGCTATCTCTTATGATAGTTGGACTATTGTCTGTATTTTATGGGCGATGGCACAAATGGGAAGTTCAAAAAGACGCGCTAATCACTCAGCATCAAGAGGAAACGCAGGCTATTATAGACACGGCGTTTTACATCAAAGACAATCTCATCGCCGAATATTACGTTGATGACAAGAAGCGATTCGAAAACTTCATGCTAATCGGCGCAAAGAAAATTACTTCCAAATATCAAGAACATGCCGCGAACATCAAAAAAAAGAAGTTTTCTCCAATGACCGACAAAGAGATGAAAAGCTATCTCGAAGTGTCATATGCTGGAGGAAATTTGGCGGGAATCGATCCTTTTCTGCTTTTAGCTATGGATAGTGTAGAAAGCGAATATAATAAAAAGGCAAAAAGTTCAGTTGGAGCCCGCGGCATTTGTCAGTTTATGCCTTTAACCGCCAAGTTAATATCGAGGGCTCACACTAACTTCAGCCTTTTACAGGTTGATGGTTACGATATAAATAAGCTATATGATCCGGTTTATTCAAAGAAGCTTCAAATAAGGTTTTTGAAACACTTATTCGATGAGTTTGACGGTCGGGTAGAATGGGTATTATTAGCTTATAACTGGGGACCTAGTATAACAAAACGAGAGTGGTGGCAAAATGGAGAAGCGCTCTTTAGTGATTTAGATTCAAATCAAAGAGAGTTTGCCGAGAACGTATTAAATACGTATAATCGATTAAAATCAACCGGTAACGGAGATCGGTAGAACGTAGTCTTCGTTGCTGTGGGAGCGAAGACGTGAAAAAACTAATATTCGCATTAACATTTATTTTTCTTTTTTCCTTTCTTGCTCTTGCCTTTGGACAGGATGCAAAGGAAGAAACACATTATGTTGAAATATACGTAGAGATTATTTGCGATGGCCCATGGAATATGAAATGGGGCAACATTACTGGTGACCCGCATGGTGAAAAACAAGGACAAGGTAACTACGTTTGGGGACCTTTCGAGCCAGAAATATATTTCGGCAATTTAATGATCATGCTCGCCCGGACAAACCCTGGCGGTGGTCAATCCCCTCTTGTTGCATCGATTCTAATATATACAGATATGGGTTTAAGTGTGTTATCTGCCTCTACTTATGAGGACTATATATTCTTGGTTCATAACGTCATATGGGGACAACCGGGACCGAACCAACCACCACAGAATAAAGAGCAGCAGATGCCGAACGAACCCGACGAAACAAACGACTATAATCCAAGAAGCTTTTGCCTAATGTGAATAAGCAACAGAAAGAGCGACGTAAAAAAATAAAGAAACTGATTGATAAACCCTCTAAAGTTTTAGAGGAGGAAATAAAACTCTACAAATATTGCCCAATGTGCGTATATGTTGGAAAGAAATCTCGCTGTCCAAAAGAGGGCAGCGAGATGATTAAAGTAACTCGCAAACAACCCTACCGCTATGCCAAGTCAATGCTAAAGATAATCTATGATCTCAACATGATCGAACAGAAAGAAATACACAAACTGGAACTAATTAAATTGATACACAGTTACAAGGAGAAATAAAATGCCCTGGAAACCGTCGGATGTAGACAGGCACAAGAAAGGACTTAGTTCTGCCGAAAAGAAGAAGTGGGTCAAAATAGCAAACGCCGTATTGAGAAGCAGCGGTGATGAAGGTAGAGCTATTCGTATAGCTAACTCTAAATGCTGCAATGAAGATCTGACCAAGTTTTATGAAACGTTCGATTTTGTGGATGACACAAATATAGATAGCACTGAGACTGTTCTTCCGCTGACTAAACTCAAGAGACGTCACTTCAAAAGAGGCAAAAAGAAGGGTAAGGCGATAGAAAAATAATGACATCTACAGAACGCACTTCCTACATGAAACGAGCCTTTCTCTTGATATCCATATGCACACCATCGTGGCGTTGGCCAAAATCGATACGGAACTTCCTCATAAAAGAAGTAGAAAAAGAGCTAGAAATAAAGATAAATAATTTTGATCTCGTCGATTATAGGAGCAATCGACCAAAATTTTTCTATGGCCCTTCCACTAAAAAACCTATCGCAATAAAGCATGAAATAATAATCCATGGTCCCGATGTTACAGAGATCAACCCTTTCAGAGATGATTCTGCTTTTATCCTAATAGATTACCAGCCTTCTAATGACAATTTTTTAGTCCAAGTATAAAACATATATACTCATAACACACAAAGGAGTAAACTTATTTCGCGTTCGGCTAAAAAGTGGCACAGACAGAAGGTGAAAACCCATAAGCTTAAAAAGCGACGCAGAAGAGATAGACATAAGAAGAAAAAGAAATAAGGAGAAGACATGCTAGTTGAATTTGAGTTGTTGAATGATAACGCCAGAGCACCAGAGAGACAAACCGATGGCTCCAGTGGATATGATATTTATGCTTCTGAAGATGTAACGATTGGCGCTGAGCGCTTTAAGCTAGTTCCAACCGGTCTCAGAATGTCAATGAGTCAGAACATGGAAGCTCAGATTAGGCCGAGAAGCGGTTTGGCTGTCAATCACGGGCTCACAGTCCTCAACGCTCCCGGAACCGTAGATAGTGATTACAGGGGCGAGATCAAGGTTCTCATAATTAACCATAGTCCGTCACCATACAAAATCAGAGCAGGAGATCGCATAGCTCAAATGGTATTCGCTGAGGTTATTCATCCGTCTATATCGACAGACATGAGCCTAAGCGAAACAGATCGCAGCAGCGGTGGTTTCGGCCATACTGGTTAGATAGTCCTTTACTATAGGGCTAAATCCATATTATAATGGTGCCAGTATGAAAACTTTAAAAAAGAATGACAAGATTATTCTCAAAGCGGAGCTGATAGAGAAAGTTGACAAAGATCTTTACGCAATCTCCTTCGAGGAACCAGATCAATATAAAGCAATCTGGCAGCTGTATGATTACGAACAAGAAAAGCTTTTTTCTAAAAGCTTTTATAACATTTGGATGTTCTACAATAATGTAGCGTGTGTGTTGGTGAGTAGAGATCCTAATAAATATAACTTCATTCGTAGAAACGGAATGTTGCTGTTTCAGGTGAGTTTTGATAGCTGTGAGGATAAACTTTTCAAGGAACCCGTAATGGGAGCGTTCATTCGTGGCAGATACGTAAATGTAGCTTTGACAGGTGGCATAGACTTATCAAAGCGCGAGTTGGCAAAACTAATGTTGAGAGAAGGAAATGGGACCTGAATTTGCACCAGGACTAAATAAAAAGAGGAGAAAAATGGGACCTATAAAACCGGACTTCGGAATAAAAGACTCTGCGACAACTTTGAGCCAGAGGAAAAGAAAAACTTGGCAAACCCCTCCGCCGAGAGATAGAGTTGATGCCATATACAGAGGTGACATTGTGGTCGCTAACGACGAAGTGTTCTTGGATAAACAAAAAATATGTCACATTAAAGATCTGAAAAAGAACCTAAAAAAACTTGGTAATAGTATAATCAAAGCTTATCTGAAATCATAATCGAGACAAGATAGTTCTACCAATTCACGCAGAGAACTATCATGTGCCGAGAACTCAAATATGAGATCAACTATTGTAACGAGTGCCCATGTCTTGAGTTCGAGGATGTTCATGATTGTTACTGGAATAGTGGCTACGTTTGCTCCGTAAAATCCCGTCAAATAAAACGTTCGGAAAAAGATCTGAGGTTAGAAGAATCTTTGGAAATACCAGAGTGGTGCCCCCTCCCCGAAACAAAATAACCCTTTACAGAACTCATGAGGTATGATATATTAATATTGTAAACGATCAGAAAGGTTGTAGATTAACACTCAAATATGTCCACCCTTATTATAAACAATAAACGTCATAACATATATAAGGGTGAAAATAAAGAGGCTATATTATGAAAAAGGCTTGGATTTTTATAGTTGTGACTATTGTGTTTCTGATCATAATTGCTGGTGTTGCCAAAGCAGAAGATTATGTAACTGTTGAATACACAAACGATATCTCGCTGGTTGATAATAGCAATTGACAGAAAAAGCAAAAAAAGCCAGAGAGCTTCTCAATCCGCCGTCTGTCGAAGAATTACTACGGCGTATTGTATCTGAAGAAATGGCCCATGAGTTCGACAATAACATTATAAAAGAGATAAGACGTCATGCCAAAAGAGAAAACAAAAAGAGCTAAAGACCTTTTGAACCCGCCAGAGAAAACAGCCAGCGAAGTGGAAGAAATGTGGGGCGAGATCATACGGTCGCGACAACCACTTGATCAAGAAAGAGAAAATTGGGAAATGTGGAAAACACCACATCGTATCAAGATTAACCTTGAAGAGTATCTTGATGATAACCTGGAGTTGTGGCAACACCACGATGAGAAAGATGACTAAACGAGAGGTAGTTGATTACATATGGCCAAACCAAAAACAAAAAAAGCAAAAGCCTTATTAAATCCTCCACTGGAAAAACCGCAGAGGACAACGGCCGCGGAGATTGAAGCCATGAAAAAAGAGTGTGAAACGTGGCAAAACAAAACGTATGAATCGTGTCGAAAAGAAGTCGATAAAATACATAAGAGGCTGTATAAGGAATGTTACGAATGGCAAAAGAAAGAACCGAACGAGCTAAAAGACTGTTAAATCCTACAGAGCCGACGGAAGAATGGACTCCGAAAAAATTAATGGAGATGTTTGACTTGGTTATGGAGGCTATAACGAATTTGCCTCCTGATGTCAGCGATAAAAACAAAGCCATTCGCACAGTCAAGTTGGTAAAGAAGGTGTTGGATGTCACGAAAAATAAAGGTTGGTAGTGTATACGCAGGCCAAGATTTCAGGTGGTCCGATAAAACATGGAACGACAATGGCAAATTCTATACCGTGCTAAGACACAGAAAGACCAACGCTGGTAGGATTATGTATTTTGTCAGAATGGATAGCTATATGTCGAGAGACCATTGCGAAAGTAAGCATAGCTGGTGGAAGGCTAGCACATTCAGGGCTCTTACAAGAAACGAAACAAGACCTTTGACAAAACGAGAATACGCGAAGAGGTATCTATTATATGACGGCAAATGAAATAATGCTCAACTCTCTTTTGGGTAAATGGTTCATGAAGGCCTGGCCTCTTGACCGCAAGGACGAGATATACTTGTATGCCCAAGAACTACACTACAAAGGCATGATGATGATTGCCTATAAGAAAAAGACCGGCAAGTTCCAAAGACAACATTGGGAAAGGCTCCCAAGTTTTCGGTGTCTCGAGTTGGTGGAAAACGAAAAACTTATAAAGAAGCTCAACTCCAAAAAAGCAGTCTTTATACTGCGCGAGAGCAACAAGGATGAAACTGAAGAAAATAGATATTAGTAGCAGAGATTTCGCGCTTATCAAACCGCAACTCAAGTATATACGAAATAATAGATCCTTTAATAAAAAAGAAACACGCCAAGGAGCTTTTAATATGATAGTGAGCGGTATAAAATGCACTTTATGCGGCGATATTATATACAGTCGCGCAATCCATGATTTTCATTACTGTTCATGTGGTAATTTATTCATTGATGGCGGTCAAGCAAGTCCAGCACGTATGGGGTGGAAGTACGAGAATACTTCAGAAAACTGCCCTGAAATAGAAATAGATGCGAAAGACAGGGCGGCTCTATATGCTGATTGGGCCCGCGGCATAGATATGTATGGTTATATATTCGGCAAGAACACCCCTCAAAGAAAACGAGCAATCGCAAAAGGAAAACTAGTAAAATGACTCTTTTTGGTTTGGTTTCAAAAATAGCTTTTGTCGTTGGTGCGTTTGTTTTATTCAACAATACTCCTGACATTTTCGCTCTTCAGTTAGTGGCCGGGGCAGCGACTGCGCTAATTATTACGCGCTTATGTTTGGATGTGATAGCATATATAAATCAAAAGGGAATAATATGTCTAAGGAAATAACTCTAACTGTTAATTTTCAACTCACAAAAAACGTGGATGACTTTGAAAGTGTTAAAGTTCAGGGTGGTATTGCCATTCCTGTTACCATAGAAGACGAAGAAGATTATAAAAAACAATATAAACATTGGCTCGGTGTCGTGCGCGCAGAGGTTATTGACGAAACCTACAAGTATTATCGAATAATTCAAAGTCTCAAACAAGAAAATTTTACCAACAAGAATAGCAAAAACTCAGCCAGAGACGATTTGAAAGAGGAGTAATTATGGGAACAATAAACATGTTTAATATGACAAGAAGCGCGTTGGAAGAAGAGTTCCAAAAAGTCAAAAATATACTGCTGGACCAGCTCTGCGAGGATGAGGTTATAACAGAAGAGACAAAAGAGGATTACCAAAAGCATTGCGCGGTTTTGCTGCGCAAACCATCCTTTTTCTCAAAGCTCTTGAAAAAGAACGACGAGTGCTTTAATTTGATTGTAGTAAGGATTGTAAGTGAAATTGAAACCTAGGACTATGATAGCCAAACGTCTTCTTTCGGTTGATCACATTAATGTGCAATGGTGGGAGAAAATAGCTCACGAAGGAAGCGTACCCATTAAGCATCAACTTCCATTAGGCAACGTTATACGAATCAACCCTTATGTAACCAAACCTGAAGAAATGATAGCAGCCGGATGGGCACCAGTAAAGAGACAACAATAAAACAGGTGATAAAAACCAAATGACCTGGCAAATTGGCTCTTTTAGCTGCGAACCATAACAAATTTTTCGATTGACTTATACGGTTCACTCGTTAACGCCACCGTGGCCTTGGCTCCTTTTTCTGCTCTTGGCCAATCTATCATCGGCACAAAACTAATGACGCCGATATCCATGAGTTTTCTAAATAAACCCTCTAGAGTTTCAGCTACTATTACTTTACCAGCATAATCAGCGAACCACTTCATCCCTATAGCTTCTGTCATATACTGCTTCAGGTGTATCTCGGGAGCTATACCTACCAATAGTTTTCTTTTTTTATCTACAATAAACGCTCTTTGTTTGAGATACGGATCAACTTGTGTTTTTCTCCCTATCACCTCATTAAGCCTCATTAAATACTCCTAGAACGCCTTGATTATTATATTAAGGAACACACCGATTATAGTTGTGAGCAAGATGCCTATAATCAGTCTTATGGCCCAGTCGGCGTACTTTTTAATCTTTTTCAGATACTTCTCAGTGTCAGTCTGTCTGCGCTGGAGCAACAGTATGTCTTTCTGATTTTTGGAATATACGTAGCGTATTTCCTTGAATAATCTATGTATTTTGTTAGCGAGTTTGCGTCTTTCCTCGTGGCCCTCGCGTTTGACTTCATCTATTTCTTTTTTGATGCCTATTACTTTCTTGGCTAGTTCTATCTTATCGTCTCTGGCCATTATTGCTCCAGCTCATCGGCAAATTTCAAAAAGTATCTGTGAAGGGCTCTGTATGTGTCCTGATAATTTTTGTTCTTGAGTTCCGTATGACTATCTAAATATCTTTTTACCTGGCTGGGACTAACATAAGCTCCGGTGTTCTTTTCTAATCGCCTCGCAAGTTTGCCGTATTCCATTTAATCTTTTTTCTTCTTTTTTGGCATAAGTTTTTGGATACGAAATCTATACAACGATCTCTCGCCCTTGTTTGTCTTAACGGTGGGTTGATTGTTTTTGTCTTTACCGAAACCCTTTACTTCTGCCCTTTTATTTTTGAACTTGCCTATTAATATAATATCTCCCACTTTAAAATCACTTTCTTCAAGGATTCTCTTCAATTTCATAGCTAAATATCCAGCCTGTTATCATTTTTTTCAATCCTACCCAACCGCCCAACGCTTTCATGACTTGTTTTTCCAACTCGACAGGAAGTCGATTCATGTCCTCTGTTGCCCACTTCCGCGGATGCCTAAAACCGCGAACTATTTTAGGAAGAACGTTCTTGACGCGACCATCTACGACGTCGAACCACGCTTCTACTCCGTGCCAATCTTCAGGTCGACCTGTGACTGAAACTGGAAACACAAGGACGGCAATATTGGTGCCTGATGACATAGCCTCATCTTCGTACCATTCGCCGAACTTAGCCAAAGCCATTATTCAATCTCTTCTGGAGGATTTAACCAAACTGGAGCGCCCTGCCATGGATTTTTAACTTCCTTTTCAAAATTTTCCAATTTATCGAAGTAAAACTGAAGCTTTCTTAACTTAGCTTTGTAAAAATTCTCATTTTCGGAGTAACTTTCCTTATAGAAAACAGAAACAGTGTTTGTATACGGCGTAAAATATATCATCATTAAACCAGGAGTTCTCGCACCAAGCGCTTTAAGAGTGTGTTTCATGATGTCTGGTAGTTTCGGCCAGATATCTTTTGCCAGCGCTGGCCACATATAATATATGCCTCTAGAGTTATCGATTAACTCGATCTGCCAGCCTAGTGGATAATCTTCTCGTTCTTCTCTATCGGCTGGTTTAAACATATATATCGCCAGCAGCAAACCGCTTGCGCTCATATCATGGTTGATTTTCTCCGCTAGCTCGTTTCCAAAAAACAAGCAATATTCAGTATAGTATTTTTCTGTCTGCTCACCATCTTTGAATAGTATAGAGTGCATCGGCAACTCGCGCACATACCAGCTGTATTCTTCAAGAGTTGGGTTATTGTACTCAGCCGTATTCCACGCGAACAGCGGAAATGCTACGAATAAGCACAACAACACTAAAAGTAGTTTCTTCATGTCTATTGCCTCCGTTTTGATATATTATTATCTTTGTCGGGCACCAAGATAATAGTGTTATGGAATACAAGTTTGCTTACAAATTCGATTATCTAAAGTCGGGCCAACAAGTATTACGGCTCTATACACACGAACCCGCTGACGAAGAGGATTTATCTTATTCTACAAAACGATACATGATCTTTTGGTTGCTTGGATGGGGGCTGTCTGACCAGACCGAACTGGAAATAGTGAAATGAAACTCAAACCAGGTGATATAGTATATAACCCAGAAAAGGGCATAGTATACCCTAACTTGCTAAAGGTTATCAGGATCACGCGTGATTATTATTACGAATACGTATCGTTAACAAGACCCAGTAGACTTTGTCCGGCTCATGGTTCTTTTCGTTTTATTAATGATGTACACACCGACGCGGTAAAAATAGGCGAAGGCAATAAACATCTCGTGGTAAAGACAATGTTCGAGGAGTGGCCAGACTAATATGAAATACTCCAAAGGCGATCAATTTATATACGCAACTTATAGTGGCACGTGGTTTGTGGGAGAGATACAACATTACGACACCAAAGCGCTTGAATATAGTTATGCGCGTATATTAAGTGACAAGAGCACTGAATTCTGCAAGAGTGGTGTTATGATGGTTGGCGATGATGTGTATAATAGCGCCGAACTGGACTCCGAGATCGATAAAACCGAAGTCATAGTGTTTTTGTTTGACATTGCTGGGAAAAGTATTAAATGAAATACTACAAAGGTGATCAATTCATATACGCAACTTACGGCGGCACGTGGTTTGTGGGAGAGGTGACTTCCGTTGCTGGCGAGACTATTAATTATAAAATATTATTAGGCGACAAAAACACCACATCGAAATCATCAGTCATGGCGCCTGGCAGTAGTGTATATAACGGCGCTCTGACGCCGAATAGCTTTAAAAAGGGCAATCTTATAGACTTTCTGTTTGACACTATGCGAGAGACAGAATGAAATTAAAACAGATCCTGAAAGAACTATCTTTGCCTTTGACGACAAAAACTCCAATAGGCAAGAAGCTCAAGCAATATAGAGGAATAAACTATATTGTGCTGGGCGAAAACGAACCTCCTGATGTTCACGGCATTCCTAAAGAATTAGAAGCATATGGCCGCGGCTGGCTCAATCCTAATAACACAATAGAGATAGACGGCGGGCCCCAAGGTTCCACCCAGGGTCATCCAACAAGAGCTTCGCAGGGTTTTTATTGGGGTGCTGATTATGATAAGGCTTGGCGATCCCATGATGGAGAGCAGCACACTGGAGTAATCTATGTGAGAGGCCGGGCCGGTACAAACGAAGGCTGGATAAAACAAAACGTATATACTATTCTAAACATGATTTTCGACAGGTTGCCAAGACCATGAATATAATACCCGGAAAGCCAATAGCTGTTGCGACATTATCTCAAGACGGCTCGCGATCTATCCGAAAGATCATAATCCCAATCTATAAGAAACAAGAGTTGGGAAACCGAGAAACATGGCGTTCATATCAATATAAGTTGCATGAACCATATTGGGTTGTAACCGAGCTATCGTTTCCTTTAAGAAATAAAATCGGCACTTTCAAGAAGATGTCCATAACCGAAAAGAAAAACACGGTGAAACGACTAATTAACATATGGTATCTTAAATGAAATCACGTAAACCAGTATTAGAGATAGGCAAAGCGATCCCCTTGTACAAGAAAGCGACCAAATCTCTCTCTATAATTATTCCTATCGAATACCTGCCGGTTCGACCGAGGCTTCTGTGTTATGAATACTGTATAGATGATGTAACGTGGTGGAAGCGCTATGTTTCACCAGAGTTATACGCGCCGGCGATTAAAATTAATCCAGATTATAAAAAAGACGCCATGAGAGCGATGTTCTTTCATACCGCGCCTTTTCGCGGAAAATAAAAAGCTTTACAAATCAGCAAAAACCACTTATAATGTATACATGAGTAAATACTTCCACTCACCAGGCTACATTCAGGACGGTAAATTAGATCAATCCTGCGGTCGTATAATACTTTATCAGGGAACTATATTGGTTTCTCGCAATGTAGCAAATGATCACAACGACCTCTTGAGAGCTTTTGCCAGCCGATTTGAATTTAAACCTCAAGATGTAATCTCCAGCGCCATTAGAATGTATTATATATACTTACCAGAAGAAAAGGCATATATAATATGTGGAGTGCGGTCGCTTGATGACCAAATGTTTATTCAAAATGCTGATGAGTATTCTACATTAATAAAGAGAGAGCTTAAATGATAAAAATGACGGCTTCGCAACACCTGAAGGAAATCGCTGAACTTTATAAAAGGTCAGGCGATCCAAGACAGTGGGCTTTTCACAATGCCGCCAAGTCAGTCAAAAACGGCAGTACAAAATATATAGGTCCTAAAATCCAGCAAATTTTAGACGAGTTTGAAGATAGACAGAGCAGCGGTCTTTATGAAAAACTCTCCAAGCGGGTAAACAAGAAAAAGAAACAAAATCTCGAGGCTTCCGAGTTTGGTTTCGGAACAAAAAACTGGGATAAGCTTTACTATAGTTCGAGAAAACTCATTAGAGAGCAGGCAGATGCCATCAAAAATGCGTAACATAAAAGTTCTCTACAACATAAAGCAAAATCGTGTCCTTTATGACATAAGAAATAAGCGCTATATCATATTTAATCCGGGCCATATCGATGATACAGATTTTCATCCCAGAAAAGGTCAGCAAAAAATAAAATACAGCCATATGACAGAGGTTTTTGAACTAAATATCGATACGTTGGAGGTCGCGGGCATTGACCGGATGCACAAGATGGATATATACCAACTGCTTATCGACGGCTTTTATAGAGAAATAACCAAGAGGGAAAAAGCAAAACTCTTACTAAAGGCGGATGTTCTATTATGAAGTGGACAACTCTTAGACACAATGGCCCATCATTTTCACCACCTTTCGAACCCAAAGGTTTTCCAATAAAGGTTCAAGGAAAGCCAGTATCGTTCAATGGTAATCCGGATGCCGAAGAAATGATTTATCATTGGGCAGCCAGGCTCCAAACTCAGTATGTTCTTGACAAGGTTTATCAGAAAAACTTCTGGGCCGACCTGAAGAAAAAGCTCCCTGCTGACTTGGTCGCGACAAGGTTCCCCGATGATTGGGATTTCACGGAATACTACAACAAAATTCAAATAGAGAAAGAAAAGAAGAAAAATAGGGGCAAAGAGGAAAAAGAAGAAGAAAAAGCCGAAAAGGCGGCTCGCAAAGAAAAGTTCGGCGTTGCCATCATGGATGGCAAAAAAATAGAGATTGCAAACTATATAATCGAGCCGCCCGGAATATTTATGGGTCGAGGTAAAAATCCACTTAGGGGCAGGTGGAAGCCTCGCGTCACTTCTGAAGATGTCACCCTTAACGTTGGGGAAAATGCTCCCAATCCCGCTGGCAAATGGGGAAACATCGTTCACAATCATGATGCGATGTGGTTCGCGTTTTGGTTTGATAAACTCACCGGTAATTACAAGTATGTTATGCCAAGTCCCAAGGCATACATCAGACAAACCAATGATGTCGAAAAGTTCGAAAAAGCCATGAAGCTGATTGACAAAATGCCGGAAGCGATTGACTTTATCGACAGCAGAATGGACAGCAAGTTCGACAGGGAAACCGCAGTTGTGTGTAGTTTGATAGCCCGACTCGGTTTCAGGGTTGGTGATGAAAAAGATGAAGACGAAGCTGACACATACGGAGCTACCACTTTACTGAGAAAGCATATCGAGTTTTCCGACGACAATGAGCATTATACATACTTCAAGTTTCTAGGCAAGGACAGTATATTATACAGCGATTATGCGGAGCTACCGGCAAAGACGGTGGCTAACATAAAGAAGCTCATGGAAAACAAGAAGCCCGATGACCAGGTTTTCGCCAATGTAACATCCAAGGATGTCAACGAACTCTTGGGACAGTTTGAGCCATGTCTTACTGCGAAAGTTTTCCGGACAGCATTAGCAACCGCTATTATGAGAAACTACTTGAATGAGCATAAAGATAAGAACCTTTCTGTTAATGAAAAGATCAAGATTTTCAAAGAAGCAAATATGCTGGTGGCCAAGAAACTCAACCATCGCAAGACACCGACGGAAGCAGCTAAAAAGGGTTTGAAAAATAAACAAGCAAAACTCATAGACAAGAAAAAGCTCCTAAAGGCATATAAAGAAATAAGCAAGAAGGAGCTGTCGCAAGCCTTGAAAGAAAAACAAAGAAAGGTTGCCAACTATAAAAGAAAATACAAGAACTCGAACCTAAGAGGAGCCATTTACAGGGCCAACAAATCTTACAGACACAAAAAAGATATGTGGGCAAAACGGATCATCAGACTTGAAGAACAGGTTGAAAAACTTAAGCTTCAGACATACCTACAGAAAAAGTCATTGGACCTGAACCTCGGCACATCATTGGCGTCATATGTAAGCCCAAGGATTACATTCGGTTGGGCTAAAGAAGTAAAACTCGAGCTCAAGCATATATATACAAAAGCGAATATAGAGAAATACGAATGGGCCAAATAACAGACAAGGAAGCAGAACGGAGAGAGCGGCTTAAAACATCTATAGAAATGGCCAACATCATCTTCAAAGGAGAGAAAGAGTGGTCTGTTATGTATCTGGACAAAGGTCAGATACGAAACCGTCAGGGCGAAAGATTTGATAGCATATTGGATCACCCTTTAGTTAAGCGAATGGGCCGCATTGCGAAAGCAAAGAGGTTGTTGTTGAGGTGAGTTATACTAGCGATGAAATAAAAATAACAAAATGTGCCGTCGCATCGGCCAAGCACTTCAATGAGGTGTTTAATTGCCACATGTACTATTTAGATACGAACGTAATCAGAGTAATGCCCGTGGATTATTCTTTCGAATACCACATTTCTTTTATAATGCGTACTATTGTGGATTCAAATCTGGCAACAAGACCGGACGACCAGGATTATATGAGCAATACTTTTACTGTTGACATTATAAACATAAGAGCAAATGCTATGCGAATGGAAGAAATACCAAAGCTACTAGAAAAGGCGTTAGCGAAATGGCTTTTAAAGAAATGAAACTTATGTTTCCAAAAATCGATGATCGTTTATATGACATGGAAAAAATGTACGAGGAACTGGGGATGCTTTTGATGCGGATCAATGAGCAAACAGGTCATAATTTTAGTGTTACATTTCCAGGCGAGCTAATGAATATTAAAGATCGCACTTATGAGGTTGTCATACACAACGAGGACTATGTAGCAAAAGTATCATATATGGAATATGAGATAGCAAAAGTATATTTCAGGGAGGGGGCTACAATCGGGGAGGTGAAACGAAAAGTAAGGAAAGAGATCTCCAAAGCTTTTTTGAGAAATGACGTTAATAGATGAAATAGAAGAAGTTGTAGAAGAAATACAAGAGGAACAACTGGAAGGCTACAATTTCTCGGTTCTGGATTATACAGATGAAATAGAGAACAAAATATTTGTGCGCACGCATGCGAAATTTATGTTATACAAAGTGTGGCCCAAAAGCACTCCTCACCAAGAGATACTTAGTGAGATATTTAGTATTTGGGTAGACCGCGACACCACTAAAGAAGATATCAGATCCCTCATTAAGTCAAATATTGCAAAGATACTATTGTCCCCACAAAGATAATCGTAGATCATATATAAACGGAGGAACGTATGAGGTTTGAAGATCTGCTAAAGAAACTACAAGAAGGTATTTTTGATAAAGAAGTAAGCGCCGAAAAAGAAGTAGCCGAAGAACCAGAAGCCAAAGAGGTAGACGAGAAACCTAAGCCTAAAAAAAAGAAGAAAAAGTGAGAGGACACCAAAATGACTTTACAAAAGCTGCTTGATAAATTGACAGAAGGTTGGAAAGGCGTAAGAGGAATACCAGATGGTTCGGGGCCAGCACCCGGAATGTCTGGGAAAGGTAGAAGAATGGGTAATTGCCCGAAAATAGAAGAATTCGATTCTGAAGAAGAATATGAAAAAGCCCTAAAGGCTTGGAAAAAGAAACAAAAGTAATTAATATAATCCAGGTGAAAACATGCTTTGTAAAGTGGAGTTAACAAATAATTTCATCGCTATCACTGCACGTAATTATTTATTAGAGCATATTTCCAAAAAGTTTACCTACCGAGATATATCCCAAGCCTTTACATATGGCAGGTTCCAAAAACACAATGTGCGTATAGTAAAACTTCTCAAATTTCAAAACAAGCAGCACGCTGGCCTGCCAATAGGCCTCTTCGAGGAACTAAAAAAGCTATTAGATAATATAGAAAACCTGAACTATCAAATAGTCGATCATCGTCAGAAGCACACTCACAACTTTACTGCCGGCGAGATAAAAAACTGTCTCAATGTTGAGTTACGACCATATCAAATAGACGCTGTCAAAATGTTTTTAAAAGAGCAGCAAATGATTATCAAATCGGCTACCGCATCTGGCAAAACAAAAATTATGGCCGCCATTATAAAGTTATTGGATGTGCCCACTCTTGTGTTGGCCCACAAGAAGGACCTTATTCATCAAACAGAGAAGAAGTTCAGGGAAGATGGCCTCACCAACATAGGTATAGTTCAGGGCACCAACTATAGGCCTGATAAAATCACAATAGCAACCATTCAGTCCGCACGTAAGATAGACCCGACAATAAGGCAGAACTTTAAAATGGTATTTGTTGATGAGGTTCACAGGGCAAATGCGCCTACGTATCAAACGCTGTTATCTCAGCTTGTCAACGCTCACTACAAACTCGGATTATCGGCAACTCCATTTAGTAAGGATAAACTTCACAACGCTCTTGTAAAAGCTTGGTTCGGTGAGGCCAAGTTCGATTTGGGTGCCAAGCAATTGGTCGATGAAGGATGGTTGGCTGAGCCTACTATTCATATCGTGCCCATAAATAAAGTAACTCAGAGAAAAAAGCTCAAGAGCGGCCCCAAGATTTACAATCGCAATATAGAGGAATACGGCTGGGTCGGGGCAGAACGAGGCGGTATAATACATAACCATTATCGAAATGAAAAAATAGTAGAGCTTGCTAAAAATGCGCCTGAACCTGTTTTAGTGCTTGTTAAAAATATCATTCATGGCGAAAAGCTGAACAAGATGATCCCAAACTCTGTGTTCATTTACGGCGACACCAAAGTAGAAGAGCGCGAGCAGGCCATAAAAGAGTTTGAAGAAGGCAAGGATATAATCCTTATTGGTTCCACTATTTTAGACGAGGGTATAGACATCCAAGAACTCAAAACTTTAATAGTGACGGCAGGCGGCAAATCATTCATAAGGGCTCTTCAAAGATTGGGCCGAGCGTTGCGTAAAACAGACACCAAACGTGAAGTTGTAATCTATGACTTTTATGATGCCACTAACCGCTATCTTGAGCGCCATAGTAAAGAGAGAATAAAGGCCTATCGTGGAGAGGGGTTCCAAAAGATAGTTTTGGAGAAGTATTAATGACCGGAGAGAAAAAGAGAACCAGACAACGTAGATATAACAAACAATATAGATCTACTCATTTAGAAGAAGAGAAAGAGCGCTCTAGAATATATCGCAATAGTAACAAGGAAAAAATTAAGGAATCAAATAAACAATGGCGCTTGAATAACTGGGAAAAACATAAGGAAAGCTGTCGGCAATGGAAGCAAAACAATAATGGAAGATTAAATGAGTATCTTAAGCTTCGGCTAGCAGATAAACAAAAAAACGATCTTAATTATAGATTAAATAATAGTGTCGGCAGTATGATGTATCATTCGCTTAAGGAAAGCAAATCTGGGAGACACTGGGAAGAACTAGTTGGTTATACTTTACAACAACTTAAAGAACACCTCGAAAATCTATTCCAGCCTGGTATGTCTTGGAACAACTATGGTCAATGGCATATAGATCACATAATTCCAAGATCTGCGTGGAAATTTGAGAAACCTGAATATCCAGAATTCAAACAATGCTGGGCTTTGTGTAATCTCCAACCATTATGGGCAAAAGACAATATACGAAAAAGTAATAAGATTATTACTAACTAATCGTAAAGATAATGGTGCTATGAACATTAACACTATAATCAGAGATGTATTATTTGAAGGACACTTAGAAGGCACAGCCTTGTTTTTTGGGCGGATGCAACCTTTGACCGTAGCGCACTATAACATAATCGACGACGCTCGAAAAAAGTACCGCGACTTATTCGTGATAATAGTGGCAGGACGGTCAAGGAAAAATAATCCGCTCACGTTTCAACAGCGCGAGAAGCTGATCCATAAAGCTTTTGCGGGTAAAATACCGAAGACCCACATTATAAAAGCTCCGACCGGTTTCACGCCTCATATAGTACAAAGGCTGTCGAGATATATCAGCAAACAAAAAACAAAAGCTCACTTTGTTCTGTTTGCTGGCGAAGATCGCGCCGACGAGTATAGGAAACATATTGAGGATTATTATGAAGACGGCGCCAAAGTAGAAGTCCAAACAATATCTCGTGAAGACGAAAGCGTGAGCGCCACAAGGGTACGAAAGGCTTTGCTAGACAGTAACGAAGAGAATTTCAAAAGATTAATGCCCACGACTTTGTGGAATGAATACGACAATCTAAAAAAGTTGATTGCAGCTAGCAGTAATCAGCTTAGTGATGATAAGATAATAAAAACCTAGGTAAGGAGAAATGCGCATGCAACTCGATAAGTTTATGGACATGCTCGAGGAAAAGTCAGAGAAAGGCGCAGAGCAAGCTCTGACAGAGGCCATGATGCATGGTGAGAACGTGCCTGATGCCATCAAGAAAAAGTATGGTTTTAAGTGGGCATACGTTCCCGAGAAATACAACATCGTGATCGGTCTCAAGCAGGACAGTAATGACTTCGAAAACGATAAGTGGGAAATTATCGCAATGGAGCCAAAGTCCAAAGAAGCTGTTGCAGCAAAGAAAGGAATGGGAGCCGAATTTGGTGAAAGCGTGAGTGAAGCAATCGATGCTACCACATTCGTTGAGGTATCAAAAAGCGGTGATATGAACTTTCTGAAGTTACTTGAGACAATCAAGGATCTGCTTGAGAACAAAACGATCGGTGTTCTCAACACGACAGCCGCAAAGCTTAAGACTAAAAAGTAAGGTAGCAAATGCCAACCTATACTTTCGATGAACTAACACCTATAGTGCCCGGTCAGCCGCAAGGCGCGCCGGGCGAAGGTGGTGCCGTACAGGCCCCCGAAGATGTTGAGGTATGGCCTTTTGGCCCTCCTCCGGCCGGACAGCCACAACCCGGAGAAGGCGAGGATAAAAAGGGTGTCGAGGAGCTGCCGGCAGAAGGTAAACCAGGAAAAGGTAAGCCCGGAGAGGCCAAACCTAAAGAGGGCGAAAAGAAACGTGGCACTCTAACCGATACCGAAAAAATAATCGACAAGAGCGACGGCACAGCCAGAGGTGTTATAAAACGGGTTTATGATGAAGCTAAACGCAAAACTCATCGTATGGGAGGTAAGGCAGGTAAAGAGGCCGGAAACAGTTTACAAGTTTTTGGACCTTTGATTGATGCCAAAATCGATTGGCCAAGATTGCTCAAACAAAAAGTCAGATTTTTTGCCGATAAGGTCGGTAAGAAATTAAAACAGCATCCAAGCTATCTTATGTATCCATGGAAGGCACAAGCACAGGTCGGTATTATAGCGAAGGCGCCTCTAAGAAAACCAAAAAAGAATTATATCTACATGATATTCGCATTTGATACTTCTGGTTCTATCACTGCTGACGACATGCAAAACGTAGTCAACGAACTCAACTCTGTAGCCAAGACGTTTGAGGCGGCAGCAGGTGGTGTTTCTGGTAAAGTGTTTGCTATGGAGTGGGATACTACGGTACACCAATTCATGGAATTTAAACCGAGCAAAAAGATAGAAGTCAAGGGTGGTGGAGGCACTGACCCTGGCTCTATATTTAGATATATCGACGAAACTTTAATCAAAGAAGAGAAAGACGGCAAATTTTTGCTACAGTTGGGTCCATCGGACACGCAGGTAGTTAGGTCTTTGCTGGGCACTAAATACTCAACAGCACCATTTCTGGTGATCTTCACCGATGGCGGCTTTAGTCCGATGACGAAACAGACTTTAGGAAAAGTCTATGGCACGAGTGAAGATAATATTTTTTACGTAATAACTCAAGACCCTAACACCAGATACCCGAAGAAAGACGGTAATCATATAATGTACGACCAGCCGAAGTTTTAGGAGGAATACAATGGCTCTCGGATTTGATCATCTACTTGATAAAATGAATGATGAACTAAACGAAGTTGACATTCCGGCCACAGCTCAAAAGATGGGCGCAGGGGTTAAAAAGGCTCTTGCGGCTGTTCCTGTTGCCTTGAGAAAAATATATGAAAAAATGTCAAAAGCAGTCAAGGCTATTGAGCCAGCCTGGTTCAGATTTCATGCTGCGATATGTAAGTTAGTAAATAACAAATATGCCCTCTATAACAATCGCGGCGAAAAGGTCACACCAGACCTCGATTACATGAAGCGCGTCACCTATAGCGGCAAAAAGAAAGTGCCGATGTATCAACACGAGAGCAGCAAGAATGGCAAAATAAAAGGCCATTTGCAGCCAGATGGTAGTGTTGCTGTAGCCAAGATGCACCCAAGAGGCGGGGTCCCTATATTCTATTTAGGGCCTACACTGTGGGCACCCGCCAAGGTAGGTGTCGCCGAAGACGCCATAAGCGATGCAGACAGAATTCTTTTAGAAAAGATTTGTTTGGAAGTTATGGCACCCAAAGAGGCAGAGAAGGAATACATGGGCGTCAGAAAACAAGCCGAGGCTGAGTTCAACATTCAAAGCATGGCCGCAGAGCTTAGTAAAAGAAAAGACGTTCCGGTTGCTGAAAGTATAATTACAGTCGGCGACCTGGAAGAAACACTCGAAGATATGGCAGACATAGTCGAAGCAGGCGCAGCTGGCGAAAAGCGAAAGCTGTCAATGCTTCTTTATGGTCCTCCTGGTGTTGGCAAATCCGAAGTCATTACAGAATTTTTTGAGAAGAGAGGCTGGGAAGTAACATTGCTCCAAATACAGCACGTGCCTATTGAAACTCTCGCTGGTTTTCCTGTTATAGACATGGAAGGAAAAATGACAGGGCGCAAGGGTGTTACAATGCAGGTGTCGGATGTAATGCCAGAGCAAGGCAGCACGAAGAAGCACTTATTGTTCTTGGATGAGTTCAACGCTGGTTCTCAAGAACAAATGAAAGCAGCCATGAACCTGGCGCTTACAGGTAAAATAGGAACATATGTTTTACCAAAAAATACAATCGCTATCGCAGCCGGCAACGCGGGCGAAGTAGACAACGCGACCGCAGTCAACGAGCTCGACGCTCCTACTCTTAGACGTTTTATGTACAAGATGAGAATGGAGTACAGCTTACCAGATTGGCTAAAGTTCTCCAAGAAAGACACCATCATCGATTACAAAAACAAGAAAATCAACACAGGGCCTGTTCTTTCTATCATAACATCTAACCTACTAAAATGGACAGAAGAAAGCAAGGATCCTCAAGCGGCCTTTCAGAAAGTCATGAAGGGTTTCGGCGGCGAAGCCGAATCAGGCTGGTTAGATCCAGCAACATGGACTTCTGTAGATAGGATGACCAAACTAAAGGGCTTGAAAGAGTACAGCGCTCTTGAAGACGCTCAGAAAAAGAATTATCAGGAATTAGGCAAGAAATCATTCAAGGACATGAAAGATGTAGAGGCCGTCGGAGCAAGAGCGTATATTGTAGCCAGTCAAGCCGACTTGTTTAAATCCGTTGCTCCTAGACTTCTAGGCAAAGATTCTGAAGAACTAGTATCCGAAATGGTACTCAACTATGAAGAACTCAAAAAGCAAGCGGTTTCATCCAGAGATGTCCTATTAAATTACAAGGGTGTTCGCGAGAAAATCAAAGGCAAGTCCATCGACCATGAAATTATGATGAATGAAATGGCACAGGAAATCGCCAACTTCGGTTCCAAAACGGCCATGAAGAAATATATGAAGGAAAAGGGTATTAAATATTACGAATCAGCAAAAAGCGATCCTTTGACTCAAGCCCTCATGAACGTTGGTCAATTCGTTAAGGACCTAGACATAGGCGCTGAAATTATTACAGCCCACTTTGAGTCATTGGCTCCTGCTCTTGAAATGAAGAATCAGCTGGCCATAGATTATAAAGCAGGCCTGTTGCAGCTCGGCATTGATCGCATCAAGGCTGGATGGGATGGCTTCATGCAGTCTATCGATAAGCAGTTTGAGCAAATAGCAACTGGAGATGATAAAAAGAAGTACATGCAAATGATGAAGTCTGGAGAAACTTATGAGCCTATCGAAAAGGCAGCCGTAAGAATTAAAGATCCAGAGCTCAAACAGCGGTTCATTAATACCGAGACAAAGAACTTTATCCTTCACGAGAGAAAGAAAAAGAAAACCAAAAAGGAAGAGGCTATTTCTCCTCTAACTCCCGATATAACAATCACAGAAGATATGCTCAAACTCGCAGGAGTAAAGCGTGAGTCTTAAGAGTTTACTTGAACGAATGAATGAGCGGGTACAAGATCCATTTGTCGAGATCGGCAACCTGCTGTTAGAACAAGAAGAAACAAGACCTCCAGAAAAATTGCGCGCGATGATACAGCATCTCATTCCGAGGGATGCTTTATTCGCCACTTTTCTTTTAAAGTGTAGATTTATCAAAAACCACCCTGACGTACAAACCGCGGGCGTTAATATACAGGACGGCAAAATAAACTTTTACTACAACGAAGCTTTTATCGATACGTTCCCACCCGAACAACTAATGTTTATCATCGCTCATGAGTTTTATCATATTGCAAGACTTCATTTAGATAGAGCGGCTAGACGAAAACTCTCAAACGATTTGTATAACGTCGCCGGCGATATGATCATAAATGAAAACATTCTTGGCGAACTCAAGAGTGTTGCTGGTCTTCTTCTTAAAATGCCTACAGGCAAGTATGCCGGTCTGAGAATAGATAAAGGATATGCCAAGAAAGTAAAAGATCCAAAGCTATGGACCACTGAGGGTTTGTATAAGCATTTGGAAAAAGAACAAAAGAAGAGGCAACAAGGTCAACCTAAACCCCCAAGCAAGAAAGATCTAATGGTCCCGGGCCGCGTCGTTCGCATCGGCGATGACGAGAAATACGGCGCTATTGAAAAAGTAAACAAAGACGGAACATACGAAATTAAGCCTATCTCCAAGACTGAAGCTAAAAAGCGCGTCAAGCCCGCATAAATATATTCTTCCCACAAAGATAAATAGCAGAGGTGTCTCAACATGAATAACGCTCAACTGTTTGAAGGCGGAGCGGCAGGTCACATGGCCCACCCATATGAAGTTCTGTCCCCTTCAAGATTTATCGGATTTATAAACGATCTGCTAAAAGGTCGCACCGAAGCTTACGAAAAAGTAGATGGCGCCAACCTTATGGTTGGTTTTGACAATTACAATAACGTAGTGTATGTTAGAAGCAAGAAAGCCAAACCCTCTGCCAACATAGATGAAAAATTCCCAATTACCCATCCGGGCTCCGATGCTTTTAGGGCCGGTTTCAAAGCAATCAAAAAAGGTTTCAGGAAGCTCTCCGAAGAAGATAAAAAGAAATACGGCCTAGATAGAAATTTCATAAATTGTGAAATCATATTTGGCTTTGTGCCGAACATAGTACCATACAGCGAGACAAAAAACTATGTTGTCTTTCATGGTTATGTAGATCCAGAGAAAGATTTTGAGCCGGTAGATGCCGAATACAATCTAAACGACCTTGCAGATGTGATCGGTCAGATGAGTGTAATATCCGATGTAGTCAGTTATATAGGCACCCCGGCAGATGTAGATAGGGTAGTTGGTAAAAGAACAAGTGCTTGGGAGTTCAAAGGTCCCATCAAAATAGACAAAGAGGACATAGGAAAAACACTTGAACCTGTTTTGAAAGCCTGGAAAAATATTGGTGAAATAAAACAACTGCGCGCAGAAAAGGATCCAGAAAAACAGTTTGAGTTAATGCGCACAATAGCAGACAAAGTCGGTTCTATTATCCTCACCAAAATGGTTTCCAAGCTGGCTGGGCCAGAAGTAGAGGTCCCACCGGAACATCCAAGAATAGAAGGGTTGGTTGTTAAATACCGCAAGGGTCTTGATAGAGAAACCCTGTTAAAAATTACCGGGGACTTTAGGGAACTCAATCAAGCACTTTGGGGACCGTTGAGAGACGAGTTGGATCCTATCATGAAAAGTTTCAACATGTTCATGCTCAATGATGTTTTCGGCATTTCTAAAATAAGCAAGTTTGGCCCAAAAACCATGAATAAATATAAAAGCACCGATGATCTATTTAGAGCGCGCAGTACTAAGAAACTTGGCATACCATATAATAAACAAAAAATCAACGACAGGATAGATGACACCATCAGAAAACTCGAGGGTATGTGGAATAGATACGAAGGCACCAAGAGTATGAAAGCTGAGGATATCAAAAAAGCGTTATTGATAAACGGTTATAAGCTCAGAAAGGTCAAGCATAATATAAACAAGGCCGACCTGTTAGGTAAAGCTTTCAAGGCCTATATGCTCAACATGTGGGGTTGGGGTAAAGTATGAAAAAGGGAGATGTAGTATACTTTCTTTTCACAGGATGGGGCGTAAACGAAAAACCCAGCTGGGCCATATGGAAGGTGAATATTAATTCCATTGTGGGTACTGTATCCAGCGTAAAGATGATAGAAAAAGTAGGTGCCTATTTTTTCAGATTTAGAAAAAACGCGTCTCATTACGCGAGGCCAAAAGATCTGTTCAAAACCGCAGCCGAGGCGAAAATTAATTTAGTAAGGCGACTTATAGAAGAACGAATAGCAGAATGACCAAGACAGAGTTTGGAAAAGAGATAGCTGAGCTTGCTAAAGATTTATTACCGTGGATGAGAATGGTAGAACGCTTAGTGTGGGTAGAAGACGAAGAAGTTAGACCCATTATAAAAAAGCTTGAAGAGCTAGCAGGAGAAGAGGTAGAAGAGAAAGAAATATTTAATATAACATAGGATTTAAAAGTGAACAAGATTGGTATTAGACGAGAGAATCATCCCGGCGAGACCCGATCCCCTCTTATGCCTGCTAACGTAGAATCATTATTGCTCGATTTTGGTATTGATGTAGAAGTACAGAAGTCAAAAGAAAGAGCGTTTAAGGATAAGGAGTATGCGCAAGTAGGAGCAAGATTGGTGAAGCACTTAAGTCAAGATTGTGTAGTCTTTGGTATAAAAGATGTTGCTCTAAAGTTTATTCAGAAGCATTCAACTTACTTTTTCTTTTCACATACGCACTTGGCGCAAGAATGTAATCGGGCAATGTTACAAAAGTTAATGCGGTCAGGGTGTAATCTCTTTGACTATGAATTGATGACCACTGCTGCAGGCGAAAAACTTTCGACATTTGGCAGATTCGCTGGCATAGTGGGTATGGTAGAGGTGTTAAGACTTTTAGGTAAGCAGTTTTTAAAGGAAGATCTTTGTACACCTTTTGTGAATCTCTTTACCGCGCGGCTATATCAAAACGTTAAGCTTTTAAAACATAATCTTCAACGGCAGGTGTGTGGATCATTTCCAAGGAGTTTAACATCCTTTATAATTGGGATTGTGGGGAATGGTCGTATGGCAAAGGGCGCCTTAGAAGTGCTGAATTGTTTATCTTGTCGTTATATAAAACCTGAGGAGTTATTTGCCATCTCTGCGAAGAAACGGTTTCGAGCACAGCAGGATATCTATGTAACTCAGTTTACGAGAGAACACACAAAGGATCGAGGACTTGGCAGATTTTTACCTTACCTCACAGTTTTGATTAATGCAACATCCTGGAAACCGTGGGAACCACCAATTCTAGAAAAGTTAATGTTTCAGAATAGATTGAATTCTAGGCTTAGGATTATTGGAGATTTTACGTGTGATATAAATGGTGGAAATAAGTTAGTAAATAGAACAACCACATTTAAAGATCCTATTTATTGGTGGAAACCAAAGAGAGCAAATGGCAAAAAGATTATGATTATGGCGATTGATAATCTACCGAGTGGGTTGGCTCGAGAGTCAAGCGAATCGTTCAGTAAGAATTTATCAGATTTCATTCCTTTGATTTATAAAACAGATTTTTATAACGACTCTCAGGTGAGTCATTTGCCGGTCTATATAAAGAATGGAATGATCCTATTCAAAGGATGCTTAACCGCCAAATTTGAATATTTACGATAATTTATGGAGGTTTCAAAAAGCTCATGAAAAAGGGCGAAAAAGTATATTTACTATACCACAGTTTGCCACTAAATAACAAGCTGAGTTGGCACGTAGCTGAGGCTGAAGTTGATTTTATTTCTAAATCAAAACCGTTGATCTCAGTAAATATCATCAAAGGGCTGAGCGATGGACATCTAGATATTGAAAAGAAAATATATGCACACCCGGATGATTTGTTCGAAACATTATATGAAGCAAAAATCAACATGATTAAACGCTTGATAGAAAGTCGACATGAAGATAAGACATGACAATAGACAAATTTGTAGATTTGATATTACAACACAAAGAAGAACTAAAAGAGAAATTCGGAGGGTTTTGGTTTATTGATGATATCGAGACCGCTGAAGATAATGCTATCAGCAATCTAACATATGGAACGGGCGCAACCGATCCGCGTGACTTGGAGCCTAACGCGTTAGGTGAAGAAATCTATGAAATATTAAAATGGGATTGGGAACAGTGGATGAGGAAGAATCAAGCGAAGGAAACTTTTATAATAGCCCAATTCCACGAAGGCGCCTGGCCGCCGATGAAAAAATTATGAAAATAAGATTGCCAAAGAAATTACATTTAATGATAATGTTTGAAGATCAACTACCTGTACAGGGCCCAGTTGTGCGCGAATTAGAGCATGTTTTAAAAAAGATAGCCTACATGCATAACTTGGGGTTCAAAGAAATAGTCAAAGGATCTCGGCGTTCTGTAATGAGCACTGGTCGCATCAAGAGAACGGTATATCAAATACGCGCGGAGTTTGCTGGACGAAACGAGGAATGGCTACTGGGCTACTTATCGTGGTCCCTATTGACCGGGGCATTGGAAGATTTTTACACAATGAGCAGGGAAGGCAGGGAGACAACTTACGAATGAAACCAATAAAGAGACAGACGATACATGATATGTTCGATCTTTATCCCGATGAAGACTTGTTAAGTATTTTATTTTGGATAACTGGGTCGATGTCTAAGCGCACGAGCCACGACGATCTAGCTGTAAAAATAGGTTTAGATCACGATAGCAGTATAGAGCGGGCTAGGTCATGGTTTAAACAGTATGAGGGCTATCGTCTATATATAGTATATGAAAAACACCGTAGGATGTTTTTTCCATCAGCAATAGTAATCGCAGTAAAGAAAGGTTCGTATAAAGATATAGCAAAATATTTCGAAGCATTCGGCGCGAAATTAAGACAATTTCATCATGTCGAAGCTTTGAAAAAAATTCACGAGTCCTAATTATGTACGACGACGATGAAATGAATTTTGATGATTTTATGTACTTTGCGAAACACCGCGCGCTTAGCAACAAGTATATCAAAAATTTTGTGTATACTTATCACGAAATAATGGCAGAAGTAGAACTGGAAGCCGAGGCGGAGGCCTGGCAAGACGCGCTAGCTACAATGAATAAAATAACAAACGCTGTCATCCTGTCAGGCTATCTGTTATATGAACCCACGCGCGAGGATAATTATTTATACATTGATACGGATCTTTTTGATAATTACAAAAAACTCGTCTATGCGTTAGCCAAATACGAAAAGGAGTATCCAGTAAAGCAACGTACTCTCCCGAGCATGAAGCCATCCAGTTATAAAGTGTATGCCAGAAAAATAACAGACAAACTAGACATGGACCCAAGTTTCGCAGATATGATTGGGACGTCTGAGCTTGCCAGGAAAAAGATAATACAGACTAAGAAAAATTTACCTTACTTGGAGAAAAAAGTAGAAGAGGCTATTTTTGAAATAGACAGTAAATACGCAGATTGGCTGCAAAAATATATCGATGAGGAACTTGAGAATTGGGGAGATTTTGACATAACAAAAAACCCAAAGCTTGAATTTATAAAATATACATTTGAACAATGAAACACAAGATAAAATATATAAAACTGGGAGGTAACAGTATACATAAGCTAACTAATCTTACTAGGTGAAAAATATGCCAACCAGAATAGCTCAATGGAATAGCGATACACAATTTAATTTTGGAAGTCCTACAAAAAGCAACGTAGAAGTTATTGGTAGTGGCGATAGCGCCTATCTAGGACTTGCAAAAAAAACTGGTAGTAGTGACGACATTCCGTTCACTACCTCAGCAAATTATACTTATGATGATACAAAAATAGAGATAGCTAATGAAGTTGCCAAGTTAAAGCCCGCGGCTGGTGGCGATAATAATTGGTCATTTACGACAAGTGGCAATTACACGTTTGATGGAGCTAAGATTGAAGTAACCGGAGGTGTAGCGCGATTAAAAGGAATTCCACTAAATCCTTATGCGTGGTATCATTTAAACGAATCTTCTGGAACCAATGTTCCTGATTCTTCTGGGAATGGTAGGAATGGAACAACTCAAAATATGGAAGATGCAGATTGGGTTACTGGAAAATTAAATAATTGTTTGCAATTTGATGGAGTTAATGAATGGATAAATTGTGGAAATATAGCTAGTTTTGAAAAAACAGATGAGTTTAGTTTTGAAGGTTGGTTTAAATTACAGAATACTGATGGACATCAACGTCTCTTCAAAAAAGGAGGAGTTTTACAAGGATTTAATATTTATTGGAATGATGGAACCGAAGAACTTAGATTTTTTATTAGGGATGCCAACTCTAATGTTATACAAGTTGCGACAAGTATTATTTTAGATGATGATAATTATCATCATATTGTTGTTACTTATGATGGTAGTTCTACAGCTAATGGCATGCATATTTACATAGATAATATAGAAAATTCATATATTCTTAATAATAACACATTAACAGGAACTACTGTTAATAGTGAATATTTAAATATTTCTACTAGTATCGATACAATAAAAGGACAAGTTGATGAAATAGTTATTTACGATCAAGAACTTAGTGCTTCTTATGTGAATTATAGATATAATGGAGGAGCTGGAACAGAATTAATGCCTGATACTTACGCAATTGATAATCCAGATGTTTACCCTAATTCTGGCTATGCTTTTGCTACTGTGTTAGGTGTATTCACAGAAACATCTACTAAACCGGCGGGCTCAGGGATAAAACATCAAATTAGCTCTGATAATGGAGCCACTTGGAAATGGTGGAATGGCGCCGCTTGGACCGCTATCACGGGAGGGCAAACTGATTCTTGGTATTATGCTAGTGAATCTAATGTCGCAAGTATAATTAATTCTAATATTTCTACACTTGCAAGTTCTGGGGTTTTCAAATTTAGAGCTTTTATGCATTCAGACGTAGGAATAGTTACGCCAGAATTAGATAATATTTATGTAGCTGAAGATGTGGTGTATCCTTTGGGAAACCATGAAATAGCAATGAATACTGATATTGATCCTGCGGAGATATTTGCATGGCTTTCTGTTGTAGAGACTTTTACTATTCCAGCAAATACGACTGTTCTCAGACAGTACTCAGTTAATAGTGGTGGGAGTTGGAACGAATCATGGCTTACGTTGACACAGTTGGAAACAGCAATGCAAAGTATGGGCAGTCCTGATAAAATACGACTTAAGTGGCAGTTATCTACAACAGATATAAATGTTACTCCTGAATTGGATAATGTGGAAATAACTTCCAGCGCGGGTTATGAAAGTAGTGGCTATTACGAAAGTTTTGCCTATCAACCTGAAGATAATACAAATGGGGTGTATTTAGATAGTGTATCTTTTTATGCTGAAACTCCATCAGGAACAGGACTATCGATAGAGGTGAGACACGTTGATCATCCACTAGAAGTTGGATATAAACCGTATAACAGTGGTGATGATATTAAATACTGTGGAAATATAATTCAGTTTAAAGCAACAATGATTAGTACAGGAGAGAATACTCCAAAATTAAATTGGCTAAGAATCTATTTTCACGCCTTGGTTGGTGTTTTAAGATCTATAGATAATACAATATCGTCTGGTGTAGAAACAATAGACAGAGTAGATTTAGATGTTGATATAATTAGAAAAATATCAGAAAACAAAATTACGAGAAATGGAGACATCATAACGATATACGAGGACGATAATGTTACCGTATGGAAAAAGTTCGATTTGAGTCTAGGCGGCAGGGTGGCATTATGATACCTTTTATTAATTCTAATGTTGGTATTGCATTCATATATTGGGAAGCAGCTGTCGAAATTCCTGAACCTGTTGACGTGATTGGAGGCGGAGTAGGTTATGTCCCCCCGCTCGATGTTCGTGTTCGACCAGAAGACGATTGGCTAGTGATTGAAACGGCGCTTATTGAAGTGACTCCTTCAGATGGCGTTAAGTGTAAAGCTAAACTAATTAAAAGAGGTGTCGCGGTTAGGCTAGTCAAACCAACTTAACGACAAAATAAATAATGATTAAAATATTTAAAGATAAATCCACGAAGTTAAACTTTAAGCTAAATATTGTTGGCAGCGCCTCTACTCCAACTGTAAAATTGGTGTTACCGACTTCCGAAAGCTTGAGCACGACGATTACGGCAATGGTTGAAGGCGATTCCGCCAAAGTTGTTGTTCCTCCGCTCATAGAGTTTGGAGACTCGTTTAAAATATATGACATGGCTTTATTAGAGGTTATTGTTGACGGTAATTATTTTACTCCTTGGAAAGGATCTGTTGAAATAGCAGAGTCAATCAAGATTTCAGCATCGCTGGTTCAAGAGGCTAATGAGGAAATACAAGACCAGACTATAACTGTCGACGCGACGGTAGAGAAAGAGAACAAAGAACTAAAGCTTGAAGATCTTAATGTCGAGTGTTTTCAGGAACGATTCGATGAATTTTTAAAAGATATTGATAGCAAGGTAGATGAACAGTGTACAAGTCCCCAGAAAAACTTTAAAAATGTAAAAATTGATAAGAGAAAATCATTAAGCGAATTAATAAAATACGTGTTGGAACAATGATAAACATAAAAGCTTTTTATATAAGAGTAACCACTGACGAAAAACTGCTGCCCGTTGAAGAGCGTAACGATATATGGGAAGCCGTCGTCGACGCCAGTATGGCATATCAGAATGATATAGCCGAACGAATATATGAAGATACGGGCTCTCACACTCTCACCGCGCTACTACTAAACGAAATGGTGGGTCTGCCTTTGGGCAAGGAAAAAGAAGCCATGAAAGAGGCCATGCGTCGGTTTAAAGATTTAGTACGAGATGCCGACGACTTTCGCAAGGGTCTTGTCAATTCTATAGTACAAGCCAGCAGGGAAGAGGGCGAAGCGCTGAAACCCGAAGATGTTGATGTCAATGACCTTCAGGAAAGTTACGATGAGTTTTTAGAAGAGATCGCGAGCAAGATGGATGTAGACGAGCTAGGTCTTTGGGAAAGCGTCAAGCTTGACATAGAACATGGCGATTTACACATAGAAGACATAGAAAAAACATGGAATGATATAAGCTGGTATCAAAAACAAATAAACAGACATGTTAGTAATTTTGACCAAATGTATGATTTTGGCGAATCATGTCAGGAGGTTTTTCAAGATTACCTAAAGATAGATATAAGCAATAATCCTAAAATGGAGTTGATAAAGTATTTAACAGGGAGTGGCAAATGACTTTGATGGAAGCCTACAGACAGTCACTACGACCTACACGGGAGGGGTATCGTATGCTTTATCACATGGAAGATCTACCCAAGTTATCTATTAGCAGCTCCAATGATGCCATCAGAAAGTTCATCGAGAGGCACAACGACCGACAGATCGTTTTGGTCAGCGACTATGGCCCTTTACTGCGCAGCGATGCTTTGATTGTTGCAGCTGAACGGGGAGAAGTAGAAAAGTTGCGCAAGAAGATGAATAAACATAATATAAGAATAATAGAAGTAAACGATTACGAGGAAGCCATGGAATGGAAAGCTGACATGAAGTCTGACTGGGAACAAAGCATATATGACCGCCACAAATCTAATTGATGCCATAATAAAATGGCCCAATAAAATGCCGAGCTGGATGGTGAGCGTTGTCGATGGCGCGGTCGATAGTTTCATGGATGATATCTATAATATCGTGGAAGATGTCAGTCCTTTCGTGAACTATATCTTTTATGAAACGGTAAACAAACCGGCCGCGACTCGATCTGTTGGTGCCATTGTAGACACTGTTTGGGAAGCTCAACAAAAAGTTACAAAAATACTCAATGATATGAAAGAGATAGAAGACGGCGACTGGATTGACATGGAAGAGCTCGAGAAAGAAGCCAAGGAAAATGATTGGTCTGACGATACCAAGTATGAATACGTGAATGACGAAATAGGCTTTGCGGCTGATGAGTATTGGGAAAATCTTAAAACAGAGTATGGTGAAGAAGTTGTTAATGCTTTCCGAAAAGATAAGAATATGAATTGGAGCTATGCGTATGAACTGTCGCGCATTGCCTCCAGGATTGAACAAGAGTTAGGAAAGTATGTAAGTGATGATACCATGGAAGAAGCACTACAAGACGCCTGGAACAACAACGTGGAGTATGACGAAGAAATGATGAGTTGGAGCGAACCTATTAAACCTCAAATAATAAACTCGAGTTTTGAAGAATGAATATAACAGAAGCGATAAGTGAAAAATTTAAGGATGTAAACGCCGCCAAGGTTATGTCAAACCAACCCACGGCTTTTGTCAAGACGCTAGTCAAAGAGCTGAAAAGTCGCATAGGGCCAATAGACAACGAAACAGAAGGCGAGTCTGGAATGTGGGACCCTATTTTTTATCGCAAAGGAGGCGGTCCACTTAGGACTAATTTTCCTAAAGCGCGTTTGGTAGTTCATTTTAAGTGGGTAGACACAAAGAGGCCGCCGTTGACGCATCTATATTTAAACATGGAGGAGCCATTCAAGTTAGAAGTCAACAATGTCAAAAAGCTCTTGGACCTTACCCGTATGACCGTCGCTGAGACGATAGATAAGATCATTGAGTACGGGCAGCAAAGAGGTGGCGGCGAAATAAAAGACATGCCCACAAAGTCCATTAATAAAATCCTGGATAAATATGGCCTTGAACTCAAAGGAGAACATTACCGCAGCATGTCAGATGAATACGACCTGTCGTTCGCACTCAAGAAGAAAGACGGTGTAAGTTTTAAGAACAGTGAAAGACCCCTGGCGTGGATGGTGTTACCTAAATTAATACACTGGTTCAACAGTAAGAATTTCTATATGTATAGGTTAGGCTTTGCGGGGGGCGATGATTACTTTTACATACAAGGCCGCAAAGAGATGGACGCCAGAGAGCGAAATAAAAAAGAATTAGCATCGATAGCGAAATATAAAACAAACACAGTGAAAGATCTGATAGGAGATCATAATGCCGGTTAATCCAAGCCAAACGACTATAAAAAAGATAGCAGCTGTCGCAGTACAAGAAGTTGAGATGAAGAGATTGTCTCAAGAGAAAAAAATGAGATCGCGCAAGTGGATCTCGTGGTCTGTCTGGTTCCTTATAACGGCCGTAAGCTTGTTTATCGTTTATCGTTCCGGTAGCGACACAGTACTAGACATTAATTTGGTAATCAAGATGTTTGGCATAGTTACCATTATCTATATTTTAGGAAACGTGGTTGAGAAGTTCGTACTTCTCTTTGCGAGCAAGTTGGCTGATATAATTGGAGAAAAACTCAGTAGCTTTGTTGACATGTCATAATTGAGCCATTAAGCATAATGGGTGTTCAGGCAAAGATAATCGAAACGACCCAGGGTAGTTGAAATGAAATTCAAAAGCGCATTATCGGAAGCTACGAAAATCATCAGTGTAGATCTAGGAAGATCGGATGACCCAATGGCTAATCCGAAAGCCGGTGTGCACACCACCAAAGTCGTCCGCATGGACAAGAGCAAGGAAAGAATTATCCCGAAAATCATGGACAAGAAAGAAATGGCCGCTATGGAATACTATGTTCCCGATTTGCCTGAGGGAGCGTGGCAAAGCATACCTAAAGAGTTCAGACGTTTTTATCATGATTTCATGAACAGCTACCCAGAAGTTACTTTTCAACCCCATCCATATATGGCCAAATTTAGTAGTGCCGTAAAGAGAATGAAAAAGAAATATCCAGGTGTAGATTGGGACAAGATATTTCCGAAGGTGAAGCAAATAGGCAATTGGTAATCCTCTAAGCTTGTATATATTTCATCGGAGAAAACATGAGCACGGTAGCTGTCGTCGGTGCAAGATATCTATCTACTAAATATGAAACAGAAGCGCTTGCCGAGTATAATGGCAAGTCTTTTTTGTGGTGGGCTATACATCACGCCGTGAAATTGAACTTCGCAGATAGAATAGCTGTTGCGGCATCAGACAATACAATTGTTAAATATGCAGAACAATTTCCGGGTGTCGAAATAGAAATAATGCCATATGGTCCGTGCGCGACTGAAAAAATATATCGGTACTACACAAATCATCGCTTTTTTGATTATTATATTTCTTGGCCCGCCTCCGAAACATCATTGAGCCCCAAAGAAATCAATACATTGTGGCCGACAGTTGAAGAATATCTCAAAAACAATCCCTACGAAATAGCCACGATATACTCTAAGTTTTACTCCAGAGAAGATTTAGAAACAAGCTCATCGTGCAAGGTGGTTGCGTCCCACGATAATCACGCATTGTACTTCTCTCGCAATGTCATCCCCGTAAGCGAAGAGGGATACATCAAAGAGCTTGAGCTTTATAAAAAACACATAGGCTTATTTGTGTTTACCAGTCAATATTTAAGCAAACACGGTGCAGAACTGTGGTTTAACTGGGATTCATTTGCTCAAGAACACGAAGGCCTCGAACAAAATAGGTTTGTTGACTATGGAACTCCCACAAAACTGTTTGAGATAGATACCTCGAATAAATTGGATTCCACTTGAAGCATACATAGTTCCATAGGAGAATGAAATGCACCCTGTTTTTTATATTACCGGCTGCACAGATCAAGATCTACAGGAAGAGTGTTCGTTCGAGATTACCAACAAGTTCTACGCCTCAAAAATTACAGTGTGCGATGATTGCAATAAACAAATAAAATACGTATTCGAAATCAACAAACATGTTCATGTATGCCGTTTGTGCGCGGCCATCAGGTGCGCCGCTGCGTCTGGAATGAACGACTGGGAGAAGTTGTCTTTAGGTGAACAAAGAAGCCAGGAACGTTCTGTTATAGACGACAATAGCTATTTCACACAAAAACCTTTTAATATGAAACCCTGCACAATACAGGAAAATCTACGCAAACATCCATTTCTATACACAGCCACACAACATCAAAAGGCGCATCCTGAAATAAAAAGAATAATAGAACTCGGCAAGACATGTGAGTTAGAAGAAAGACATATAAGTAATCTTAAGTGGCTCATTGCAAACTTAGACAGCTTTGCGAATGCCACATGGTTGTACGAACTTCAAAAGAAAATCTTATTACTGTCTATGTGTACGAGTCATTTTCGAGGATATTACAACAGCTTACTCAAATATAGCGTCAAGCATCAATACCTTACCGAGAAACAATACAAGTCGGTCATAAAAAACTGGGAAAGGTTCCGAAACCTTGTGGCCAAGAAAATCCTAAAAGGAAATTTTACAATTAAAAGGAGTTGGAACGGCGCCCCAGTAGCACTATACAACGGACGATACACGTAATGAATATACTACACAAAGCAGCATACGACACCAAATATTATGTAACCGATGAGACATTCAAGTTACCAGGAATGTTGAATATTATAAACAGCAACGGAAAAGCTCGCGATGATGGTTATTTTTTGTTCAAATTCCAGAACAAATCTCCAGAAGAAAAGAAATGGTACTACCAAGCGTGGAAGAAAGCGCTTGCGAATGAGCCTATAATCAGCCCATCGGGCGAGGCTGTGCTGTGGCTTATAGATAGTCCTCGCATGACACACATGGCAATCAATGAGATTGTGGAAGCCGAGAGGCTTGGATACTACAATATTATAATAATGTGCGGGCAGAATGTCGACGGTGGCTTTTTTCAGGTTAAAGACGTTTCTCCAATGGTAGATTTTATCAAGAAAACCATCAAACAATACAGGGTCAAAGCTCTGATAACTCCTTGTTTGAACAAGGTGCACAATCAAATACTGCCCCAGATAGATATATTAAAAATAGGCATACAACACGGTTATGGGACCTGGGTTGAAAAGAAAATGATTCCTTTTGTGGACCATCATTTCAACTTTGGTGAAATCAGTCACAGGGAGTTTGATAATCCTAACTCCAATATAGCCGGTTATTCTCCTACCAAGTTGTTTGATATTTATCCCGCTGAACAAGGAGGTTATATTTTATATCTGACACAAGGCAAGGGTATAACAAACAAAATAAACATACTTGGCAAACTCAATCTTTTGAAACTCACGGAGGATTTCAAGCTCCCTATTATAATCAAGGAGCACGCCGACTGTGAGGGAGAGTTCAAAGGTGTGGTAAACAAGGTTTACAGCGAAAACGAAATCAACTCAGTAGAACTCATGAGGAAGGCGAGAGTCGTTGTAACTAGTTGGTCTGGAGCCGGTGTTGAATCAATATTTCTAAATAAACCTACTGTTATACTAGACACTCAAAATGACCAGGGTAAGTTTTACAGCACCTCGGGACTTGTTGTTCCGCTGGACTATAACAAGCTCCGAGAAAGAGTGGCATATTTTCTAAGCGGTAAGAGCATAAACACAAATGATTTCAGGAGGCGCATAAATCACGCTTCTGGAAAAGTCGCGAGTAATATTATACTTTCTGCTTTACAAAACAAGTGATAAGTGTTATTATTATAAGATAATAGCAACGAGGTACAAGCATGAAAGCTATTTACAGCTCCGAAAAACCGGAACTTAAGACATCCCCCGATCATTATTTCGGATTACCAAACGTTGTAGCTTTCTCATACAAGTCCGGTAATCTTTTGTACGCAGATAAAGATAAAAACAAAACCACATTATTTCTCAACGGAAAGGCGATTGCTAACATAGCAGAAGTCTTATCTAAAAGAGTCACCCACAGCAACATGATGAAGCATTATAATGATGCTATGAAATCCAACGAAGACAAGGCTAACTGGATACGAGGTAGAACCAACTCGGCAAGAACTCAAATCAACCTATGGGGACAGCCCGATTCAAACGTTATTGAAGCCATACTGCGAGCTCTCGGTAAGAATGATGTACTCAATAAACAGGACGAATACAAGGTTGGCACCATCTCCAAAACAGGCGGTTCTAATATCTACGAAGTTGAACCGGCCAAAGCTCCCGAAGTTCAGATAAAACCTCACAAAGAAATCCGCAAGAGACTTTATAAAAAGCTCGGACTGGAATCAAAAATCAAAAAATTCATCAAAATATTACGCGAAAGTCTCTGATTTTCCTTTACAATCCTTCTGTTTTGTATTATAATAAAGTATGTTCGATAAACTTTCAGGAGGGTTTAAAAATGACTAACAAAAACTACCAACACGATAAGGTTAAAAACACCAAGAAGATGAATTTCATTCCGGTCACAAACATTCCTAAGCCAAAGCCTCCTAAGTATTGGAAGCCCACAAAGGAAGAGATTGAACGGAACTCACTTCTTCGAGAAGCCTATGAAGTTGAGGAGAAGTAAATGAATTCACAAGAAATAGCAGAACAAGCACTTGCTGAGGCTATAATAGGCCCATACACCTTAGCTAAAGATGACAAGACATTTATTCAACACTTGATGAAAGATTTTTCCATACCCGAAGCCGCGATTGTTGTGATTGTAGAAGCATCAAAACAAACTCGGCTCACAAATGCTGTACTTGAAAATGTCCACTGGTTCGCGATGACTTATTTGGTTCCTAAGATGTATAAAAAGTACCTGACCAAAATCAAAGTGTCTCGGGCGCCTCTTGATTCGATCGAACTGAACTCTTATCTGGATTTTCTGAAGGCTATATCAGACGCCTGTGAATCAATCAGAAAGTCTCTTCCGGATTGTTTAAAACCCAAAAGCAATTGGCTGATGGATGCTTATTTCGAAAAATATCCGATAGAAGCGAAGCGCGTGGATGTACAAAACAAAGCCGGTTGGTATCCAAAATCGCCCATAATGAATTTATATGAAACCAAAATCAGAGGTCCTCTAAACAAACTGGCGAAAGCTAAGTCTCGGCGGAATCTCATAAACAAGCGAAAGGCCCATATGAATAAATACAAGAACTATAGGCCTTCATTAGGTAGCTATTGAAACATACATATAACAAACCAACACAAGGAGTAAACAAGTGGCAAATCCCCAGCAAGTAAAAAAGAAACTTGATCTGGTCCTTCCTTTGGAAGGAAAGCAAACAGTCACCCCTTTTATTCATGGAGTGCCTGGTATTGGCAAGTCGGCAATCGTCAAGCAAATTGCCGAGGAACGAGGCATCCTATTTATAGACCTTAGGCTGTCACAACACGAAGCATCCGACATCAAGGGTATTCCTTACCCGGTTCCGGAAGAAAGTATCTCAAGATGGCTTCCTCCGGAGTTCCTACCTTTCAAGACAACCACAAAGTATCAGGGAACATCAGGCATCCTGTTTCTCGACGAGCTAAACAGAGCTGCACCAGATGTACTGCAAACGGTTTTCCAGCTGGTTCTTGACAGACAGGTTGGAAACCTTGAACTCGTCGACGAGTGGCACATTGTCTGTGCTGGTAACTTGGGAGCAGAAGATGGCTGTGATGTTGTTGATTTAGATCCGGCTCTCAACAACAGGTTCATTCATTTCTTCATGGATCCTGACCTGCCAAGTTGGCTAAAGTGGGCCGAAAAGAACAGCATCAATGAAGATGTTGTCGCTTTCCTTGGCGCCAAGCCAGCTTACCTGTACAAAAAAACCAAGACTAAAAGCGATGACGAGTTTCTTATTACTCCTCGTAGTTGGGAAAAGTTTTCTGACCTTATCGCGATGAATAGCGACTTGGGTATCAAAAAGGTTACCAACATCCTCGCGGCCGATATAATCTCTGACGCCGCGGTTCATTTCATGAAGTATCTGGAGGAAAAAAACCTGGTCGATCCAAAGGACATCCTCAACAAGTACGACGAGGTCAAACCGAAGCTCGAGAAGATGGCACGTGAGCAACGATATGCCGCCAACCAGGAGCTGGTTGTTACCATCAGCAAAATGAAAAAGATCATGGAGAAGCATCTGGAAAACCTCCACCGCTACATGACAGATTACATGGAGGATGACATTCACATGGCTTTCCTCAAGGAAGTGGCCAAAAAGACCGACAGTCCAGATGGAAACCATTTCATTGACAAGTATCTCGACAAGTTTGATGACGAATCAGACAAGGTCATCGAGTTGATGTCAAAGGAGCAGAAATAATGAAGCGGGCCAGAATACCCAGGAAGATTGAAATCATTTCAACAAAGTGGGTTCAAGAGGCCCCTTTCTTCTCTGAGTTCACTCTTAGGTTTTACTATCACGAGTGCGGCCCAGGCGAATTGCCGATGCCCACAATGGGTGTTGGCGTTGAAAAGGGACGCCTGAACCTGTATTACGATAAAGAATTTGTCAATAAATGCCCGAGTGATATCCTTGAGTTTGTCATGATCCATGAGATCATGCACGTAATTTCCCTTCATACGGAGCGAGCCATGCCAGAAAAAATGGTGTGGAACATCGCAGCCGATATGATTATCAACGATAGCATTACCACTCTCAAAATAGCCGGCCGGCCGATCAAGTGCTGGGATCAGGGAACATACTTCTCTCATGCTGTAGATGAAGGCTATCAAGGAGAAAAGATTTCTGAACCTCTGTACGAATGGTTGCTGAAAAAGTATGAGCAGTATAAACAAAAATACGGCTCGGAAATGCAGCAAGCTGGCCTTAAAGGTCCTGGTGATGGAAAAGGTGGACAGGGAGATCAAGATGGACAGGGAGATCAAGACCAAGATGGAAAAGGCAAAGGTGGTGGAGATGACGAATCTCCTCTAAAAAAGATGTTCAAGCAGATGGATGTACACGATTGGATACAGAAGCAGATGACTGAGATGGATAAAAAGGTCGTCGAAGAGATCGTCAAAAGCGCCAGGATGCGTAGTTGGGGTTCAATGTCTGGTGAAATGGTTGAAAAACTGGATGAGCTTACCAGGGATAAAGCTCTAAACTGGAAACAGCTACTACGAAAATACACAAACAACTGGACATGGGGCAAAGGCCCGGTTCGTTTCCGAACCTGGAACAAGAGAAACCGGCGACAGCTTCCACTGCCTGGATATAAACGGCCTCACAACGAACTGGTTGTGGCTGTTGATACGTCTGGTTCCATTGACCAGGAATATTTCCAGATGTTCTTCAAAGAAATCGAAACAATAGCCAAGGACAAGGACAGGCTTACTATCCTTGAGTGTGATACTCAAATCAACAAGGTGTATTACAAATATCGTCGCGGAGATTACAAGAAGATAGAACTTCACGGTCGCGGCGGTACATCATTCGGTCCTGTGTTTGATTGGATGAAAGAGCACAAAAAAGATAAAGCGCTTCTCGTGTATTTCACTGACCTGTGGGCTGACTGGAACTTTGAGATTCATAACATCCGTTGTATTTGGTGCACTCCCTCGGATGGAGAAGATGCACCCAGAAACAAAGGGCTCACGGTTCATATAAAGAAAGACAAGTGAGAAGAAATAGAAAAGTATTCGTAGCGAAGTTGGGGGGAGAGGATGAAGCGGTATAATGCAAAGATAATTTTGGGAATTGGGAATCCATATACGGATATGTATATAGCCGATGAGGTGGATACATGGATAGCAGAAAAGATAGCCGAATTGAAATGGAAAATTCAAGATGCAGAAGGAGATAGAAGTTTACAGATGTTTCATTATGAGGAATTTGTAACCGAACTTGAGCGGATAGTAAAGGATGTAGAAGATGCACCCAGAAACAAAGGACTCGCGGTTCATATAAAGAAAGACAAGTGAGAAGAAATAGAAAAGTATTCGTAGCGAAGAACCTTTTGAAAAATCCGAACTGGGTAAAACCCAGGCCGATTCGTAAAGGTATAAAAACAACCGCGAGGTGCTCATTTGGATTTATTATGCTGATACCCATGGTGTTTCTCGTCTTCGTTTTATTCGTCGTGTTGAGAATCATGGGAATATTCGGCGCCATTGAAGACATAGATTACTAAGGATAACACTAATGGAAGAATCATCTGGCTGTATTGTTGTACAGGATTATGATGGAGTTCCGCACATTCTCATGGTACATGGAGCGGGCAACTGGAAGATAAAACGATTCGGATTTCCTAAAGGCAATATTGACCGCGGCGAAAAGTTAGAACAAACCGCCATAAGAGAAACCAAGGAAGAAACTGGCATCACCCCCGAGATCATCAAATATCTCGGGCACGTTGACAGGCACTATGGCAAGAAAAAGCGAGTTCATGCATATCTCGCCAAAGTAAAGGCCGGTCAGATAGATGACAAAAAGCACACTGTTGGATATGATAAGAGCGAGGTTGATGTTTCCAAGTTCTACCCGGTGGATCAAGCTGTAGAAATGGCTTATACGTATCAAAAGCCGCTGTTAAAAAAAGCCAAAATTGAGATAGAAAAAATATATGAAAGAACTCAGTCGTAAAAGCAAAGCAGTATGGGCCAAGGCTTTTCTCAAGAAGCCATTAAAAACAAAGTACCTTTTTAGGCTTATTGGAGATGCCTGGCAGATGCGTGTCAAAATAGACGAAGAGAAAAGGCATACTAAAATTGAACAAGATCAGAAACTTCGACGACTTTGATGTTTGGTACAGAAAAGAGGTAGCCAAGCGTCTTCTTTTAGAAGAAAAAAAAGTCTCAATGGGAACTTTTATAGAAAGGTGGCTGAGAAATGACAAAGCCCCAGTTCGCGAAATATCTTCTGACCGATCGAATAAAGAGATTGATAGCTGAATTAAAAGACGTGGCAATCAACAGCAGCCATGTTGTTGAAGATCACGTAAAAGCCGACAAACTGCTTCTGGAATATATTAACGAACCTGAAGTCTCATACTGGTTCGATGAGATAGATAAATGGTACGAGTGAGCGGCAACAAGAAACTCCGACGGGATTATGCCAAGCAGCTTCTTAAAGGCGAAAAAATAGACTCGTCATATGCGAGTTTGATGGCATGATACACAGAACCACGACTCATTTGGAATCAAAACACGGTATGACTCACAAGGAGGCACTCGAAGAGGCCACACGAAGAACGAAGCACTTCTATGGCTTTACGTTCTGACAAATGAAAGTCACACCGTTTTTTAACTTTACAAACCTCCCTAACTGTGATATACTTATATCATGAAAACTTATACCAAAGAAGAAATCAAAGAGTTACTATCAAAATCAGACAAGGCTGTTGAAAGAGGAATACTGGCCATTTACGGCAAACAAGCAGTTTCCGAGCAAGTTGCTGAATCCACTCTATATAGCAATGGGGTCGGTTTTAGTGCTTTTGATGCCAAGCGCGGCAGTTATTATGCAGAATGGCTCAAAAATGGCCGACATCTCACCAGCGAGCATATTGAAAAAGGTCGTAATCTTATAGTGAAATACTCTAAACAGCTTGCTGACATAGCCAACGAAAAACAAATCGAAAAAAGAAACACAGCAAAATCACTTCTAGGGAGTTCCAATGAATAATCCTTATATACTACACAAACCAATGTTGGTAGATAGTGGCTGCAAGGCTTTCTGTAACTGTTACCCAAATAACTGTAAAGACTGTCTGTCTAAAGACTTGGCTCATTTGCTTTATGTCGCGGGCGCCATAAGACCTTCTGAACTCATGAATATGGGCTCTGATTACCCTGAAGCATAGATATATACAATGGATTATAAGTCGGCAGAAGCCAAAAATCTTCTGTTGGGAAGAGATATTCACTCATGCGAAGGATGCCGGCATTATATTTTCACCATGGGATTGGATTACGGATTTTCTTTTTGCAAGCTTCCTGGCAGAAAAAGAATATTGCGGAAAAAGAAATACAAACGTTTGAAGTTGGAACATGCCGGGACTTGTGATGAAATCCTGAACCACGATGGGAAATGCGAATGGTTTCAGCCAAAGCAGAAATAGCCAAGGGGCTTTTACTTAAAAACTGTGAGACGTGTGGATGGCGAACTCGGGGGAGTATTATGGATTCCGGCTACCCTGTTTGGTGCGTTCCAGAATACCGGGAACCAGATCGAAAGAGAACACTCGAGAGACGTGTGTCTGATGTGCCAACGACTAGAACATGCGAACACTATAAAGAGTTAAAAGCTTTGAGGGAGGAGTTGAGTGGAACTTAAAAACTCTGAGCTCGCGAGATATATGCTCACAAAAGAGTGTGATGAAAGAGTTTTTTTCTGTACCAGCGACAACCATTACAAGGTTTGGATGGTTTCGGTAAAAGGCAATCAGGTGATCACCAAGTGGGGGCGTATAGAGCTGAATAAAAAACTCCAGGTTAAGGTCAAAGATTTTCATGATTCTTGGGACGCAAAACATTATGCCATTGAAAAAATAAACGAAAAACTGTACACTAAGGATTACGAGGAGCTCAGTATCTAATGGATAAACAAATGAAGGATCAAAGCTTAACATTCTGGACAACCGGAGAACACCTGACTAAAATTATGAGGGATCTCTGGGAAGAAAGAAGTTGTATACATGCTTTTAAAACAGCAAAAGAGGGTCTGGGAATGAATGAAGAACAAGCTATTAGTTTGTTCGAAGGCCGCATGAAACTAGGTGGAGATACTCGCAACGATCCAAATCTTTATTCAGAAACCGACAATTACAAGGGAATCACTACTGATGAGATGATGGACTGGTTCGAAAAGAAATATATCGAGCTAAGGACCGATAAACTTAAATATGATCTCACCCTTAGAAACAACATGATTAAATATCTTGGTCTTGGTCGGGGAGTTGGAATACTTGATACACAAACAGAAGCCAAAAACGCCGCCTTGAGTATGGAGAAAAAAACATTTGAATATTTGAGAAATTTAATGTTTCTTTATAACATATCAAACAGATCCATTACGGATTTTGAAAACAAAGTCGAAGAGGCGTTAAGAAATGCCGAGTTCAGCAAAGATGCGAGTTATATAAAAGACGATCTAGATGCTCAAAACGCAAAAACGCTTTTTGATGCATCAATAAGAAAGCTTAACGAGAGCATAGCGGCCGGCCCCAGGACGACAGATGAGTTTATCGAAAATGAAACAAAAATAGATAGCCTTGGAGCAACAAAGGGAAAACCGAAAGATTCTTCTTCTGGATGGCTTAGCCCCGATGGAGATTTTTATCCTTGTCCTTATATGGGACACATTGTTCTTATGGAAGCATTAGCAGAAGAGGGAATTGTGGAAAACGTCACACAGGAGAACGATTTAGAACGACAGAACTGGGTTAAGATTTCATCCTTTAGAATGTATAATTTAGATGGCGACTTTTCCAACAGACAAAAGGACTTCATATTTGATTTTATAACAGCACACGATTTGGACAAGATTGAAATAAATCATCATGTTGTAAAGTCCGAAAACGTATTTAGTTATCTTGATGAGCAAGTAAAATCTGTTTAAAAGGATCGGCATGTGATTAAAGACGAGTGTAAACCGAGGATTAAGAATATCATAGACGGAATGCCAGGCAACTGTGACGCAATATTTCTCTGGAGCGATATGATTGTAGATAAGAATCTCACGTATGTAACGGGCTTTACTTCCTCCAAAAGCGAGGGGGCTGCAGTACTCCTGGAGAAAAGCGGGAAGATTACATTATTTTCACCAAGTCGAGATCAAGAGCTAAATCGACGCCAGGCAAGCTATGACGAATTTGTAGTTTGGAGTAAAATACAAGAGCGAGATGAAATGCTTAAGAAAATCCTCCCAAAGTTCTATAAGATAGGACTTTGCTTTGGCTCTCTTTTACACAGCTCTTATCGTACAATAGAGGAAATCTTTGTAGCTCGTAACTCAATTTTCGATGTAACGGATCTTTTTGCAAAGCGCAGAAGTATCAAATCTCCGGATGAGATAGATAAAATAAAACGCGCATGCGAAATAGTTAGTAGACTAACTGTAATATTACCTACATTTTTACATGAGGGAATGAGCGAGATGGATTTAGCGGCCGAGGTGGAGTATCATATGAAGAAGATGGGTTCAGATGATCCTGCGTTCTCTACCATCGTGGCCTTTGAAAAGAATACCAGTGTACCTCACCACTCTTCTGGAACCACCACCCTAATGAAAGATGATGTAGTACTCATTGATTTTGGTGCTGAGGTCGAGGGCTACAAGTCTGATATTACTCAGGTATATTTTATGGGAACTCCAGATCGATGGAAAAAACATATGTACAATAAAGTTCTTGAAGCGCAGCTGCTTGCCATTAGCATGATTAAACCTGGGATTAAGTCGGAAGATGTAATAAAAGAGGCGAAGAAAATAACAACTGGATATGGGAGATATAAGAACAGCTGGATTCATGGACTTGGGCATGGTATTGGGCTTGACATTCATGACAGCCAATATCCTGACGTGTTTGAAGAAAACATGGTTTTAACAGTAGAACCAGGTATCTATTTACCTGGTGATTATGGGGTTCGTCTTGAGGATGACATTCTTGTAACAAAGGGCGGGTGCGAGGTTCTCACGCATACACTTAAAAAGCGCTGGTAAATGTAACTGACCCCTCAAGGTTATTATGAGCTTACTCACTATAAAGAATCTATTTGTAAAGTTTGAGATGCCTCAACAGCGCATTGATGCTGTCCGAGGTGTCTCTTTTGACATTAAAAAAGGAGAAACTTTTGCTCTCGTAGGGGAAAGTGGAGCAGGTAAGTCGGCCACCGCTCATGCGATTATGCAACTGTTACCTGCTTATACGAGATACGATGGCTCAATAATATTAAAGAACAACAATGTTTTTGAATGTTCCGAGGAGAGATTGAGAAAGATTAGAGGAAATGATGTTTCTATAATATTCCAAGAGCCTATGACATCGCTTAATCCTCTCCATACAATCGAGAAGCAAATCGGTGAGATTATCGATCTTCATCAAGATGTAACAGGGGGCGAAAGAAGGGCAAGAACGATCGAGTTGTTGGATCAGGTTCAGCTAGATCATGCCGAGCAGCGCTTGAGTTCATTTCCGCACCAGTTGTCTGGCGGTCAGAGACAGCGAGTTATGATAGCCTTAGCTCTCGCAAACAAGCCAGATTTATTAATAGCAGACGAACCCACAACCGCTCTGGATGTCACGATACAGCGAGAGATATTGAAGCTCATAAGAGAGCTTCGCGACAAGTTACATATGTCAATGTTGTTAATCACGCACGATCTTTATATAGTAGAAAAAATGGCTGACCGTATTGGCGTAATGAAAGATGGGGAGATTGTAGAAAGCGGGGATAATCTTAGTATTTTTAAACATCCTCAACACTCATATACAAAGTATTTGCTTGCGTCTATTCCAAAGCAAAAGCCTATAGAAACTACCAAGAAAAAACTAGTTTTAGAAACCAACGATCTTAAAGTACATTATCCTATATATAAAGGCATGTTCAGGAAAGTAAAAGGATATGTGAAAGCTGTTGATGGAATCACGATTAAAATCAAAGAGGGAGAGACGGTCGGTTTGGTTGGAGAAAGCGGATCGGGCAAAACCTCGTTTGGGTTAGCGGTTTTGAGATTGATTTCTAGTAAAGGCCAGATCAAGTTTCAAGGCGTAGAATTAAACAATCTTCTAAGTGGAGAAATGAGACCTTACAGACAAGAAATTCAAATTGTGTTTCAAGATCCTTTCGCAAGCCTTAACCCTCGTTTAACTGTAGGCCAAATTATAGAAGAAGGATTATCCGCTCACAACATTAAGGGTTGTTGGAATGATATGGTATGGCAAACTTTAATCAAAGTAGGCTTGGAGCCAGACATCCGAAATAGATATCCACACGAGTTTAGTGGAGGTCAAAGACAACGCATATGTATAGCTAGAGCGCTAGTGTTAAAACCCAAACTTTTAATTCTAGATGAGCCTACATCAGCTTTGGATCGATCAATTCAAAATCAGCTGATAGATCTCTTATTAGAGTTGCAGCGCACCTATAAACTGGCATATTTATTTATAAGTCACGATCTTCGCGTTGTAAAGGCGATGAGTCATTTGATTATCGTTATTAAAGATGGTGTAGTTATGGAGGAGGGCAAGGCTGGAGAGGTCCTTGAGAAACCAAAGAGCGTATATACACAAGCTCTAGTTAAGGCTGCATTTGATATAATTTAGGAGGTTTTTAAAAATGAGTTGGTTAAAAAGTGTGTCCACAACCTTACGTTTTGTGATTATTTTTGTTATTGTGGTTCTTGTTTTTGTCGCCGTACTCTTTATCGCAAGTAGGCTTCAATTTGATCAACCAGAAATGGCACAGGCTCAAGAGGTTAGTGAGCCCATGTTAACCGAGCCCACCGTTGTGATTGACGGAGTAGCGACTACAACTTGGATTGATATTGATGTACCATACAGGAGTGCCTCTGTTATAGAAACATGTAAATCTTGGTCGCTTGAAGATGGTGGGGTGCTGGTTGTTCGAACTAAGGACGATAGGGTTATTATAATAGGTGGGGACTTTTTAGCAAGGATTGTGAAGTGATATCCTATATCCTCAGACGCTTGGGTCTTATTATTCCTACACTAATTGGGATTATGATTATTAATTTTTTCATAATACAATCGGCCCCAGGTGGTCCTGTTGAAAAAACGATTGCTCGGCTCAAAGGCGTTGATGTTGCAGTTACTGAAAGAATAACGAAAGGTGGTGGTGGCGAGGTTAGTCAAACAAAAACAGACAAGCAGGTTGGGATGGAGTCAAAGTATCGAGGAGCTCAAGGATTGGATCCCGAACTGATTATGGAAATTGAAGAGATGTATGGTTTTGATAAACCACTTTATAAACGGTTTTTTATTATGATGTGGAATTACATAAGGTTTGATTTTGGAACCAGCTATTACAGAGACAGAAAAGTTCTTGATTTGGTTTTAGAGAAAATGCCAGTGTCAATCTCGTTGGGTATATGGACAACGCTATTGACTTATCTAATCTCAATTCCACTAGGCATCAAGAAAGCAATAAGAGATGGAACAAAATTCGATTTATGGAGTTCATTTGTTGTAACAATTGGTTATGCAATACCCAGTTTCTTATTTGCCATTATGTTGATAATACTCTTCTCTGGCGGGAGCTTTTTGAATATATTTCCTTTAAGAGGATTGGTCTCAGATGGGTGGGCCACCTTTTCATTTGGCATGAAGATAGCCGATTACTTTTGGCATTTGGTACTACCTATATTTGCGATGACAATAGGCGGGTTTGCAGGCCTTACTATATTCACAAAGAACGCGTTTTTGGCTGAAATAAGCAAGCAGTATGTAATCACAGCTCAATCAAAAGGCCTCAAGCAGAAGAAAATTCTTTATGGTCACGTGTTTAGAAATGCCATGTTGATTATTATTGCCGGGTTTCCATCTGCATTTATAAGCGTTCTATTCACCGGTTCTGTTTTAATAGAAGTAATTTTCTCTCTTGATGGGCTAGGGCTCTTGGGGTTCGAGTCGGCCTTGGGCAGGGATTATGCGGTAATGTTTGCGACACTATATGTATTTAGTCTCATGGGTTTATTTCTAAAACTAATCGGAGATCTAATGTATATGTTCATAGATCCTCGTATTGACTTTGAAACTAGAGAGGTTTGATGGAAAGATTAAAGAAAATATGGAATCGTTTGGTGAAATGTAAGCATCAGTGGAAACGTGGCATGTATTATGCTATATGGGGAGGAACTCTGCGCATAGCTATTTTTCGATGTGAGAAATGCGGTAGAGAAAAAAAAGATAGGTGGTTGTGGTTGTGATGTATATGTTCATAGATCCTCGTATTGACTTTGAAACGCGCGAGGTGTAAAAAGTGAGATTAAAAATAAACCAAGGTGGTTGAAAATGGAAGTGTACATAGTTATTACAGAAGATACCCATACTGATGTCTCCGTAGAAGTTTTTAAGCATCTTATTGATGCGCGTGAGCGAGTGGCTGAGATTCAAGATCTTTATGGTGACAAATATGAGTGGCAGGTGAAAGTAATTAAGGGCTGGGCCTACTATGTGAGAACATATAGCGATTGTGTTTCAATACGGATTGAAAAAAAGAAACTAAAGGAGATGCGTCATGAAAAGATTGAGTAGGATCATAGGAAGATGGTTTAAGTACACTTTTCGGTTCCATCATGTGTACTACAAGGGTTATATGGATCGGAAAATGAGAAAGCATTGCCGGCCGTCCTATATAAATGGCGGGTATTAAAAGTAAATACTTAATTAAGGAAAGTAGAGATGAGTTGTAATCATATGACTAAAGAACAGCTTGAAGCAAAGATTGCTTGGAATGAGAAGTACCTGGCAGAAGGCGCACAACATATTGCCAACCTAGAAGCAATGATTGAGTGGGAAAAGTCTCATTTGACTAAGCACGCAGAGTTTCACGCAAAGAGCGTGAAACGACTTGCTGAGATAAATGAGACGTCTTAATAAAGGGGTCATGACATGACAAAACGCGGCCGTGATATATTATTTATCTCATTTCTTATAGGTTTTGCGGTGATTGTAGGAAGTGTGGCAAAATATCCGAACCACTTTTCATCCAAGAAGGCCTATGAGAAACAGGGCATTATGTCTCCCTTACAGATTGAATTAAGAGATTGGACCCAGGTTGGTTCGCTGGTTTCAGTTTCGTATGTTTTGACTAACAAGGGAAGCGAAGTGGTAATAGGATGGACGATGGAGTACTTGTATGTCTATATGAATACGCAGAACAAGCAGGTAGTGCAGCATCTAAAAGTATATCACCAAGGCAATAGACGTGTTGACTCGCGCGAAGAGTATTTTGGTGTATTTGTGTTTACTGAACATCGAGAGGTCGTGGAAATTAAAATTTGGGGAGTGACCGAAGCAGTCCTGGAATAAGGATTAGGGATGAAAGAACTAAGCCTGGTAGCAAGAAGAAGATTAGATAATTTTATAGCAAACAGAAGGGCGTACTGGTCGCTCTGGATATTCCTTTTTCTTTTTGTTTTTTCACTTTTTGCCGAGTTCATAGCAAACGATAGTCCTCTGCTTATAAGATACGCAGATCGGTTTTACTTTCCAATAACCAAAAATTATACGGAGATGGATTTCGGCGGGACATTAAACATAAAGGCAGATTATCATGATCCATATCTTGAAGAGTTGATAAAAAACAACGGCTGGATTATCTGGCCAGCGATTAAGTATAAATTTGATACAATTGATTATATAATGACGGAACCAGCACCAACTAAACCTTCTCTGAGACATTGGCTGGGAACCGATGACCAAGGTCATGATGTAGTCGCGCTGGTGATTTACGGTTTCAGGATATCTGTAATTTTCGGACTTGTATTGACCACATGTAGTTCTGCTATCGGAATAATGGCAGGAGCGGTTCAGGGTTATTTTGGTGGTAGAGTTGATCTATTGATGCAAAGGTTCATTGAAATCTGGGGCTCGATACCAACATTGTTTTTGATAATAATTATTACTAGTATTATTACTCCAAACTTTGCGTTGCTGTTGTTAATCTTACTTTTGTTTTCATGGCTGTCGTTAGTTGGGGTAGTGCGCGCAGAATTTTTACGGACCCGAAATTTTGAGTATGTTAAAGCCGCAAGAGCCTTGGGTGTCAAAGATTTTAAGATTATGTTTAAGCATATACTTCCTAACGCAATGGTTGCTACGTTAACGTTTTTGCCGTTCATTCTAAATGGTTCCATCGTCGCTCTTACTTCTCTTGATTTTCTGGGATTCGGGCTTCCAGCCGGATCTCCTTCGTTAGGGAGATTACTGGCTCAAGGAAAGGCCAATTTGCAGGCGCCTTGGTTAGGAATTACTTCATTTGTGGTGCTTTCGGTTTTACTTTCACTTCTCATCTTTGTTGGAGAAGGCGTGAGAGATGCGTTTGATTCGCGGAAGAACTTATCATGATAATAATTTACAGGAGAAGGGGCTGTTTATGAAAAAGGAGAAAGAAGCAAGCGTATGGAGCGGCATTATTATTTGGATCGGCGTAGGTGCTTTGTTGGCCATAGGGCTGTGTATGTTTCACAATCACGAGCTCATGACGTGGTATATTAAAGTTGCGCTGTATGCGGCTTTTATGTATTGTATGATGAAGGTCGGCGGTCACGCTTACAAAATAGTGTATAGCTGGCGCATCAGGTATCCTAAACATTGGGAAGAGCGCATAATGATGCGTATATCTAAAAAGATTAAAAAGGCCACCGAACAAATAGTTTTGGCCAGACATTATCAGGAAGAAAACTATAAAAAAACTGATGCATACAAAAAAAGATTTGATCCATTCAATATGGATTTGAATAAAATAATGGAAAAGGGTAAACAAGATGGAAATGTACTTTAGTGTTGACGTAGAAGCAGACGGTCCCATACCTGGTCCTAACTCTATGTTGAGCATTGCGGCCGCGGCATTTGACCGTGAAGGAAACATGGTAGGAACATTTGAAGCTAATCTCAAGGAACTTCCGGATGCAGAGCAGGATCCTAATACCATGAAGTTCTGGAGTCGCAACAAAGAGGCGTGGGATGAATGCCGAAAGAATCCCGGAGATCCGGAAGAAGTAATGAAACGGTTTCACAAGTGGGTCACTGCAACCGCTTTGAAGTTTAACTGCAAACCCGTGCTCGTTGCTTTTCCCGCAGGTTTTGATTTCACTTTTGTATACTGGTATCTCATAAGATTCATGAAGCATTCGCCATTTTCGTTTTCTGCGCTGGACATGAAAACTTTTGCAATGTTTTTGATAAATTGCGAGTACCGAAAAGTAACAAAAGCCAGGATGCCAGGCCGGTGGATGAATACGGCACACAAGCACACTCACAAGGCTATTGATGATGCTATTGAACAAGGACACATATTCATAAACATGATACGCGAATACAGGTCCTTTATCAGTATGCTTTCTAATCCTGAAACTATGCCATGATAAGCAAGAGCGTTGTAGCTAAAAAATTATTGTTGGACAAAAACTGTTGCAAGTGCCTTTACGGATACCGACGTCTTCATCCAAAAACACATAAATACCAATACTTATGCATGTTGCGTTCGCGGCAGAGTGGTGTAGACGAAAATATTTCCAATGATTATACATGTCGGGACTTTTACCGCGGTTATAAAACGAAATGAGAGATAGATTTACAAAAGAGTGCGCAAAAAAATTATTATTAGGTAAAACATGTCAGAGGTGCATACATTTTTATCATTTAGATGCATACGGCAATAATATAGGGCATTATTGCGCGCACCCGCTTTGGAGTAACAATAAAAATCATGACTTTATTGGTAAAGTTTGTAAAATAAATGTCATGGGAACATGTGATTTTTGGGAAGGTTCAAAACGTATAGTATGAAAAAAGCGAACGTCGCCAAAAAACTGCTATTAGATAAAGGATGTATAAATTGCCTCTATTGTATAAAGGGCTCTTTTGAATATAAAGACTGGTATTGTCGACTTGAAGAAAGAAACACATTTTTACACGACAGCGGAATGTGTGATGTCCCAAAAGAACTGTTTTGTGAAGATTACTATCCTCATGTGAATGACGCCCATAAGCGTGATGACTTCTGGCAACATGTGGAACGTACGCATAAAAAATACATATCTCTTATGCGGAAAAAACATAATGGCAAACTGGACACGCAAGAAAAAAGCTAAAATGCTTTTGATGAATAAAACATGCTTGACGTGTCGTTGGCGTGTGAATATTCCAATTGGCACCACTTCTAAGTGTATTAACTTAAACGTGTATCGATCACCAAAGATACCCACCTGCGCGCAGTGGAAACCCGTCATTTCTTCTGGCCGATCGGCCTTTACAGGACGAGCAATATAGGTTATAATATAAACATGAAAGACAAAGCACTAAACATCGTCAAAAAACTTCAAGACAATGGCTATGATGCTGTATATGCCGGCGGTTCTGTCCGCGATATGCTTCTCGGCCACAAGCCTCATGATTATGACATCGCCACCAATGCTCTTCCGGAAAAGGTTGAGGAGCTTTTTGACCTCACCCTTCCCATCGGTAAAACTTTCGGTGTTGTTGTGGTTATGATGGACGGCGACCCTTTTGAGGTGGCCACCTTCAGAACCGACGGTGAGTATTTGGACGGCCGTCACCCTTCTAAAGTAACCTATGCTACCATTCAAGAGGATGCCGAGCGCAGGGACTTTACTATCAACGCCATGTTTTATGATCCTATCGAAGACCATTTCATCGATCTGGTTGACGGCAAGAAAGACCTGGAAAACAAAAACTTAAGGTTTGTCGGCGACTCTCAAAAAAGAATCGATGAGGATAAGTTGAGAATGCTACGGGCCGTTAGGTTCGCAGTTCGTTTTGATATGAAGATTGAAGACGAGTCTTTTCAGGCTATCGTCCGCAACTCTCATAAAATCCATGAGGTTTCTAACGAGAGGATCCAGGATGAGTTGTCCAAGCTGTTCAGGCTTGGTGAATCTACAAGAGCGTTGGATCTCCTATGGTCTTCTGGTCTTCTTAAACAAGTTCTTCCGGAAGTCGCAAACATGAAGGGCTGTCCACAAGAACCCAAGTGGCATCCAGAGGGTGATGTTTTTGAGCATACCAAGATTGTAATGGACCTTCTTTTCGAGGAGAACGAGGACCTCAAAGACGAGACCATTTGGGCGACTCTGCTTCATGACATCGGGAAGCCTCCGGTGACTGTCTATGAGAACGGCAGAGTCAGAAGTCGCGCTCATGAGTTTGTTGGGGCTGACATGGCCAAAGAGCGGCTCAAAGAGCTTAAGTTTTCAACCAAGTTCATTGAGTTGGTATATAATTTGATTCATGACCATATGCGCATTAAGAAAGCAACCAAGATGCGTACCGCTAAACTCAAGAGAATGCTCGCTCAGCCTTATTTGGTTGAGTTGATGCAACTATGTCGTGCCGATTCTCTTTCTTCTACCAAGATGATTGAGTGGTACGATTATATTAACGAGAAACTCGACACTTTTGAGCCCGAAGAGATTAAGCCTCCACGACTAATCGACGGTCATGATTTGATCGAACTCGGTCTTGAACCAGGGCCTATCTTCCGGGAGCTTTTGGAAGATGTAACCGACAAGCAACTCGAAGATGTTCTGAAAAGCAAGGAAGATGCTATCAGATATATCAAAGAGAAGATTGACAACTAAGGCAGCTCCTTAGGGAGCTGTCTTTTTTTTTTGTCATGACATATATAATAGCATGAGATACATGTATAAAAAGATTATATACGTAGATATGGATGATGTTCTGGCAGACATGATCGTGGGCATCGTCGATGGATACAACGAATTAATGGGCACTAATCGGCGCCCGGAAGAAATATATCAATGGGAATTTTATAGATGCTTCGGTCATAACGACGAAGAGGGTTTTGAGATTCTTACTAAAATATTCTCTAAAAAGGGCTTTTGGTTCAATCTCGAGCCAAAACCAGATGCCGCGGAAGTATTAAAACTGCTCAACGAAAAATATCAAGTATATGTTTGTACCGCCCCGTTTCCATGCAAAAACTGTATCCCCGAGAAAATACAGTGGCTGAATAAATACTTTCCTTTTATCAAAAATGAACAAATGATATTCATTACCGACAAGTGGCGATTAAAAGGAAACTACATGATTGATGATAGACCTTTGTGTTTGCGCCGCTTTTCGGGAACAGGGATACTCTTTAGAACCCCCGCCAACCGTAATTACAACGCCTTCGAACACACATTTGAAAACTGGAATCAAATAAAAGACTTCCTCATCTAAAGATAACCTTGTGATGAAAAGAAAACCAATAAACTACAAAGATTTCGACGAAGAAGATACAGCGCTCACCATAGACGACAAAAGAGAGCAGCATGTCCTTGCTATCATTTCGCACAAGGAACGCGTCGCTCTTACGGAACCAGGAGCACAGGGCCTTCCTTATATGAAGCGATCAATAGGGCTGGCTGCTCAAATGCTTGGCCTTCCTGACGCACAAAAAATAAGTGTCACTGTCGATACAGACTACTCTCCTGTTAAGTATAATATTGAGAATAAGCGCGACAAGATAAAGTATCTGTATGAAAATGGTCGTGCGATGTGGAAGCGCGCTTATATTGTAACTTTTTTAAAGTTTTATAAAGACTAATACTTCTTTCCAATAAAGATAAATGAAATAACACCAAGTCGACAATTAGGAGTGTACAATGAGCGTGGAGAAAGCATATCTGTTGAACTTTGGTGCCCTCTTGTCCGATGGGATAATAAAGGCAATAAAGAAAGACCACGAAATATCTAATGTTGAACAGGTACACATTAGAGCCTCTCTCAATCTCAAGAAGCACAGCACTTATATACAAGTACATGACATCGTAGAAAAAAATAAGGATTATTTCTGCTCCGGTGTTCCTGTTGTGGTCAATCTGCCGGGTTTACCAGTTTATGTGGCTCATCTGTTAACTGAAATCAGCGCGCTTACGTCCAAGTTGCCTGTCATAGTTGAGTGTGTAAAAGACTATGACTCGGACGGCATATTTAGCGATTTCAAATACAAGAGGCTTTACGATCTTGACAGAGAAAGAAGTTGGAGCAGAGAGAACTACAAAAGAAATCCTCAGGCTCGCTACGATGACGAGAAAGATAGTAAACAATAATCTCCGAGATCACATTAATGAAAATAAGCAAAATACTCAAAGCCGCGGCAATAGGTATCGTTGGCGCACACGCTATCAAAACATTTCACACTAAGCGATATACGGCTCCAGGTTACTCTATAAAACCGGCTGGAACAAGCGACTTCGCTCCAGCTGAACTCAACAAGCCCATTCCAAAGAAAAAACCAGGCGCCAACCCTTTGACAGTAACGTTTGTTTATTCCGGCGACCACATGGGCACTATGATATTCAAGTGGGATTATTTGTGGATAACTCCCAAAGAAAAGTTGATATATACTCGCAATGACATAATATCCTGGTTGAAAGACAGGATCCTATCCAACTCAGACAAAAAAAGCAAATATATAGTCATAAAAAAACTGGACGACAGAACTATAACTTTCGCTTTTGATCATAACACCTGGTTTAAAGATACTCTGAAAAATGCCAAGGCGACAATCGGTTATATCCCAAACAAAGTGTTTATTAAGTGGACAGTTCCGATACCAGATTTGCCAATGACGAAATACTCCCGGGCTTTTCTCACCACTTTTCTCTGTAGGAATCTGAATACCTATTTCAGAAAGAACCGGTCAGCTATGAAGTTTCAAAAGTATTACAAGTGGCTCGATAAAGTCAATCCTGATTTCTTTCACTACAATGTTGATTGGTTCAAGTTAGAGTGGATTTTGACCCTCAAAAACACAGTAATACTTGGCACATTAGCCACGGCCTTCGGTGTCAAAAAAGCCCTCAAACCATAAAGCATATATAACTATGTGAATAATATCGACCTCCTGCACATTAAGGAAATAGCAATAGAAGCAGATAATTTTATTCGCCTTTTGTACCGTGGGCAGCACAGCCCTTACGCTCTTTTATACGAACAAGTACACGCGGCTATAGACTTAAGTATTGGGAGAACGAGAATAGAAATACCTTTTATTGTTTTTGATAATCCTACCCAGAACGGCTCATATGAAAAATTTTCTGATATACATTTCACCTATGATAGAACAAAAGACAGAACCGAAATGTTAAACGATCTAATAAATAGCACCAAAAAGGAAATTGAAAAATACAATGATTCAGAGCAAGCACAAGGGTAACGCCTTCGAGCGTCAGGTTTGCGGGATATTAAAAGAAAGATTTAATCAACCATTTAATCGTGTTCCTACGTCTGGCGCAATAGGAACAGCACAAAAAGATATACTCACCGAAGAAGCCAAGGGTATCTTAACCGGTGATATAATCTGCCCCAAGAACTTCAGATTTTCAGTTGAATGTAAATCTCGCAAAGAGTTTAGTCTTTGGGGTCTGCTTGGCGACGCCAAGGAAACAGAATGGCTTGATTGGTGGAAACAAGCTTGTGAAGATGCCCACAGAGCGAATAAACAGCCCATTGTAATAGTAAAATATAATAATAGAAAAATACTTGCCTTTATAGACGGAGAAAACGAAGCGATATTGTATAATGCCAGCGTTAGATTTGTCAAGTATGAAGACTTTTTAGTGTGCCTGCTTGACAATATACTAAAATTTCCAAACGAATCTTTCTTCAAACAGCAGCAATCGTGAGCTATTGTATCACTAAGATAATCCTTGCTGACGATGACTGACAGTTAGGCGTCACCTTGCGGCCGGCGCTTGACGATCACATATAATTCAGTTTCTCCCCGCGCGAAGTGTTTTCCGGTGTTGTATTAGATAACCCTCGCGCGGGTATTTTTTTGGCCAAAGATAATGTTATGAAGTCAGCAACCATACCTGGAAACAAATGGGAAGACCCAAAAACATTTACAGTTGGTGAGGTATATTGGGGAGAAACCCAACGGCCAGCTGGTGGTTTGTTCGGTTCAGATATACTTATACAGATAACAGACGTCAAGGATGGAAGAATATACTGGCGTGATATATTCCGAGGCACAACCGGCAGTTTTGTGTCGAAGCAATTCACCAGGTTGAGCAAATCGAGCCTTCTTGTGAGCACCAGTCAAGGAAAGAGAGATCTGCTTGTTAAGTTCTTTATTATGGATTTGTCATATCTGACCAAATGACAAAGCATATATAATCTCATCAGGATGTGATATGTACTTATCCCCAAGTTTAATTAAAACCTACGAAATATGTAAATTACAGTATAAGTGGCGCTATGTTGACAGGATTGAAAAACCGCAGCCAGAGACCGACGCTTTAGTTTTTGGCAGTTATGTACACCGCTTCATGGAACTCTATGAGCATAAAAAGGTCAGTGATATCTTACAACAGCTCAAGAGAGAGTTTAACATTCCCAAGCGCATGGAAAGTAATCTCATAATGGCCATAGGTAATACTGTCAAATATATTAAACAATACGAAGGCTACAAGGGTGAGAACGAGCAAAAAATAAAAACCAACGTCGGCAACCTGTATCTGGCGGGAAAAAGCGACAAGATTTACACCACTGACGAGGGTTTGATTATTATAGACTTTAAAACTTCCAAAAAATTCTGGAAGGGGATGAACGATCTACAACTAAAGTTTTATTCGTTGGTGTTATCGAAAGAAAGAAGCATCCCTCCAGAGCAAATAGAAACTATCGTATATTACAGCTTTCTGGGTTCTATAGATTCCAACACGTACACATCAGATGAAATAGACTACTTTTTAGAATACTTGAAAGATGTTGCGAATAGGATAAATAAAACCAGGAGTTGGACACCTACTAAAAACAGATTGTGTGATTTTTGTGCCTATAAAGAAGATTGTCCTGCGTGGGAATAATCACATTAGAACATCCACTTAACAAAACGTTTAGCTACTTCTATATTAATCTTCTTGTTTATTTGATCCTTATCGTCAATCGTTAGCTCTTCCCATCCCCAACCGTACGTCCCTGATGGCGCCATTTGAGTAAGACCATAGGGCTTCAAAAAAATATACATTTCGTTTGTACGTTCGCCGGGAAGCCAATCGGGCCTCTTGGCGAAAATGATGCCGATTTCTTTGGGCTCGCGGATAAACACCAACATCTCACCAAACTTTATAATATCACCCTTTGTGAAGTCCATAATTTACCTCAATTTTATCTTTGCGGATACATAGATATAGAGGAAAAAAAGGAGGACATCAAATGAGCAGTTTGTTTAGGTTTAGATTGAAATTGTCTACATTTTTCCGAAAACATTGGCTTGTGATTTCCGTGATTGTGGTTGTTTTTTTCATCCTGCTTTGCATAATAAGTTCTGTTAGAAACGAACGAGACGCTGAAAAGTATCCAGGACTCACTACCGCAGTACAAGAAAACCCTGTGAAAAAAGCACCTGAAGTCAAAGAAGAGGAACAATACGAAGGAGCGGCAGCTTCTTTAAGGATGTCTATGGAGTATGCCTATATGGAGGGCCAAAGGGATTACATCGAAGGTGAAATTAAAATAGTAGAAATAAACGGGGATTATAAATGGATCGAGTCGCCCTGGGAGGGAGGCGGGGATACCGTACACAATTATCTATCGGAATACATCAAGGAGTATGAACAATAAACATAGAGCAGTTCAACGAAATGAGAGATATGTTCCGGAAAACCAATTGGTACCTGGAACAATTACGCAGGGCCATCGTAAACGAAGGTAATATATTGTGCGGTTGTGGCAAGTGCTCAGAGAGACGTAAATGCTGGGGATCCAATTTTAAATATATGTGCTATGTGGAGTCTAAACGAAAATGTATAAACTTAAAGAAGTAAAACACCGATGTAGAAGAGTCGCCTCTATTTTGTTTGGCATCTGCTGTAGTGCTATCACGGGTGCAATAAGCGCGGTATTTCTTATGATGTTCACAGTTCCATTCACCGTTCGAAACGTCCTCTTGTATGTTTTCCTAAACTTTGCTATCATCCCAGTCAGCGCTTTTTTGTTTTATAAGCTAAAGTTCAGAAAGCATATATAGTATATACACAAGCAAACCGGAGTTAAGATGCCAAAGTACCTGAAAATAACGCACCATGGCGACGTATGGCTATATGACCTCGATGAAGTCGAAAACTCAATAACTGGCCTCAATCAAAGAGCTCTCACACGAAACATATTCAAAGAAGCCAAAAGAGAAGTAATAGATATAAAAGAGGGCTTGGAAGAAAACAAGAACCACCTGGAAGATTGCCGCACAGGCCTGTTGCGTCTTCGTGATCGAGTAGATGCCATATTTACATCGCCTCCCTATTGTGCAGGCAAAGCTTATGAAGATGGAAAAAGCAAAGAATATTCCTATGACGACAGCCAACCTTATGAAGATTATCTAATACAAATGAAGGAATGGATGTCCTCGGCTTATGTTGCTCTCAAAGATGGCGGAGTGTTCGGCCTCAACATATCAAACATAATGGCCGAAGGACAGAAGCGTCCGACTGGAATTGATTTGCTGAATATAGCCGTAGATGTCGGTTTTACATTTCAAGAGCAAATCATGTGGGTCAAACCTCTCGGTGCTGGCAAACAAAGAACTGGCTCCTACATCCTTTCTTACCAGAAATATCAAGACAGGCTAAAGGCAATAAAGAAATTCAAGGACCTGCCTGAGCCAGCACAAAAGCTGAGCGAATACAAGGATCTAAAAAAAGCTTTGCTGGCGAAACTACGAGAACTCAAAAAAGATGGCAATGAGGATACGGATGAATATCGCAACCTGGATAACGACAGGCTTGAGCTTAACAATAACATTCGCGTATTAGAATTATTATCCGAGAATAAAAAGCAAAAAGAAATAAAACAAACCCTCAAAGACGAGGCCTCGCAAGTTTACAGACCAAATCCGATTACAGAGTATATCTGGATACTTACCAAAGGTGATGATATAACAAACCACACGTGTATTGATTTGAAACAGGTGAAAGATCAGCTTTATAACGTTTGGTATGATAAAACCACATTAGACATCAAAGAAAAGTTAAAAAAAAGTATGACCGGAAGCGATTTGGACAAAAAGATAATTAAAGATAATATAGCAAGTGTGTCATTAAACTACGTTAATAAAGTTTTAGAGGGTTATAGCGAAACTATTTCAGATTTGGCTGAAAAAGCCTTGCTTAAGGTGAGGCCGAAGCTAAAAAAAGAGAGCGATTTAACCCCTACTAAAATCAATCGCGCTCTTAAACAGATTTACGAAGACAACGTAACACAGCTGAAAACAAAAATGGCATCACAGGTTTCGAGGTCTTTGATAAGTGCTATTAAGAAAGGCGAAGAGGAGACAAAAGAAGCGTTGGCGGAGAGCTTCGCCGTGTTTTGGCGGCAGTTTACCGACAACTGGGACATCGCGCCCACCAACACAAAAGTCCGCAATCATCCTGCCCCCTTTTCGGTTGACTTACCAATGAGATTTATTGAATTGTATTTGCCTGAAGATGGTCTTATTGTGGATCCTTTTGTTGGTTCGGGATCCAGTGCACAGGCTGCTGTCAGGCTAAACAATAAATATAATAGAAAATACCGTTGGCTTGGTTTCGATATCTCACAAGAATATATCGATTTGGCGAATAAATTTATTCAAGGTGAAAATAATGGAAATAATGGATGCTGAGACAAACAGACTCATCAGTGTAGAATCCCGCATGCGCGCCGAAATGGCAGTTTCCTGGAGCAGTTTGACAAAAATGGTGGATCTGTTAATAGATTTAAGTGAGCAAACCGAGCCGCAATCGGCTGTTGCTGTGGGTAAATATAGATTCCAAAGAAATCAATACAGACCAGAAGGCAGTCGAGACATCGTAAGAGTGTACGAAGTTTTTTCTGAAGAAGGCGATCGGTTGGCGGAGGTTGTCTTTCGTGGCAATACATATATAAGTAGTGAGATAGATGAAAGTTCTACCAAGGCGATGCAAGAAGCAATTACTGCGTTGAAAAACATGCTCAAATTGCAGCTGCAATCCGCCGGTGAAAGAATGCGAAAAGAAAGAGATAAGCTAAATAAAATACTTAACCTATCAACCACATAGCTTCTCCTAGCCCGGCCGTACGTAGGTCGGGGAAACTCCTCCTGTCTTATGTTCCGTGTGTTTAGGCGCACGGAACATTTTTTTGCGCATACAGAATGATAATCACCTAAGATAAGTTTGTAGACCATAGGGAGGAAATTATGCTACATTTTGGAAGATTACCAATAGGGGTAGTTGTTTTAAGTGAAGCTGGAAAAATAATCCAGGCCAATAAAAAAGCCCGAGATTATTATGGTATGAATAAAAATGCGGCTGAGGACTATAGTGCCACTGATTTTTTCCCTGATGATGATTCTCTCAAAGAGTATTATGGGATAATCAAGCAAGATGCAACAGGACAAGTTGTCGTTATGGTCAACGATACAGCATTGGTGTTGCACATAGGATATCTCATCAAAGGCGAGGAAAAGTCTGTTATCCTTCTGATGATAGAAGCTGAACACCTAGAGAAAATACGAGAGGCCGTCAAACATCCAAACAAGATTTCAGAGCTGTTCCCTGACTTGATCTTGAACATCAAAGCGCTGTTGGATCAGATATATGGTTATTCTCAACTGTTGAAAATAAAACTAAAAGAGCCCGAAACCTACAAAATCGTCGATGACCTTGATCTTGTCTTGAAACAAGCCGTCGCTCTGCTGGGTAAAGTATACAAGTTGATACTTGAAAATGAAGAAAAATCCAAGTCTAAGACAGAAGTATAATATACACTTTCACGGCAAAGCGAAGTACGGCAAAGATTGGCCTAAAATAAGAGCCCGTATAGTAAGACGTGACGGTGGCCGGTGTAAAATATGTGAAGAGAAAAAAGGTCTTCACGTTCATCATATTATCCCTTTCAAAATATCTCACAGCAACGAAGATTTGAATTTAGTTACTCTTTGTCGGAAGTGCCACCCCAAGGTAGAAAAGGTCGCATGGATGATGTTACAAGAAGGCGCTCACAGGTATCAAATATACAAAGCCGCGTGGGGATACATTAACAATGAGCGTCAAAAGTTATTGTTGGAGCGTAAGTAATGGGACTTTGGCAGCGCATTATGGGTTTAATCTTCAGACGCAGCTTTAGATCTGGAGTAATTCCATTCAGCCCAGGCCGCATATATCAATGCACATATAGATCTGGCGTACCAGGTTATATTATACATGACCCAAGACCTACTGTATTTGTATTGAGCTCTGACCAAATGTACACTACCGGATTGAATACGCACTACTTAGGGGCATTGCAATACAGTCTAGCCAATTGGGTTATATCAGCAAGGGATTCAGGAGTTCCATTGAACGGTTTGGTGATATATCAATTGCTAAAGAAAACTTATCCAGCTATCCCAAGATTAAGCTTTCGCCGTTATTTTACCAAAAACCTTAGGGGTAGATTGGTCAGTTCAGGAATGTCAAATGTTCCAGAGCCTCATGCCAATCAGTCCATCGCGGAGCCTTGGATAAGAAAAATCAATCAAACAATTTATAACCCTGCAGTCAAGACGCCAGCCGACACCAAAGCCATGGCACAGAATATCGTCGACACCTCCAGAAGGACTCAGTACAATCCCACTCCTGGGGCTCCGTTTGCACAAAGAACGCAGTATGAGCCACCATCATTAACTCCTCCTCCAATGCCAGAAGTATAACAAAACTACGATGATTTTTTCTCTCGCTTGAAGATAATAGGTGAGGATATAACACTATGGCTATCAAGTTCACTTCAGACCAATACCAGAAAGCCAAGGAAAAAGTATACGAAACATCTACCGCAAAGAAACTGAAGAGCCTTGAAGAGAAAAGCAAGGATCAAATCGCGCGACAAAACGCATTCGATCCTAACGATAAACGCGTAGCTCAATTCTGGCAAGACCCAAACACTGGGGAATACCTAAGACCTACATATCCTTTTAAGCCGTTTATAGAAATTAAATTTTTGTCAGACGCTAGCGCAGATGAACTCACATACAGCCAGAATTTGTTTAGAATACCATATAATTTCGTTACTAACTTTTCAGTAAGCACATATCCTTATCCAAAATGCAGCTTGACTATTTCGGATCAAGAATTCACATATATCGAAAGGTTTGCTTTAACAGCTCTCGCGCTATACAATGAGACCATATTAAAAAGACAACAAGGTTACTGGCAAGCTGAGGGCGAACCGTTTGTGGCTCCAGGTTTTGCTAAAATAAGATGGGGCTGGGAAGGCGTTAGTCAACCCATATCCAGCGACTGGATTACCATGATTCTTATAGGTTTCAAATATAACATTCGAGCCACATGGCTAGATATAAGCCTTGATATGATTGGCAACAGCCAATATTTTTTTGATATTACCAAACTGGGCACGAGAACCGACGTCGTTAAGCCTGTAGATCCAAATACTGGGGCGGAAAAAGATAACGGCACCTTGCAGGAATTCGTTATAGCTATGCTTAAAAGATTTAGCCTTCAGAACGAAGTTCATTATTATATACCAGAAGAGTTCAACAGAAGCATGACTGTCTCGGATTTCAAAGGATATACTAATCAATTTCGCAAAAGTGAAACAACACTGATGTCGTTTATCAACAAAGCACTAAGTCTCCAATTGGAGGATACAGATACCCGTAAAGCGAAAATAACCACAATAGAGATAACGACATATCGCCCTGAGGATAAATATTTTGAGAAATATGGTCTCGTCAAAAAGTGGATATTAAAGCCGCCTCTCGAGAAACGAACAAAAGTAGCCAGGATTTACGAGTGGCGCAATACCCCAACATCTGTAATACAGAGCTTGGAGGCCAATATACCAGAGGGTTATTTCTTGGGTTATGCAAGCCTGAGTTTCATGGGCTTTACATTAGATGACAATGGTAATATTGCCGAACATGTGGTAAGATTTGATCCTAGTAAATCCGAAGGCCTTGTTTCATTAAGCACTCTTAATTCTGAAGTACAAACGCAGCACCAAAAGGAAAGACACATAACAGAACAGGGTGAGGACCCGGATTCTGTGATGAGACTCCAGGCGGCACAGGCTAAAATAAATCAAAATGAAAAAGGATACGATGATTTATATGCGCCTATGAATAAATTTCTTGACAAATATGCCGTTAAAGACGACAATGGTCATATAGTCAAGGATGATCAAGGCAATTATATATTAAGAGAAATCGAAACCGACACCATTGTGGATGCTGAAACCGGCGAAACAAGACCAAAGACAACTGGAGATTTAAGGGAAGAGTATGCGGCTATAGACAATCAGGTTCAACAGTCCATCAATAAAAGAGATTCCGAGAACGCAGAGGTTAGACAGCGGCAAGTTGAAGGAGAAAAACAAATAGAGCAAGAATGGAACACATATATCAAGAATCACAGCGAGTTTCTCCCAATTCCACTCAACACCCAAAGCGCAGATGGATTAGACTTGGATGAAAAAGCGCAGAGAGATCAATGGCTGCTTGAGCGCTTGATGATTAATATAAATGAAGACATGGTTCTTACACTTAGATTAACTATTTTGGGAGATCCATTTCTTGATGGAACACATGTAGATTTTAACACAGAAAGAGTGAGGGTTATTGTGCATAGGCCGGATGGAAAACCGTCATTACTAACCAACTATTATTTATTTGTACCGGCTGATGTGACGCACAATATAACCAGAGCCGGATATACAACCTCAATGACGTTGATGACCGCAAGGGATGCCCAAGAGGAAGCGATGAAAACGTCACTGGAACAACAGGAGTAAGTAGATGCCCGCAGGCGACACGATGACAACCAACTTGGATTTCATGCTTAATGTAGAAAGCAATCTTACAGAACTGGGCCGAATGTTCCAGGCTGTTGGTGGTCAAATCAGAAGTCAATTGAGTATTATCGAAGACTCGACCAAAAAGTGGGGCGTTAGTTTAGGTGATGTTTTGAGCATTCAGTTGGCTTCGGGCATACAAGGGCTTACTGTAGAAGTTAAGAAATTAGTATCGATATTTCAACAAGTGCACGGCGTCACGGCCGACGCTCTGACCACGGCCATCGACAAAACAGATGAGCTTAGCGAAAAAACCGTGGAAATGGCCGACCAGCAGATGAAGGATGCAGAAGAGCGCGCCGAAGTATTACAGAAAGAAATTAAAATGGAAGAGGTGCGTAGAGATATAGCTGAAGATTTCAACAAAGCGCAAGAAGACAGTCGCAAAACTCTTGGTCCCTTTGGCGACCTGGTCGATAAAGTGGGGCTGACAGTCAACAAGGTATTCGGCACTCAACAAGAAGTACTAAAAGAGGGCGCCAGAGCCGCCGATTTGGCACAAACCGCTCTTACCAATATGGAACACGAATCTGAAAATGTATTCAAACGCCTCCAGAAAAGATTAAAATCTGCCGGAGAAGAAGGTGGTACACTTGGCCTCGCAATAAGAGGCCTGGGAACCGCCTTTAAGATTGCCGGTCGATCTGCTGTCATTATGGGAAGAACTATGGCGTCTTCATTCAAAGCCGCGCACAAAATGGCCAAGGTGATGTGGACAGCTATAATGGGACCACTGGCTCCAGTCATCAAATTGATGAAATGGTTTGTAGGTATACTAGGTGGACTTTCGTTCGTAACTGCCATACAAGGAGCCATGGACTTAGATGCCGCCGTTAACGATATTGCGCGAACAATGACTGGTGGTGTTGAGTCTGCCGAAGCTTTTCGAAAAACCAGCAATAGATTAATGACAGATATTAAGAACTCAGCCATGGAGGCTGGTGCTGCAGTTCAAGATATGGCTGCTGTCTATCAAGGACTGGCCGCCATGCACATTCCTGTTGAAGATCTCAAGGGTTTAGCTGACCTATCTTGGGAAGCAGCCAAGGGCCTTGGAATGAGCTTTGAACAAACGAGCCAGTTGGTAGGAACACTACAACACGTAGGTCGCTTGAGCCAAACTGAAATCAGAGGCATGTTGAATCAGTTTGCCTCCTTACAGCAAACATTAGGATTGTCAGCAGCCGAAACACAGGCTCTGGCACAGAACATAACAGAATCAACACGTAGATTGAAATCAATGGGCGCTACCCAGCGTCAGATACAACAATATTCAAGAGAAACAACAAGATTGGCAGCAACATTTATTCAAGTAGGCCTGGAGGCCGATGCGGCCGCAGCCAAAGTTAAAGACCTGTTTGACCCTGAATCCCTCGAACAAAACATAGCGTTATATTCTCAGTTAGGCATGAGCGTCACAGACGCAACTGCTATCATGCAGGGCGCAGGTGAAATACCAGAAGATATGGCGGCCAAGTTCGTTTCACTATCCAAGCGGATTGTGGCGATGGGTCCAATAGCAGGTAGAGCCTACGCCAAAACAATGAATATGTCTTACGGCATGGCCCAGCAGCTCGCGAGCCTCACCGCAGACCAAGCGGGTGAAGTCAACAAGTTAATGGGTCGTGCTGGCGAGGCACAAGAAGATGTTTTGGCAAAACAAAGAGAACGACAACAAAAACAATTGAAGGAACAGTTCGAACAGGCCAAAAACAGAATGGCCCTACTGTTCATGGAAACACTTCAGCCGATATTAGAGGTTATCCGCGAAATAATGGTGCATGTTAACAAACTCCTCAAAGACATGGCTCCTTATGTAAAAGAGTTGGCTGTTTATATCGGCCAAGCTATGCAAAGTGTTTCCAAAATTATTCCTCCGATATTTGAAATGATTAAACGCTTGACAGATTTGTTTTTTGCTGGTGCCGAGGAATCTATTTTCTCTAAAATAGTAAAAATAGTGGAGCAAATCGTAGACATGGCCATGGGGTTTATGCCAATCGTAGAACAGATACTAACCACTCTTATAGACGCCTTCATGACTGTCGTACCGCCAATACTAAGCGCCGTAATGAAAATAATCGAAGCATTGAGCCCCGCGATTTCGGCCGTATTGAGTTTTGTCAGCCGAATCATAACACCTATTGCGGAACTGTTTACAGACCTAATAGACGAACTAATCCCGGTAATTGCTCCGCTTGGTAAAGTATTGGCGCAAATATTTAAAACATTCGGGAAAATAATTTCCAATATGCTGGCTCAACTTAAGGGACCTTTGACTAAGATTATCAAAGCTGTTGTGAATATCATAAACGCCATATTACCTGCTATAATGAGAATTATAAAAGCATTAGAACCGATATTTGATGTTATAGCGAAAATCGCCGCTAAGATTGGTGATATTATCGGTGAGCTGCTGTTTGAACTCGCCCCAGCTTTTGAAATGGCAGCCAATATAGTAGCCATGGTATTTGAAATGCTAGGTCCTATTCTAGAAGCTCTTATAGATGCTCTAATACCAGCATTGGATGCCATGATGCCGTTATTCGATCTCGGCATAAAAATGGCAGAAATGCTAATGCACGTTTTCGGGCCGTTGATTAAATATGCACTTAATCTAGTTGTCATAATCGTGAGGATAATCTCCGCGGCCATAGAAGGTATCGCAAAAGTCATGGAGCGAGCATTTGGCTGGATCAGCGACATAATAGACAAGCTTCCTAAGAGAGAGAAAGCCGCGGCTAAAGCGGCGGCCAAAGCATCTGAAGAAAGAAAAGGCTTTTTGGCGGATTTATTAAAGGGTCTCGATTGGAGCTTCGACGTAGAAGGGGCCGCAGCAGAAGGGTACGGCTACGAGCCACCAGGATTAGATCTGCCGGATCAAGGCGACCGTCCTTGGAAGGCTGGAGAAACAAGAGTTAAAGCTACTGACTATGCAGCTCAAGTAGAAAAACAAACAATGACCGCCGAATCGGCGAAACAGATAGAACAAGAAACTGCTGAAAAGATGGTCAGCAGAATGGACAGGAATGCTAAATTAACAGAGCAATCAACAGAAGCGATGAGAGTTGCGGCAAACTTAATGGCGGACATAGCACAGGATACATCAAGGATGGTTATCGTGCTTGAGAACAACTTGCCAGAACTCGTTAAACGCTCGTAAGAGGTAATAAAATGCCTGATGAAAACGATCTCACAACTCCTCCAGATCTCGGTAGTTATGGTTACTCGGTTGATGGAGTAGATCGATCGGAAGACGCGCGCAAAGAAGAACAGATTGTAAGTATACCGACCGATCGCGATATCAAAGAAGACCAAAACATCAGTGAAGCGGGCCCACAAACCAAAAAGGAACAGGAAGACATAGTTATAACGCCGGGAGAGGGCAAAACCGAAATAGAGGTAACACCTCCAGAAGCAACCAATAAAGAAGAACAGGAAATAATACCGGCTTCCGAAGGCGAGCAGAAAGAAACGGTCAATGTGGCCGAAGCCGCTGAGCGTTCCAAAAAAGAAGAGATAGAGACAAACATTTCAGGCGACTATATATGGAAACAACTAAGAAATATCAACATGGCCGCAAGTGACGCCGCCAAAACAGAGACCAGCATAGAAGAAGAAGATGTTGTCCGCGGCGCCAAATCGGAGCAGCAGCTTTCTGACGTAGTAGACAGAACGGTGAAGCAGGAAGAGGTAATAGATGTATTAAGAGAGCAGCAAAAATCAGATCTTACAATCACGGCAGATGCCAACCTCAACAAGACTGAATTAGAAATAGCTCCTGCTGCAGAAGGTGAAGAAAAAACAGAAATAGAAATAGTGTCCCCTGATGGCGACGAAAAATCCATAGTTGAGATAGCCGAAGCCGATGAACATAAGTTCAAGGAAGATCTTGATGTGGAGGATAGACCGCATCAATTCAAGGATCAAGTGGATGTTATCGTTTACGAGCATCTAACAAAAGACTTCGTAGACATTTATACGCCGGAACATGAAGCGAAAACAGAGCAGACGGTTGAAGAAGTAGAACATCTGGCTAAAACAGAAGAGACTATTCCAGAGCTTCAACACTTAGCCAAAGAGCTTCAAGAGATACTTCCTTCTGAACTACAAACCAACAAAGAAGATCAGGAAATCAATTGGGATGATGTTATAGAGAACATCAAAAATGTGGTGGCAAATCAAAAGATTATAGACATAGAGCAGTTCAGCAGAGACAAAATTCAGGAGCTTTATGGCGATAAGCCATTGGGAGAAATATATAATAAAAATGCAAAAACCGAGGAAAATGTTATAACAATAAGCCGCGGAGATTTGGAAGCGGATTTGAATTATATTAGAAACAACCCGGCACAGGACAGCAGCTCCGTAAAACCACTAAGCGCACAAGAAGTAATGGCCGCATTGGTAGCGGAAGTAGCTGCTCACGTCAGCAAGGAAGAACTAAATATAGCTGATGCAGAATTTGAGCTACCTCCGGGAACAGATACGTATTTGACGGACGTGTTTCATCAGACAGATAAAGGCATAAAAGCAGAAACGTTAGAACAATTATTTACTAACATTCGTGTTCAAGTGGACAATCGCGAGGAGCAGGGATATTCAACTATTATATCTCCAGACAATTTTTCGGAGGCCGTAACAATCGAAGGCCCTGCGGTATCCTCTAACGAACGCATACCATCAGTCACGGTTGGTTCTCCTGCAAAAAGCGATAACGAACTCGAATACACGTTTACCGCAAGAGAAGCACAAAAGGAAGAGATAGAAGCTGTTATACCTGGCGTTCAAGAACAAGGACCTGCAGATCAAATCAGACCAAAACCTGAAAGTCCCAGCGGAAGAGTAAACGTTACAGGCGTCACATCGGGCGGAGGGCTAAGAGATACATTTAACACATTTGACGCGGCCGACGCTTCTCTTATCAAAACCGAGGCTCAAACTCCTAACTATACATTCAAACCGCTGGATACTCCTTTGGCTGGAACAAATAAACCCGGCACACAAGAAGATGGCGGTATGATGATAGGAGCGCATAACGCCAAGTTGGATCAAGTTGAGCCATTAGAACAGATAGATAGAACTGTTCACGAAGAAAAAATAACTCCAGGACAAAACGAGAACGGCTTGACTGATCGAGGTATGCTACCAGATGCCAGTGTAGTCAAAGGCACCGAAGGGGATCCGAAAATTGAACTGGACATAACAAGAAATACAGATGTAGATCCCGCAATAAATCCTTATTCAAAGAACCTCACTGGACTAACAGAAGAGTCAATGTTGACTGATGCAAGTCAAATAAAAGATTCTCCTAATTATGATACATTAGTTGAGAATGTGGATGCCGAAGGCAATGAAAAAGTGTTCAGCGCATTTGCCAAAGATCCCGATGAACATTCCCCATTGGATGTCGATCTGGATGTCAGCATGGCCGCTTATGCTGGAGCGACCAAAGGGACACAAGACGCACCAAGAATACCCGTCGATGTTTTAACTGTAAACGAGGATCCTGACAGAGACTTTACAAAGGACGCTCCTGAGTATCCATTCGATCCATCGGGGTTTGTGACTCCAGCTCCGACTATTTTACCGGGCGAAAGCGTGCCATTAGAAACGTTTCCAAAAGGCACACTCACCAAAGACAGTGGCGATAACCAGGTCATCATTACTTATCTAGATGATAGAAGTTATGATGAGCGCAGAAATGCGGCTGGTTATGTTAGAACATACAGAGCCGAAGCCGGTATGGGATTTGAAAAGAAACTTCCATTGGATTTACATTTGACAAACATACCAGGATTTAGAACAACAGCAGAGGCCGCTGGTAGCCTAGGGGTTAATCCCAGAAACCTAAACAACATACCCGAAGAAGTCAGGATAGCATACGGCGGACCTTTTACCATAGGCCAGAACTTGCCATACTATGACATGTATTTTTCGTTGAATAAATTATCCAGACCAGTGGGTCCTCGTGGAGCCATGGCGGATTGGGCAAAAACCGGCATAAAAAACTTATTCAAGCCAGGTGACAGTCAAGGTCAGAATGCGGAACCTGGCAAGGTTCCAAAAACATCTGAAGCCAATCTAGACAAAGTAAAACCTAGAGTCCTAACAATAGGCGGAAAGAGCCTGAGAGGTTACGGCTATTTGGAGGTGTTCAGCAAGGGCAACATCAAAGACGCCGAAGGCAACCCGATGAACATAGCCGAAGAGGCTGGAGATCAGGATCACATTTACAAGGGCCGTAAGAAATACACACCATGGGGAAGCGGCGCGGTTGGATATGGCGGCCAAGAGCCGTTGAATATACCGGCAAGACTGCCATTTCAATTTACTCCAGAGATCACTGGCGATTCCAAATCGGCCAGCTGGGCGCCACTTCAGATTCTTGGCCGCTCAAACAGTCTTTATACATATACAGGTTCTGAAAACAGGACACTGTCAATGAACCTTACTTATGCGGTATTAGAGCCAGCACCCGTCAGTGATTCGGCCAAGCGCATAGATTTGGCATCAACTACCATTGCGGACTTGGCTAGATCTGCTATAGACAAGGACATTCTGAGTTCGGGTGCCAAAACGCTTGAGAGATATCTTGCTAATGATTATCAAGGCATGGAAGACCTTCAAGGTTGGGATGAAAACACAGTCTACTGGATTCTTAATACTATCAGAGGTTTGGTGGTTCCACAATACCACCGGGAAGACGCAACAGCACCAGCTGTAGTTAGACTGGTATACGGTAATTACTTTAAGAAGCGCGTGAGCTTGAGAGATAAAAACGGCGAGTATGTCCAAAAAACAGATATAGATCCATTGTTTATTATAAATCAAGTTGCGGTAACATTTGAGGGCCAAATAAATCAAGAAACGAAACGATATCAAATAGTAAAAATCGCATTGAGTATGATAGAAGTAGATGAGGATATCTTCACTTTCGAGGGCATGGCAGACCTGTCTGGCTATTTACCATACAAACAACAACTCCAGAACCCAAGCTTGAAACAATCTGTTCTCGACAAAATCGGTGGAATTGGTGGTCTTTTCTAAGGAGTAAGCTATGGCTATAACAAAGAAAACAACGTCGGGCAAACAAAATAATCTATACGATACCTACAACCGTTTTCAATATTATACAATCATATACGACGAAGTGGTGTCTGATTTCAGAATAGGGTTGGGATATAATAATCTACCGAGTTATCCCGAAGGTCCTGAGGATACTTATTATGTTATAGAAAAGTATTTAGCGGGAAGACCAGATCTTATTTCTTTGAAGTTCTATGGAACAACAAAACTGTGGTGGGTCATAGCAAAGGAAAACAATATTGAGCATCCAGTAAGAGATTTAGATTCGGGCATAACCGTCAGAATTCCAGATGCCTTTAGAGTGCTAGGTTCTTCAGGAGCGTAATGCGTGGAAGCCATTGTCCGTCCAGCATCAAGAGAACATCTTACCAAGCGATACCTGCCAACCGAAAAGCAGACGCTTAGCCAGGGCCAGTATAACGCCATTTATCGTGGCAAAGTAATAAACACAAACGATCCGCAAAACAGAGGCCGCATTCTCATAAGAACATTTAAATTTGACTCTGTGAACGAACTGGATGAGAACTACGAGTGGGCATTCGTTTTAAACTTATTGGGAGGCCCTCAAAACTCAGGTATACATATTATACCACCAATAGGCTCTGTTGGCTTTGTTGGATATCTCGACGCCGATGGCGCCACTGCTATTTGGCTGGGTGGCTCGAACCTTAAAGAGTTTCCTGTTGAAGAGGACGAGGAGGTTCTGTATACTATTCCATCTCTTCCCGTAGAAATGGATGATGATCCGACTACAATAGTTTGGAAGACACAGTATCCAACAAGGGAAAATGATGTAACTAATACGGATATCGGCGCAGATAGCGATGAATCAGAAACGTGGATTAAATCTGAGAACTTACTTAAGCTGTCTGAAGACGAGTTCACTATATTAAAATATAATCAAGGCCGCACAAGTAAAGACAGTTACGCGATAGGATATACATACAACTTCGAATCTTATACTATTGAAGATGATGTAATGCTTGAAGGCGAAATAGCTGACGATGAGGATACAACAGATCCACTAAATCTTAATTATTCTAATTTCTTCAGAATTCAAGATGAGGAAACCAGGTGGTTTTATAGAACAAAAGTAACGAAAAAAAATGAATCCCAAGAAGAAGTAGGGTTTTCTGCATATAGCAGTATTTGGATGGATGATGATGGTGTTCATATTGGCGATATATGGAATAATTTAATTAATACCACTCGAGATGGAATATCTATCGTTTCCACGGGCAGCGCTGGAGCAGGTGTGTTTTCTCTAGAAGATGATTGGGGCAACTTCGTCAAGATGCAGCAAAGTGGAATGTGGTTGCACGGCGCAAACGAGCAGGATAATCCGCAAGTCTCAGATCCATCAGGAACATATGAATATGGTAATGATTTTGAAGTGCTCAGATTCAACAACGAAACTCCCGGTTTATTAATCAACACATTGGGTAGTGTTGAAATGACAAGGTTGGATACCGGCGGCAGCACTAAAGAATACCTACACATAAATGAGGGATTGCTGCAACTCAGTACGGCTAACGCACAAGGCGCAATTACCATAGAGCCTATGTTGGTTACTATAACGGACAGTTTGGGTGTATTTAGGCTAGACGCTAATGATACAAAATCCGACAGCATGAACTTCAAGGTAAACGCCAGCGCAAACGTAGAAATCATAGGCAACGCTAAAGTCAAAATAATAGGCAACGCGAAGGTTGAAATAGGAAATTTGGTAGATTTAGGCGCCGCGATTGGAGATATACTAAACAAGACAGCTATGATAATATCTCCTCCTGGCACATCAGGAGGCCCTTGTACAATTCCATTCGCAGGTCAAGTATTAGCTAAAGGTTAAAAAATGGCACTAACAGAGTTACAAATAAAAAAGGAGTCTATCAAGAAAGATACCAGATTAAACAAATTTAGCGTCTGGTATATGGATACTCAACAGAAAGAAGCATTTGCGCAATCGGATCAGGTGAATGGCGAACTCTTCACAGGCGTAGAAAATGCTATAATAAAGTACTATGGTGAAAGAAACCATTTAAACGGTCAGACAGTCAGCAAGTTCATGGGCACATGGGGACCATTAGCATCCCTTTCGGGTACTTCTCCATGGATTCTTTCTATGACAGCTCCTGATTATGATACCTTTCCAACAATAACCGAAGGGTATCTGGACATGAATGTTTACAAGCTTTGCGAGCAGATGTATCGCAATCAACAATCAGGCAGCGGCACAGCGGGCATGGTGGCGCTGATAAACAACTTGGCTACTTATTCCGATCAGCTACAAAATGGCTGGATATTTTCCGGGGCAGCAGGAAGCACAAGATACAGCGCTCCTGTGGGCTCTACTGTTACGTTGAAGCTTAATCCAGATTGGCCAACGCCTCCTAAGTACTTAGGAGTTATAGTTAATATTCCTGGAGCGGGATCTCCGCCTCTGACGAATGGTAAATACTATATCGAGGCAAATGGAGTTAAATTCTTGGGTACATTAACCGCGTCAATGGCGTTGAATATGTCTACTGGAACTTATTATTTTAAAGGTTATTATACCGTGGTTCCGGAACACGAAGAAGGTGGCAACTGGAATCCAGATTGGGTAGGTGGTCCTCACAATGCCGTTATACAGAATTATTACAAATGGACTAATAATCAAAGAGTTAACAACGGTGATTGGTGGTCGAATCAGGGCGGCGCAGGTTGGCAGGAGTTCCCAACAGCGCTGAGTACATACTATAATGGCATGACGACTCTGATAACAGACATTAACGCCTTGGTACCAGTTTTAGAAGATATTATAGCTTATTATAAAAGCGATATAACACTTTTGGGCGAGACTACACCAACATGGGAAGTTCTTGGTGGTACTGGAACATGGGACAATCCGGGGGATATTGCAATAGGTTGGACGGAGACAAACGATTTTTATAGCGAAGTTACAACTGGTGGCGGCAGTGGCTCTTGGGCGAGTCAACTAACTGCTCATTTACCTGCCAGTTCTACATCGCACGGTGCCGGCTATAGCGATGCTGAAATCGGGGCTGTAAATACTATAGCCGGCGACTCCAAAACAAAGATAAACAGCAGAACGTCAGAGATTAATGGAAACGACATCCTCGGTACTCTTACTCCGGCGACAAAAAACGGTGCGTTTGCTGGTTTGAGAGCGCTCAGATATCTTTGGACAGATTCGAGATTAAACAAAAGTGGTGGGACTTTAGTTAAACACAACGCAACCATTCAAGGCGTTGATATATTAACAGGAAAAGTAAACTTGTTGGATCAACAGCTTGAGTCTTTGAGGATACCATATGAGGAGCGCGAGCCGAGAACCGATGAGGTTGACTGCAGTCGAATGGAGTATACAGACAGGATAAGAATCTCGTGGAAAATGGTTATGCAGACAGCACAATACGAGATTCATCGTTTTGATGCTGGCACCGGTGATGCCGGTAGGCTTTACAATACTCCAGATGGACCAGTTATAAAATCAAAATTCTCAATGATGGTACAGGATTCCCACCGCCGTATGATGAGAACGACGAGTCTACGACGGGTCAGCCGAGCAGTGAGAGTTTTTTGAGTTTGAATTTTTACGATAGTAAAGTGTGGCGAGCAATAGTAGACGGTTCGCTTGTTATACTTGATGGATTTCTTAACTCTGGAGCGATTAAACCATCGTGAAAGCAACATTAAAAAAGTGGGTATCCATAGGCACCACAAGCAACAGGCCAGCAGTTTACATGACGCCCATAAAGATGAAAGATGGTACGAGCTTGTATTTTTATTTAACATCTGGCACCGCGGTTGAGGCCGTCAGTCTTCACCTTGCTTTTGGCCTAAATAATAAGTATGTGACCGAACTGGATGAGCTAAGCAACGAGGGGAACGAACTGGTCAGAGCTTTCAAAAAAAAGGCTGCTTATCATAAACAGTGGGCGTTGAAAGATTTTATTAGTAATTATAATTTGTATATTTGAAGAGGCATAAATGATTCCTACGGGCGAGTGGCTTCGATCTCCAAAAAGCAGATTAGAGATGTACTGGTATCTTATATTGCCAGGTTGGCCGGCTTATAAATCCTTAGGTATATATTACTTTACAGAGGATGAGCGAGTGCGCGCCGGAAAATATGAACCTCCGACATACGTAAACGAACTCGAACCAGGTATGCCACGGAAATTTAAGCTTAGCGATTCTCGAGATAAGTTGCGCGCGATAAAAAAGGTATTCTCAATACACGGGTCACAATAAATGGCTGATTACTATAAATGGTATAAGCAAGAGGTAAATAAGCATTACATTCTGGGCTTTAAAGGGCCAGGACCAGGCATAAGCTACCGTTTTTGTGCTATGGTCATAAAACCCAATAACGAGGGGTACGTTAGTTTAGACTTCGCATCGGCTAAAGGTTGGGCCGATAGCGGCCCATGGCCCGCTATTAGCTACCCTGCGAAAGAAACACAAGACAGGCTTTTTGAAGTGATGCGAAGACTCAAATTGAAACACAATTTGATAGAAGAGATGTTTGGATACTATGGAATGAAAAGTGGCTGATTACTATAAATGGTATAGAGAAGACAGGAGAGGAGGGTCAAAGCGAGACTTAAAGTCCTTCTTGTTTGGTATAAAAAGGCCAAAATCAAAAAACATGCGCGAGCCGTGGGTGTATCTCACTTTGGAAACATCGGAGGATGAATTATCAAGACTTTGGATTAATGACGAGTACGTGAGCCCGAGAGAGTTGATCGTCCGACGCGAATGCAAATCGGATAAAGAATATCTCGGCCGATATTTGAAAGGAAACAAGGGCAAATTTATAGTACAATATTTTAATATGTTTGGACCTGGATAATGGCTGACTATTACAAGTGGTATAGGCAGGATAGAAACAACTTTTACCTTCTGGCCATCAACGTGCCAGTACCGGGTAAAGGCGGCCACGGTTATACCATGGTCATAACACCAAAGATTGATGATGGACACATTAGTCCGCAATTTTTAGGACCTCAATATTGGTCCCTGGTTAAAGAGCCTTCTAAAAAAACACAAGACGAGCTTTTCAAAACGATGCGAAGACTTAAATTGAAACACAATTTAATAGACGATATATTTAAGTATCACACCGAGATACGAAATGGCTGAGTATTATAAATGGTATAAACGAGAGGAAGAAGTATTAAGTGGACACAAAAAGATTTTCATGTTCGCGATAAGAACGCCTAAACACGGCTACTCTGACGATACGTGGGCGTATATCACTTTGCAGACGAGTGATGATGATTTTGGAAGGATTTGGATTCATTCGCTGCTCTCGAAACCGGAAAAGTTGCCCTTCGCGCGCGCAACAAAAAAAGATGAAGAGCATATTTGGCGACATCTGAAAGGCAACAAAAGAAATATTGTATTAGCATATTTCAATAAGTTTGGAACTGAATAATGATTAAATACCACACGTGGTATCAAGAACATCGGTTATATAAAAACGAAAGAACTTTCTTATTTGCCATAAAAACACCCAAAAATTCGTTACTGATGCCGTGGGCGTATATCAATTTAGTAACAAGTGATGATAAATTAACAAAACTTTGGATTAATACCGGGCTTATAAAACCAGAAAATATGGTTGTCTGCGACGAGTCTTCGTCAGATAAAAAATACGTCGCGAGATATCTGAAGGGCAACAAAGGTAAAATTATAGAAAATTACTTTTGGCTGTTTGGACCGAGACAATGACGGAACTTGTAAAATGGTACGGTACGGCCAAAAGTCTACATTCGACAGATGAAAAAACACGCTGGTATCTGCTGCTTGGAATACATAAAAAAGGCGCAGGATACTTGGTTGCAGAAGTTGGCGAATCCGGTGATCTATATGTCACCGATAATACTTTGGATTTAAAATATTTTCTTTCGTTGTTCCTTGAAAAGTGGGGGTACAAAGAATTAAGCAAAGAAGAAGCCAATAAATTAGGTCTATATCGTAGATATATAAAAACTGGAATATTAGTAGGAGCCCTGGAGCTATAATGAAAGGACCTGGATAATGGCAGAGGTTGGAAAGTGGCATAACGCAAAAAGAGTAACACAAGATAGATCAGAAGTGTGTTACTACTTACCACTCGGCATACACATAAAGAAGTTTGGCCATATGATTGCCGAACTGAACGATTATGGCAAAATGAATGTAGGTGGTTATTCGTCCGATCCGAATGTCTGGGATGATTTAAAAACAGGTAAGAAACAAATAGAGGCAAAATCTTTGTATAGCAGAGATACAAAAACCGAAATAATAACACAAATGTTGGAGTTCGCATGAGAGGACCCGGATTCTATAGTGAAGCTTTTTTCAAAATAAAAGCAAACGAGGCACTCATAAAAGAATCTATTACGCGCATCCTTATGACTACGCCCGGCGAACGCGTAGGCAGGCCTCAGTTTGGAAGCAACTTGAGAAAATTATTATTTGAATCTCAAGCCGATATATATATCAATGACGTTAAAAGAATGATTGAAAACGCGCTTAACAGGTATGAACCGCGCGTTAATTTACAGGATATAATTATTACCGCAGAAGGCAATAATTTATTTATTAAATTACAATTCAATGAAGTTGGTAATCCGTTGAATGAAAACTTTTTAGAGTACGAATTCGAATTAGAAGGTTAATAATATGGCAACTGATGACCTTATTGCTCTACCCAGATTTTCTTATACGGCTCTGGACTTTGAAACAATAGTAACTGACATTAAACGTGTCGTTCGTGAAAATCCGGAATACAACGAAAACTGGGAAGACTTTTTAGAATCTAACGCAGGCAGAATGCTGATAGAGATATCCGCATACACTATGGATTTGCTGGCATTCCGAGTTGATTGGAAGGCTAACGAATCATACCTGGCAACCGCTACGCAAACGCAATCTGTTATTGAGCTATTGAAGCTTATTAATTACAGACTGACACTGCCAGGCGCGGCCTCTGTCATAACTGATGCTGTTCTATCAAACTGGGTGGAGCCGTTTGATTTACCGGTTCTCTTGGCGCTCACCGGTACAGACAGAAATGGAGATACTGCAAACTTCGAATTAATTCTAAAAGATTCCGATGGAGATTTTATATACTTCGGAGATGATGCTATTGTCACACTAAACACAGGCACCATTACCAGTCAGACTCTTAATTTCACAGGCGACGACGCTTTGACATTTTACGAGGGCAGTACTAAAACTCAAGAAGAAACTATGACTGGCACAGATAACGAGCTTTTGGTTTTAGCCGAATCTCCCGTAGCGGATGGCAGTATTCAAATTTGGACGCTTAACGCTACAGGTGAGGAAGTAGAAAAGCTCCCCGAGGTTAACAGCTTCGTATCTGAGGAAGCCCAACTGAAAGAAGATGGTTCTCCATTGTTGGTGCCTCCTTATGTGGTGGATGTCGACGCCAACAGTGCGACGACAATTAAATTCGCCAGCTCTGACATCGCCAATGTGTTTGCCGCAGGCGATACAATCAAAATATATTATAGAGTCGGCGGCGGAACATCTGGTAATGTAGTCACAGGAGCCATAAAAGAAACCAAGTCTTATGTTGTTGGCGGCAATCCGGTAATGATTACATTCACCAATAACGAAGCTGGCGCCAACGGCACAAATGCTGAAACAGTCGATGAAGCGAGACGAAGAGCTCCATTATATGTGACCACAGCGGACAAGACTGTTACTCCGTTGGATTATAAACGAATACTTATATCTCATTCAAATGTAATGTTGGCAGTTGTCTATGGTAAAGTGAACGAGCCTGCGGAAATAGCAGACGAATATGGATATACAATACCGACATTCGAGAGTTGGATCTATATTGTTCCTTCTTATGTTAATTGGTCGTCCTTGGATCCAAGAACTGAATACAATACTCAATTACAGATAACTAAACCTTATGAAGTGAAAAGTGATGTGTTTACTTTTCCAGCAATGAGCCTTTTAACCGGTACGATATCATTCGACCCGTCTGGAGTGGAACCAACTAAAGTAACAGGAGCCGGCACACTGTTTAGCTCTGAGCTATCTGTTGATGACGTTATCTCCATTCCAGGAACTGGCACAGGTTCTGAGATATATCTAGGGGTAGTAGCGTCAATCGAAACTGGTGTAGATGATGTGCTGTACTTGAAAGAAGCACCAAGCTTCGCGGCCGTAAATCAAAACTATGGCATAAGTTCATACACGCTACAGCTTCCTAGTGAGTACATTCCGGTATATCAAAGATACCCCGCTATTGATGTGGCGGTTGGCCTGTCTCCTTACCTGCAGAATGTCGATTACATATTCGACTACGCACGAGGTCTCTTGACCAGATATGAACAAATGGGTGGTTATGGTATCCCGGCCGGACAAGCCTTAACAATAACCTGGTGGTGGTGGGATCAAGTAACAGACGCCGCCTCCGATATTACTACATTTGAAAATTATTTGGCAAACAAGAAGATGCTATGTATAGATAATGTATACTTAGATACACTATATACCGCTTTCGACGTCAAAGGCACAGTATACGTAGAAAAGAACTACAACCAAGAACTGGTTAAGGAACAAGTAAACGCTTTGATGTTTCTTAACTATAGCCTATTAAATCGAGACTATGCTGAACCGATTGTGCTGCCAGAAATAATAGCGTTAGTTCAGTCAATCGCTGGTGTCAGATATTTACAGGTAGCTTACTTTGGAAAAGATTATGAAACCTATAAAGCGGATCCAGTCACTCCACCAGCGACAGCGAAGAATTATGGATTAGACAATATAGAAACCAAATATAACGAGATAATGGTTGTTTCGAATAACGAATTTGAAGGCGCATCTCTTCTGGTGGCATCTCAAATACATGGTGTAATGTTTGATTATGTGGAAGTAGGTGGTGAATAATGGCAGACAAAGCTCTGGCGTTGATAAATAGTGCAGCTATCCAATACCTGCTCGAGGACTTTACTAACATCACAGAACCCGATCTGCGAGCTGTCGCGTCGCTATTGGATACAGAAGATGCAGAGGGATATATTACCAACACAACTACTCAAAATCTGTATCTGGATGAAACATTGATGCAGCGCATGGCCGATAAAGCTAGCTATCCGCTATACAACCCAGATGGAACCGTGTATGTTTCAGGCGAGCGTGGTATTACAAGCCGATATTTATATACTTACATGTGTTATGTATATAAGTTCGGCGCCAACGATCCTTATTGGAACACCAACATATTCAATTTCTTGCCGAGATATGACAACGCCATTATAAGTGAAAAAGAGAAACTCAAACTTCTATTCGGCGCCGTCGGTATTGAATACGACAAAATCGAAGCGGTCATTACGGACATAGAAAAATTGGGCAACATAGACACGGTGCCTGATGAATATTTGGCATATCTCGCTCAACTAGTTGGATACGAAAAAGAGGACTTTCAGCTTGGCGATACATCATTCAGAGAGATTGTTAAAAACGCTCTGGAAATATATCACATAAAAGGAACTAATTATAGTTTCAAATTTTTCTTCAAGTTTTTGGGTTTTGACTACGAGGTCATCGAGAATTATTTCGATAGGGATGTGGATAATCCTGGCAAAGCCTCAACCAAGGCAGAGAACTACATAACAGAAACAGACCCAAGAGAAAGGTTCGAAACGGATCCAGCAACGGACGAGGTGATATCATCTCCTATACCAAATTCGTTGTTTACTGAAACAAAGAACCTTGAGATGTTTGATTTCTTGGCAGACCCGGCTGCAAGAGGAATAGATGTTGACGAGCTGCTTGGTGTAGTGCCTGGTTTCCCGGATCCTTATACATATTTTAAGACGAACTATATCCGTCACGAATTGACACAGTTCTATCAGGGCGACACAGATTTGATGCCGCAGGATCCTGACGTTGTTGATAAGATCATCAACAAATATATGGATTTTCTATCTCCTAGTTATATTCAATCTGCAATCAATATCAACCTGTCGCCTTATACAGATGGTCCTGTACCGATTTATGAAGATTTTACAATCGTATTGCTGAAGTTGATTTACGATATAGCAGGTATCAACTCCAGCGGAAGCGAATGGGAGCAGCTCAAGTCGGATTATGATACAAACGATACAGAATATGATACGCAGGTAATAAATATAACAGACGAGCAACTGTTGACGGATATTGTAGTTACAACCGAAGGATATCCATTAAGCGAAGACGAAGATGTAATAGGTGATTATATACGGCACAACGGAGTACACGCTAGAGGAGTTGATCATCCATCTCATATCGCAGGATTGCAACACACTCTGACATTTAAAACAGCTATTGACAGTTTGCAAACTTATGTCGATAACGCAGGTTGGTCTTTTACATTAACGGGTGCGGAATTCTTGACGTGGTTAGACTCTAATCCGTATCCAACGTGAGGTATGTAAGTGACACTTAGAGTGATAGAAATGAGTTTTGAAGGGGTAGCTGAAGTTGAAGAGTATACTCCCGAAGGTCCTGTGCTCATAGATCCAGAAACCGAAGCTGAATTTTATCCAGGCGAGTTGTTTACATATACAGAGTTTCTTGATGGCTTGGAAACCGGCTATCTTGAAGTTATTGAGGCCAACATAAAAGACAAGCAGCAAATTATAAACGGATTATTCAAGAATGAGTGATGAATATAAGAGATTAAAGATTGCTGATTTTGAGGCCTTCAAGTGGTATCGTACAAAATGGGGTGAGCCAGGAAGATATATCGCGACGGTAGGGTTCGAATGGAAATCTTACCCGATCCTGTTATCAGTGAATCAATATGTAGCTGAAACCACGGAAGGTAAATATAAAATGAAAGCCAGTCTATCACACAGCTTATCGACTTGGCTTGAAGTGAAGGATATGTTGCCAGGTGAAAAAAAAGATATCGAGAAGGCTCTGAAAAATTCCAAAAGAGAAGTCACAAGTGACATTTTACGTTATATATTTTTACAATAGGAGTAAATAATGGCACCTGATGATAGAGTTGAAATGCCGAAAGATGATCTTAAAATAATAGTCAAAAAACCTAAACAAAAGAAAGATAAAAATAAGAAAGAAAACGGAGAGAAGTAATGATAAATTTTAAAAACAAGTGCGATGAGCTTATTTATAAAAGGTTCGGATTCGATCCTGAAAAAATTACCACACCGCACGGCTACTTGGACATTTATGTCCGAGAAAAAGGCAATGTTATTTACGAGGACCATGGGCCTAATCAAATCATGACGTGGTTGAAAATGCCATTGGCTTATTTGTTGGCTGGTTATGTGTTTTCCAGCTTCGGCGAGCATACGGGCTATCTGGATGACGAGGGCCAGATGGCGGCTATTGCTCCATTTACTCAACTACAAGATTATTATGTGAACTCCACAACCGGTATTGACAACCCGGGAGCAGGCAGCACAACCCAAACATTTGGTTGTCCTTGGCGATACCGAAGCGGTTACATAGACGCCACAGCAGACGGTCAAGCTAAACCATATGGTGTATATGATCGATTATTGTACAATGATACCGACTCATGGACAGGCGGCGCGAACCCAGACCCAAGTCACACTATGACACCAGGCGATAATATTTATCCGCTCATGATTTCAAAATACCTGTTCGGCCAAGGCGGTATACCAGGTTCAACTATCGATGCCGATAGAACTGTGTTGGAGGATCCAACTGACACAAATGGTGATCCAGCTCCTTTTGTCATGATAGACAGAGAGCATGAGTATCATATCAGCGTCAGCGCGACTCAGGGTTCTGATGTCAATAACAGGGTAGTCTTTCAGGTAACGTTACCGGACTTGGCATATGGCGCTACGGGAACCGGCAGCGCTTATCCTTATGATGGTGTTACCATCAACGAAGTGGGACTATACTGCAGCGCTGGGTTGGTATTAGACCCGGACACTCCAGGCGAGAACGCAGATATGGAGACTGGCATACTTTGTACAAAAAGATACTTCAATGGTATCACAAAAGAAAACTCGGTGAGCTTCACATTTGTATGGAGCGTTTACTTCTAATGAGAATTGACGAGAAGCTTAAAGGTAGAGAATTCAAGTATTCGGGAAGTCGCGAAGACTATACAATTCATGATCCGATTCCCAATGTACTGGTGCTGGATCCAAATTACAAGGGAGATAGCGTGCTGGGTTACAATTTAAATTACTACAAAGGCAACAAAAATGAAATAAGAGCTCTCGTTAACAGTACGGTCAAAACAGAGGTAAAGTTCTATCACAAAAAGAAAAAGCTCAAAAGGTATAAAACAATAAAAGAGCAGTTTCCGTTTCTTTCTAACTATATTAGACGATATAAAAAGACAGCAATAACCAAGGCTGACTAATGAAAATATTTGGTAGAGATTTCCCATTTTGGGCAGTAGAAGTTAAGCACCCGACGTACAGTGGTCAAATCGAACGACGATTTTATAAAATCTCAGGAGTTCGGTCGCTACACACAAAAATGGGCATAAAACCATATTATGACACCGAGATTAATCTTAGATTATCTGGCTCGTGGGCTAACCTCACGGTCAAACGACACATCGGCATCAGTGGCAGAATAATAGGGAAATCTGCTTTATATAAAATGAGGGATCTCAACACAGAAGACAAGCGATTAATAATCAGAGGATCGTTTAACCTGATGGCAAACCGATGAAATATAATATGGAGTTATACAAATGGCTTTAATTAAAAAATGGTCACTGGGACCGCTGGGTGATGGTCCAATCACAATAAACGGGGTAACATATATTCAAGGCATAGATGATGATGGTAAACCCGGCGTGCAGGGCTACGTGCCTGCCGATTATGTAGAATGGCAAACCGACAACAGACCTCTCATAGACCTGACGGACAATGATGAAAAGTTAAACACCCACGTAGAACTAAACTCATTACAAATAGGTAATGGTGTCTTCGAGGAGCTTGGTGAAAAATTCCTTGTTAGCATTGTCGACAACGAAATGAGTCGAGACGACCTTTATAACCTGTTCCTCTTTACTGAGGATAGGTTCAAGGTCATCAATATGCAGCTGCCGAAAGGCTACCGATACTACTGGGCAAATATCGAAGACTACCTCACGGCGGACCTAGCTGTTGTCGTTGGAGATTATGACGAAACAGATACAGCCAAATGGTATTGGAAGGAGTGGGTAGATGGTACCATAATTGAGGACGAATTCACCGAAGTAGATAGTTCTTCCGTCATTACAAATTCAGGCGACCGAGCCCTTGTAAAAGAAGTATTACAGAACAGAGCCCGTCTTGCAGATATAACTCCACTTCATGCAGATACAGGTGTTGCATTTATAAATGGTAATTACTCCAGCGTTGAAACAGCCAAGGCTATTTATGATGAAAGCTCCTATAGTGTAATAAGCAGTAAGACTCATTATAATACAACCTCCGGCGCAGATACTCTACTAAAAGACATCGAAGATGAAATCAAAGAAGCGTATCCGGAGGATGGCACAGTAAAAGTAACCTTTGTTATAACCGAGTTTGATCCAACAGGCATAGATCCACATGATGAATATGATTTTTATGTAACAATAGCTTCAAGCACGACTATCTATCATGGTCAATATACTCCATTAATGCTGGCGGCCATAGCCTGGGCTAATAAACCAGAGCTCGACGCTCTATACGCTATGACATTTGACATAGGCGAGCTTCTCATTCCTCATCCTGCTCAAAAGTATGACGTTACACGAGAAAATCTGCCATTCAGAGAATACGATCCTCGTTATAAGACGGCTACTTCTGGCTACGCTTACCCACAATCGGCAGATCCTGATGTCATCATTAGGCAGGGAGGTAGGAACTTTGATTGTAACGATAGAGGCATTCTGCCTGTTAGTAACACCAGAATATTCAGAGAGTTTGAAGGCAAAGAGGCGGAGCTGGATGTAAGTGGCGCAATAGGCACCGTAGCTACTCCTGATATACCTATTAAAGATCAGTCGACTCAAGTTGAATTAAGTTACGAATTTACCCAACATATCATTCAGGGCGAAGGCCGTTGGGATGATTTATATAACACATGGATTTCTGGTTACGAACCTGATCCGTATGCCATCAAAGATGTTGCAGCAATAGCTGAGTTTGATAGTGCGATATATTTTGCATACCATCACAAGCTTTATCGTTTGGTTAAAAACGCTAGCGCATCAACCGGAGATTCTCTTGATACTATTTCGACTTCTATAGATGAAGGTGAAATGACGTTTGGCCACACAGCTGATGCGAACGCAAATAGAGTAGAAGGTAACGATGCCGACGATTTTGATGCAACAGAAACAATAACAGCTCTCGCGACTTACGACGGTTGGCTATATATAGGCACAAGTAATGGCTATCTTTATAGATTTCAGTCCGGCGGCACTGGCGCAACTAATACTATAGAGCAAGTGACAGCCGCTGGCATACCTGCCGCATTGCAAGCTGTTAACACTCTGTATGTATGGACTGTTCCCGATCAGCTAGCTGTTGGTACCGATCTGGGTTTTAGATTATTAGAACATGATGGGGCTGATGCTCCACAGAACGTTACAATTACCGATCTTGGAACAGAAAGTCCGACACTGGCGACTACAAGCGTGACGGCTTTCACAGAGACATCTAAATATGGCAGTGGCTATGTTCAAGTTCTCATTATAGGCACAGAGAACAATGGTATATATTATTATGGCGATCGCGATTTTAACTCAACGCGGCAGCTGCATCATGATGATAATTATACGAACTTCGTATTAAATGGTCTTGGTGCCATACAGTATGCATCCGATTTTTCAAGCAACTACTGCACAATCAAGGCGTTTGTGAAGCACAAGACCCAACAAGATGCCACTATTTATATGCTAGTTGGCATAGGAGACAGCTCTGTAGAATGGGATGATGATTTTGGCAATCATAAGCCTGGCGACGATGAGCTTTGGAGATTGGTTGATGCCAACAACGAAGGGGACCATGAGCATTTTGCCTATCAAAGATTGAACCTTTACGAAAGCGAAACGTGGAGAATAGATAACTTTCTCGAGAATGCTGACTTTGAGAACGGCAATCCTCCAGACGATTGGACATTCACTGGTGGAATCCCAGGCTCAGTTATTCTCGATAGAAGATATGGAGGCAACTTTAATGTTTACCAGGCTGGTTTAGTCAATATAGATGCCAACACGGCTAGAGTGTCACAAACGTATTCGCCGTCTGGCGGACTTGGCGTCACGCCTGGCACACCCAAAACATTTACATTCTCAATATATATGCAGAATTTGACCGATTTGGCCGCTAGCCTTGAAATAGGAATAGAGGGGTTAGACAACACAGGCTTGGTTATTTTAGAAAGTAACAGCACCGCGGTTAATATTACGACCAAAGATGTTTGGACACGATATACAGTAACGGATACTTTTAGCAATGTGGCAACAGTAAAGGCCAGAGTTTACATAAAATCCACGGCCGCTGTTCAAATCGGCATCGACGCAGCAAAATTAGAAGAAAGCGCCACGGCTACAGCATTTAATTCTGGTGGCGTAAACACCTCTTCATTTACATCCGATAACCACGCGTGTTTCATCAACGATATCGTCTCTTATAGCGATCACATCCTCATGGGTGGACTTAGAGACACCAGAGGCGAATGGGGTGGACATAAAGATGAGGTGGGCTATAGTTATCCTACGGGCGCACCGGCAGATGAAGAATATCCAAACAGACCTGATGGTGGTATTAATTCGGCAATCGATACTGTTGATGGAAGCACAACCGATACTCTCGGGTCTGCAGTAGTAGAGTACTTGAGCAGCAACGGTGGTCTTTATTATGTAGATCAATTGATGCTCTACAACACATCATACGGCCTTGACTTTTTTACATTCTTCAAAGACGCTAATGGGGCAATATGGGGCGGTTCCAAGGGTAGATTGTTCAAGGTGCACGACGAAAAAGAAGCAAGCGCCAGCAGCTATGTGGAGCTGTTTAATGATACAAACAATCCAACTGAATTTAGAACAATCATCCGCATCCCTGCATCTGATAATGACGTAGACCTTATTGATCCAACAAGTCCTTTGTGGCACACTTTTGTGATTAGCACCCTGCTTCAAGAGGGAAACAAAGACAGAATGCGTCTCATCAAGGGCTCCGTCATAGTGAGAAACTCTCCATCAAGCAGAGTCTCTTATGTTGAAGGTCGCGACTATGAAGTCGAATATGATCCAACTAATAGCAATTATGGCAAAATTCGAAGGAAGCCGAACCCTCTGTTCGAAATGACCGGCTATGGCCGTATCGATCCAGATCAGAAGGTCTACATAGAATACAAATATTTTAATATACTAGAAGAGGTAGTTGGAAGTACCGAAGGCTACAAAAACCTAGATCTGACAGCTAGAACGGTAACAATCAATCTTCCTTCTGGAGTTCTGGCTGAAAACTATGAATTGTTCTGCGATATGGTTTATACTAAAGAATTCAAGGGTATTGATGAGGCCCACCCGGATTTTAGTACTCCTGTTACAGGAATAAAAGAAAATCTCAAGCCATATGATTATGTTACAACCTTTACTTCCGCGCATGTGTGGTCCGAGAAACTACATCTGTTGGTTTACAGCAGAGATCAATTCAAACACCAGATATACGCAAGCTATGACTTCAGCATACCGCGCGTTGATATAATACAACTAAACGAAGAGTGGGACGAAGAAGGATTTGTAACAGCCATTACCCCTGGCATACCACACGACAACTCACCACAAGAACCAAATACATCGACGTTTGATGAGCAAACGATGCAGGATGCAATTGCGGGTGGTGGAGGTTCCATAACAAGACAGCACGTTTGGTATGGCTTTGTGTCAACAGACGAGGCAATTAAACTTTATACCATGAATGTTAGTCAGCAGGATTACTTCCTGAACGACATTTATGATAGAAGATATTACATTACAAAACTACAACTATGGGATTACTATATCGGCATCAAATCCGATACAGTAGCTTACTTCCCGTTCTCAAGAAGCTTTGTATCATCGAATGGACGATATATTCCAGCTACAACTGTATCGAGTTCGACCATCGAGGAAATCGACGACGATAATGTGTGTCAGTTTAATAATTTCCCAGGCGAATTTGATGAACAGGGGCTCTATGATAGCGAAGCTGAATTTCAGGCAGATTGGGATTATACACCTGACTATTTTGGTTTATCTATCGTAGATGAATATGGTGTCCGTCGCTGGAGAGCTGACGGCCTACCTGACAATCCAGGTATCCCAAGAGGTTTATACATCACAGATCCAAGAAGCACAGGTATTGCGTTTGATAACACAAACGCCATGCAGCTTAATAGGAATATGACCATATCTCAAAGCTTCTTAGATGGCTCCGGCGAACCATTATACCCAAAGGATATCTACCAATTTGATTTGTCATACTATCTCGAGAACGCTTACGGCGCGGGTGCATCAAGTAAGCTGGAAGTTAGAATATATTACAGCGACGAGGGAGCAACAGGAGACTTATACTACAGCACAATAAGAGCTTTCTCTGGCGGCGCAGACGATTTAATTGAAGACAAGCTTGACACCATCAGCGTCAGAACCGCGGCGGCCGTCATACCAAAGAGAATAGAAATAATTACCTCTGGTTGGGATGAGTCAGATGAGTTTGGCGGAGGCGATCCACGATATGTAGGAGCCACACATTTTGACGCTGGCGATTATAGGGCAAAACTGAATCTGTATCTATCTAACCCAAGAGTTTACAGAGCTGGTGTGGATTATACCAAGTTCTATCAAAGCTCTGCCAGGTTCGATGAGAGAATACAATACAACGTTCCTCTCAGTGGTCTCGCAGGTTCGGTATATCTAAAATATAAGCCTACTTTCAAATATAACTTCAACCTCGCCGGAAGTTATCAAGACAGTGTAGTTTTGTTTGATAGTAGAAAAACCGCAAATCAAGAAAATTACTTTCAAATCATATACGACGCCAAAGACTACAACACTTCCGAATCACTGAGCAAAGCTACGTTCGACAATCTGGGAACTGTAGCTAATCCGTATTCGAGATGGCCTCTAGATGGTGGCAGTTACTGGAACTCGTTCAAGATAGTATTCTATACTAAACAAATGAACATAGATCAGAGCGATATAGAATATGAATACAGAAGCTATGCTCTTGATACGTGGGATACCGAAAACCAAAGTAGATACAAGTTCGAAAGCAACGAAGCTTTTCAGGTATTCCATACACTCTTGGTTACATGGCAAAGGCTGGATGAAATATATCCAGACATAACAAGATTCTCAGACGGTTACAACGATTGGCAGTTTTTGATGACATTCTATTTTGATAATTTGACTCCTATAAGTAAGTTGATTATCATTGATCCGAACGTCCTTGAAAATCTAACCGAAAGCATTCAGATTGGTGGTGGTTGGCTCAAGCAATCTTATAACCCAAGCACGGAGACGATTACATGGTCTGAGAGTCTCGCAGAAGGCTTTATAAATGAGCTTAGGGTAGAAAGAAGCGCCATCGATCATGACAAAGCTCAACTTTGGATAAACAAAAAGCTTCCATTCTTGGATGCTAATAATATACCTGTACTCCAGGACATTATTACATTAACGGATGAAGTCAAAATTATAAATGGTACAACTGGAGAATACGCTAACCTTAGACTCAACGACATGTTCATCGAAGGCGACCTGTACGTCATGGGTAACGAAGTTATTGCTAACGTTACCACCGCCATCGTCGAAGACAATATGATCGAAGTCAACAGAATACAAGAGTTCGATGATGATGGCAATTGGGTCGGCATACCTGAATTAGCAAGCCCCGTTCGTTCTGGTATAAAATCATTTAGACATCCAGACGACGAAGACTACGATTCGGCCCTAATATGGGAAGAAACCGCAGACGAGTGGCAACTAATAGAGCTTGACAAATTCGATATAACGTATGACGATAACGTATTGCTAGGGGCATCGTGGAGTACCCTATCCGGAACAGGAACTGGTGAGGACAATTCAATCTATACTATAGTTACCACTTCGGATAACACACCGACACCGATGTTTGGTAACTCGGCCGGTACTTGGACATTCAGCACTCAAATCAAAACCACCGACAGCGGTTCGTGGTATGTAAAAATTCATACGGTTGCTCAATTGCAAGATTTGAGCGAAATAGAACACATAAGCGATCCGTTCTTAGTTACTCCAATATATTCCGAACAAATGTATCGAGTCGTATATGAAACGGACAACATAAAACAAGTTACAATATACCTTGAAGTATCAACAGCAGGTCGTTTATCTAGCAGTCTGTCACATCAAAATGATGTGTTCGCAAAGACCACAACCGACTCGACGAATTATGAAATGCCTAATGAAACACAGGACCTTAGGTTAAGGAAGTTGATTGTAGCTGCTCCTATAGACAACGCAGGCAAAGAAGCTTTTATTACATACCAAGGAGCAAAGAGCGCAATCAAAATAATGGCTGTCGATGGTCTTTGGATAAACAACAACGTGATGACCGACAGTATGACACTTAAGTCTGAAGAAGATGAAAACCTGAACGTAGAGCTTCATATTTACAATAACGCTGGAGCCGACGGTAATCTGAGTCTCAACGCTATTAGACCCGCTTATATTGAAAACATCGTCAACAACAGTGAGATTACAACCTTCAGTGGCAAGGTAGACAACATACAAAAATACAATCTCCAGATTAGCAAGAGTGGCCATATTGAGCCAGGTGCTGATGCCGACGAAGTAATCTTTTCAACTGATAATGACATATACCAAATAATGAAGATTGACTCTGATGCGAACGTATACTTCAGACAAGCACAGCTCACCAACAGAGATGAACCTAGTGCGGCTAACCCGTTGATTTATAATGTTATTGAATCGGTAAAGTTGGATCTTAACGATACGTTAGGCACTCAAGATTGTGTGAGAGTCACCTTAGATCAATCTGGAACCGGCGCAGTCGAGGCAGCACCGCTAGTATCTTCAGAAATCGCACTAAGCAATAGCAACGAAAGCAACGGCGTACGATATCTACAGGCATACAAAATAACATTCAGCGGTCGTGTCTCTGGCGCACCAGGCGATACGCAAGCGAACATTCAACATAACTTGAATATATCTCTGGACAAGACAGTCGTGATGTTTGGAGTCTCCAGTCCGTTGAGACACGTTTACTGGGATCCAACACTCAGCAACGCTAACAATTTGGTAGTCAAGCTTGATGATGAAAACACAATGACAACAACCGAAAGTTCAAATCCAAACGATTGGGTCGATCCTGATGACGGATATATCAAAGTATTTGTGACAATCATGGGGCAGGTGCCTGTTACTTCCGGAATCACGATGAGCTAAACTATGATAGAAAAATACAGAGTAACTCGCGCGCATAAAGACACCTTGAATATTCTCAAAGGTTATCCAAACGCTGTTACAGAACAAGAACTTTTGTTCAGCTGTGATAGCAGTACGCTCGGCATCGATGGTAACGGACACAAATTATATCCTAACGATGCCATTATAACTCGCACGTTCGGTCAAGGCCCTTTTGAGCAAGGAGTAATGACCGTAGAAAGAAGCACAGCAAACGAAGTAGAAGATGGAGGTCTTCAAGACGAAGATCAATTTTCTATTAATTGGGCCACGTCACCAGTTGGAGGATATATTGCCGGTGGCGATGGTAATAAACCGGTAGATTTCGCGGGCAGTTCGGAGAACTCTCTATATAATGATGATTTTGCCGTTACAACAGCCATAACATATGCTCAAGGTGTTATCTTCAGTGTTAACGCCGGCCAAGAGGTTATTCAACAGTGTTGGGTTAAAACCGACGCGACAGCCGTAAGGTTCTCTGTATACTCTTCGGTCACGGGACATCATTATGATGAGTATATCACAGTAACCCCCGACAGGTGGCAGTATGTTGACTCTAATCCGTATACGGTCCAAGCAGGTGACATTGTAGGAACTGGTGATGAAATAAGACAATTTCACCTGGAATCATCGAACAACGCTACCTATATGAATATCTTTCATCCGCAAACAGAAGTATATAATTTTGCTACTTCTTGGATAGCAAACACGCGTGCCGATGGAGTGCTGGCATACAGCAATTCGTATTTCAATCCGGGAGCGTTCAGCATAGGCGGATGGTTTAATGTTAAAAACTTCGATGGCACTCGGAATGCGCTTTTCAGTATATGCAGCAGTCACGGAGATTATAACAGATTGGTGGCCTTCACTGACAACACGTATGGTAACAAAGTGGTTATTCAAGGAGCAGACGCTAGTAATCAATTGTTCGATATAGATACGAACCACGATGCATCAGAAGACGAATGGATACATTTGATCATAACTTATGACAGTATAAAATATAGAGCGTATATTAACGGAGCCTTGGACACAGAAGTCACCGATGGTCGTAATTTGGCGTTCGAACAAAATGCTTTACTATATCTAGGAACTTGGTATGATCAAGATTTCCTCAATGGACACGCTAGTGATTTTGTAATAAGTTCTCGAGTATTTACAGATCACTTAATAGAACATTCATATACGAACGCTATGCCATGGTACAATCCATATTACTACGTAGGTCAGGTATAATGCCAGTAAGAGATATAACAGCCCACAGAGACAGCTATATGAACCTGAGCACAGAAGTGCTTTCGGTTTATCCTACTACCATATTCTATCCATGGCATGATTTTGTTTCATCGGACGGCAAATATCCCGTAATAGACTCTACCTGTAATCTTGTTTCTCTTGAGACAAGAACAGGAGGCTATGTTTTGGCAGCAGAAGAGGGCTCAACAAATATTTTAGAATATCTAAATGTAGACACCGGTTTTGCCACCACTACAGGTTGGAATGTAACGGTAAAAGACACCGCAGGAGTCAACACTGATTTTATCACCATAATGGATACCGATAGTCCGACATATTTGGCGTTTAATTTCTTGAGGGTGAACAGTGGATCTAACACTTCAGAAGAAGTGATTTTATATACCGACACTCAAGCCTACGCGGCGCCAAATCAAACATATACTCTTTCGTTTTATTACAGAACTGACACAGGCAACACAAGCGGCAAGGTTAGGATAGAGCTAGAAAATATCCCAACCGCAGAGGAGTTACTGGCAATAGATTTGGATTTGTCTTTTGAATGGACGCGCGCGAAAATCACATTCCTTAATCCGCAATCTCAATTTAATGGAACCCCTAGCCAACAACTAAGAATAATTATTGACTTCGATGGTCATTTAGATATAAGCGCAGTGCAACTTGAGCAATTGGGTTTTGCTTCTGCATGGATTAACTCTGGAGTAGCACAAACAGATGGTTATGTTAAACTGGCCGATGATACTACTTATCCAGCTTTCTTTCCTGATGATCGGGTGGTTTTGTCTACGTGGGTTAAAATACTAAAATACAAGGAAGACGTAAGTCAAACTATATTAGGTTGCGCCACCTCTGGCTATAAGCTATGGAAAAATCCTGCTGGCACAATAGAGTTCGCAGTACAGCTATTTGGTGGAACATTCGCGAAAGCGTCTTTTGACCAAGAGTTGCTACCGCAAGGGGAATGGCATATGGTAAGCGGTATATTTTCCGATTATAGAGTGTCTATATACTTGGACGCTATTCTTAAAGATAGCGAAACTGCCAGTTCGAATTTGATATACTATGAAGATGATACTGTAAACGATATAAAGTCGAAGGCATTGTATGTGGCAATTGATCCGAATCTCATACCCGGCACGCAGTTAGCCCGGGTGTTTATGTTCAATCCAAGAGACATAGGAGATCGCGTTAAAGTTGTCGCTTTTAATCCAGGGTCTGGGTTATTTTATGATAATCCTTCGAGCGAAATGCAGGACTTCAATTTCCAGGTTTCTGCTCCAACAACCGTATTCTCTGTTCCTAGAGGAGAGCCGACAAATACAACAGATCAAATTTGGGTATTCTCCGGAGGAGTGCTTCAAAAAGAAGGAGTTACCGATGACTATACCATATTCAACATAACAGGGCCTCCTACTCCTTTTGATGTAGTATTCAATACCGCAAGAACAGCAGGAGACGCTGTACAAGTTAACGTTATAGAAGATGCAACCGGGGCTGATGTAACCAGATATGACTGGACAGCAACCGCCGCACAGACGGTGTTTACATTACCGGCCGGAATATACACAACAGACGGCAATCATTTGTTATTGTTCTGCAATGGTTTATGTATGACGCTCGGCGCAGCCGACGACTATACTGAAACTGGCAATACAACATTTACATTTAACTCGGGCCGCGAGCTTAACGATGCAATAAGCGCGTTTGTTTTTAGAAGCAGTGATTATTTTAATATTCAGAATTTTGAAGCAACTCAGGGCCAGGCAGATTTCAGACTGGACCCAGCTTATTTACAAACAGATTCTGTTCTTGTGTTTTCAAATGGAATATTAGATACAGAAACATATGATTATACAACTAGCACTCAGGATGTATTGAATGGGTATCTCAAGAATACAAGAATAGAACCTGGCCCCATAAATATGTATCAAACCTTTGTGAGATTCATTGACTCGCGCTTGACCGGCGATATTGTAGATGTCATATATCTTAACCCAGGCGACAATGTGCCTGGCGCATTTGAAACTATATTCAATGTCTCCGAAGCGGGCACAGATTTCATGGTTTCAATTGAAGCACCAGAAAGCACAGAAGATCACCTATTAGTGTTCTGCAATGGTTTATTACAAAAAGAGACGGACGATTATACCGTTAGTTCCGCAGAAGGCGAAACCACGATAAAGTTCAATGACAATAGGGTTGCTGGAGATATAATAAAAGTAACGATAGTCAACGAAGAGACAACGACATTTGCCAGAAGTGACACCACAGTCGCTGGGGTTCAAAGCGATTTTGTCATAGGCGCATATACCAATGACAGCGAGCACTTGTTGGTATTTACCAATGGCGTAATGCAAATGGAAGGCGATAGATTCTCCGGAGATCCATCGAGAGATTATTATGAACCGAATGGAACAACAATAAGCTTTCACGCAGCAAGACAGAACGAGGATGTTGTTACGATATTTAAAATAGCCGCTCCATCTAGCGTTGAGCATGAATATTTCAGCATATCGTCAACAACTTCTCAATTGGATTTCAGCAGCCCATACGCATATTATGTATATCATTTTATTAATAGTAACGGCGTATTGCAGGCAATAGACATAGACTATTCAATGATCGACATCGGTGAAATAAAAGGCATAAACGTCAATTCTCAAGTAATACAGCAGTGGTATGAAACAGATCTGACGTATGACTGGCGCTACAGAAAGGTGATTGTGTAATGATGGACTGGAAAAACATTCGAAAGGGAATGGGGTTTGAGAATAATAGACCGTCACTTAACCTCGTGGGTTATGTGTTTGTTTTATACAAAGGCAAAAAAGAGTTAGATGCAATACAAGTAACACTACACAATAGCGGCCACTGCCGTATTCAAAGCCAGGCTGTAGCTAAAGAAGATTGGTCATCGAGATACAAAATTTACCGCAAGATGCCTTTGATATGCGAATATGGCATAGAGAGGCTCAAGAAAAGACTCACAAAGAAAGTATTTGAGGGCGAATATAAAAATAAATGAGACTCAAAGACTTAGTAAAATATTTATAATGGACTTGGTAAAACTATGAGTAGAGACATAAGTATTGCTCACTCAAAATCGATTTTAGACAGACAACGACACGTAATGTCAATAGGTCTGGAAAACCAGGCCCTGTTACATTATGATATCAATGTCTCTGACTCTCTTAATAGATATGAGAACTTGAAATATCAGTTCGATCCTGACAAGTGGGAATTCTTGGACGGTTCTGCGAGCAATATGGAAATCAAAAACGATGGTACAGCGGTTATAACAGGAGTTACGGGCACCATTACGCTCGTCAGTAAAGACTACGTAGAAATAGATACAAGCCAAAATTACTATATGCTTATTTCATTAATGAATGTTAGCGATTCTGGAGATGCAAACAAGGTCAACGCTGGCACCGTTAATTACACAGACTTAAGCACGAAAGTAACAGCAGGTCGTCCTTCTGGGGTCGACTATGATAAATGGGGCATTAATGACGTCACAGTCTCTTTTGATTCGTCCGACACCCTGGTGTGGAAAACTTCGGCGATCCATCGGAATTAGAAAAATGGCCGATTGGTACTACTTACGCGCGCCTTTTCGTACAGATTAAGAATTTAACTTCTGGTATGATATTTCACATGCGCGACCTGTATTTATCATTCAAAGATGCTAATGATGTAGATTACGATCAAACGCCTACAACCTACTTGCTAGATAAAAACGCAGGCAGATTTGGTGGAGCTGTCGAATTGGCAGGACAAACAACCAATATGGTTTGGAACGGCAACCTGCTCTTTGGCACTTCTGCTTGGTCTGCGGGCAGTATAGGAAGTGGCAGTGTAACATCAAGCATAGATGATGACGGTTCGTTTAAAGTATATTTCGAGGACATACAAAACATAAGGAATGTAGTGCAAATAGATATGCCGAACGAAATCGTGGCAGCTACAGACTACACTCTATCTTTCTACGCCAGAGCAACAGTCCCAATGGGATTCAGGCGTATCGAAATTATCAACAAACTAACAAATCTCGCAGGCTGGGAATCCGAAGAAATAGTATATGTTGATAACATATGGCAGAAAATAGTTACCACGGCAACATCTAAAAACGTAGTGTCTTCTGATATAAACAGGATTGTCATAACAGAGCCCGACATGTTAGAGCCAGAGGCGCTATTTGTGTATTACAATGGAGTATTACTACAAAGAGGAATAGATTATACAGAATTCGATAACAGCCGATTGGAATTCGATTTTCAAACAAGCTCTTCCGATATAATTAATATATGCAGCCAGATGCCATCAGATCAAGGAGAGACGGCATTCAAGGCTGAATTTCATGATTATATCAGTTCGGGAAACAAAATCCAAATAAGGCACTTTGAGGACACAGGTAACCCGGGCGATGCTGTGGCACTGGAAGAAACATATGAGATAGTGACACCAACTACTCAAGTGTTGACAAATAATTATATAGCAGATTCCGTTAATGATCTTCACGTATATCAAAATGGTCAATTGCTTGAAGAAGGTGTGGACTACACCCTGACATTGGTTATAGACAAGTGGAGAATAGATTTTGCATACACTCTTTCAGCAAACAATATAATAAAGGTCATATTCTGGGACAATATATCGATCACCAGGTACGAATACACTTCAATAGCAAGTCAAACAGATTTCGACTTGCCAACGGGTGTAACCTATGTCCCCGATGGTAAACAGCTATTAGTATATATAAATGGTATATGTCAAACCGTGTTGGATGATTATGCCGAAATAGACAACAACACGATCAGTTTTGGAACACCATTGACGGTGGGCCAGAACGTCACTATTTGTGTAATTGATTCTCCGTATGAATATGAAACAGATCAATGGGACTTGCTTATATCTCAAAAGCAATTCATGTTTGATACTCCTGAGCCATCAACCATATTCAGAATGGTATTTAGAAATGGTCAAGCGATGTCAGAAGATCAGGACCCCGAATTATTCGATTATGACACAGTAACTTATACCGTAACAGGAGATTCATTCTATTATGAGAGATATGATCTAACCCCTGCTTCAGCAGGACAAACCGTATTTATCGTTCCAGGCGGTTGGAATGTTGGTGATGATTTATATGTATTTCGAAATGGCATTATGCAGACAGAGCCCGATGATTATACTTCCGATCAAGGTTCTGGAAGTGTAACCTTTGTATTACAAGCTTACGCGGGTGAGTTGGTAACATTTTGTAGATACATAACAACAGAATCGACAGGTCCAGATTCTAAGAGATATGTTAGAGAAGATTATGTGCTCGATGAAAACATTACTGAATACAAGACGTCTCAAACATACGGTTTCGGTGATGATTCGTTGAGGTTATACATCAATGGCGTCGTACAAAGAGAAGGAACGGATTACAGCGAAGATGCAGATGGGCACACGATAACTATCCTGAGTGATATAAGCACAGGAAGCACAGCTGCCGTTATAATTGCACTCGCTCTTGACGCAGAGACTCCTAGTTTGTATTTCAGAGAAACACACTATGG